GGGTGAGGTGTACCAGCGGGGGGTCCAAATGGGCTCACGACGATTCGCGGACGACATCGTCCGGTTGGTGGAGGCCTGTGTTGGGCCGTGCGCGACAGATGACGAGGTCGAGCTTGGGCTCGTGATCGTGCGCTCGGCTGGGTCGGAGAAGGCAGCGCGAGCACGCGCTGACCAGGTAGCGGTACGCCGCGTAACCATCAGGGGTAATGGGGCGGGTTTCCTCGGGTTAGGTTCCTCGGGTTAGCGACCCGTGACGTCGCTCGTGCGCTCCTACGAAGAAGTGGAGAAGCCTTCAATCGATGAAGGTTCTAGCGATAGGCTTGCGATGCACGAACTCGTGCCCAGCGCCGCTAGAACAACTTCGAGCGAAGTGAAAGAAAGAGGGTGGGTTCGCCCCTCTTTTCTTAGCACCAACTCTACGTGGGAATGAAGGCTGAACCAGCTGTCATAGCCATGTTCGCCTTGTTCCCCGTCCTGGCCATGTTCTGGAAGTGCCCCAGGGCCCCCTTGGCCACCAGGCTGATGGGCCCTTCCTGATGCAGGCTGCTACCCCCCATCCCTGCCAGGGCATGCGAAGCGATCGAGTTGGCGTGGTAGTTCAAGCTTCGCGCTGCAGGGGCCACTTTCGCCCCGACGGTCTTCATGGTGTCCATGAAGCCCGCATCTTTCTCTTGGGCGGCGATCTTCTCGAGCTCGTCGCTGAAAGCGGCGTACATGGCGGGGGACATGGTCATGGTGAGCTCAAGATACATCTTCCACCCCTAAACAGGCAAAAACAGGGCCTTTTAGGGCATAAGAACAATGGAAGGAAACTCAACTCCTACATTGTGTAGGCGGTTGGCGAGGTACTTCCCCACGGGTCACCATGGATTACCGCGAAGTCGCGGTTCGGGTTCTGTTTGCGGTCGTGCGCGTGGCCACGTGGATCAACACGCGTCTGGTCAACGTGTACGGGATGTTCGGGTACTTCCACCTGGCCGTCAAGCTTGCCGGGAAGATGGAGCAGCTGAAGGAGAGGATCTCGGCGAGGCTGACGCCCGCCTTCCACGCGGCGTGCCAGAGAGAGATGGTGCGGGGGGTGGACATCGACTGGGAGAACTAGAAGAAGGGGGACTAGTCTCCCTCCTTTTTCTTAGCTCTAGAACAGCAAAGAGATGGCGCTTCAAGGTATAAGAGTAGTGAAGGGAACTCTAGAAGTGTCTTTAGAAGTGTCTTTAGTTGTGTCGGAGCGTGCTGTGTGTCGTTTTGCCTGATAGATCGAAGTAGGTTGCCACTACTTAGATTGGCGGATGCAGAGCAGGAGTAAAGCCTACTCCTGGGTAGGAGATGTTTGGGTATCCACGTCCCTGCATTGCCGTGGAAAAGGGTCCTGAGAGCTACCTCAGGGAATGACGGGCAGAGGGAATCCTCGCTCCCCTTTTTCTTAGCTCCCGAATACATCTTCCACCTCAAAGAGTGGGGTAAAGGGGGGATAAGAGTAGTGAAGGGAAACTCAACTTCTGCAATCTCGCAGATGGTGAGGAGGTACCTTTCACGGTGATTACCATTGAAGACGCTCCAGGAACGCCTGGTTGCGATTCGTACGGCGTCCTCGATGGAGGAGCTCGCCGGCATCTGGGCCTACCTCAAGGCCATGCCGTCGAGCCGTGCGCACGGGTTTACGCCGGAGGGGCAAGCGATGCTTGAGCATATTGAGTGCCCTCCCGAGGCGCTCCTTGTGCTCACGCGCGCTGCTCCTCAGTGGGTGGCTCTCCACCCGCGATGGGAGCTGTACTGCTTCACGATGCCTGAGCTTGTAGAGGCTTGGGACTTCGCGACAGGGTGGCCCATCAAAGACCATCTCGTTCGGCTGCAAGCCGATCGAAAAGTGGCGTATCGCTGCAAGGCGAAGATCCTAGAGGCTGCTGCCCGATACGTCGGGAAGAGGTGCCCAGATCTGACCCCGGAGCTGACATGGAGGTTCACGCAGAACCTCAACAGCTTTCGCGCCCATCTCGACGAGTTCGAGAAGGCGGCCCAGGCGGGGCAGCGACACAAGTTCTGGGAGCACCTCTACAAGGTGTACGCCCAGTACAAGGACATCCCCTGCACCTCCAGCAAGGAGGTGTGGGAGAGAGTCACTTACGACGACGGCATCGACCTGGGTGACGACCCGGATGATGACGACTAGCGGATCGAGGCCCCTCGGGAGGGGGCCTCTCCTCTTTTTAGCTCCTGGTTAGATGACCAAGGATTGCGACTTGATCAAAAAGTCCTTTACGTCCCTGGGCACCTGCCTGCCCATGTAGGGCTCGCCCTGCTGGATGGCGAAGGCCGCTGCCTTGACCTGCACCAGGTAGGGGTCTTCGACCACGATCTTGTCTCGCATCGTGAGCGTGTAAAGCCGCCCGTCCTTAGCGAAGGTGACCTTCGTCTCCGTCCTGCACGGACCACAAGAGGGGGGCTCTGCGAGGATCTGACCTGGTTGAAACAAGAGTGACTTCATTACTTCTTTCCTCCAGCCGCGTCTGGCTAATACTACGGGGTAGTCACCTTTTTCTTGGCCTCACCCTTGGTACCCGCCACAGCATCACCGATCTCCGCAGCAGAGGCCGTTTTTCCTGCGATTAGAGCCAAAAGCTTCATAGAACCTTCCGCTGCCTTGGCCGTAGCAGCTGTGTTCTGTTTGATGGCGGCCGACTGGGGATCGTCCTTCTCCTGCTTCTTGAGCTTGGCTTCCTTGAGTGCATCGGAACCGCCGAGGTTTGCAGCAAGACGAGCAGCTCCTGCCTTATCACCACCCTTGAACTTCTCGGTGATGTTCTGCAAGTCTTCCATGTACGCCTGACCAGACTTGCTCTTGGTGTCGATACCCTGAGCCTGGGCAAGCTGTTTGGCAGCATCACCAGAGCCACCAGCGAACAGCTTGTTAGCGCTCTGCTGGTCCATGCTGATACCGAGGGCATCTGCCAGGCCCTTGTTGCCTCCGGAGCTCATCTTCTTCTGAAGACCAGCCACGTAGTTGAGCTCGTCAGCCTGGTCTCCCAGGCCTTTCTTACGCATGATGGTAGCCGTAGCGAGCTTCTGCTGGACGGTCATGTTGTCCCCCTGCTCACCGGCCATCTTGCGAGAGGCACGGCCCTTGTCGCTGTACTCCTCATCGCCGGCGCCGCCGTGCATCTTGCTCTCAGCCTGGGTGGCCTCGAGGATAGATGCGACGTAGCCCTGACCAGCCGCACCACCCTTGGCAGTCAGCTCATCGGCCGTCTTGGAGTCGAGCTCCATCTCCCCTTGATCGTTCCAGGTAGCCAGGCCCGAAGTCCTGACGTTATCCATCGTGTCAGCAGCGATCTTCCCGTACTTCTTGGTAGCGCCGTAGAACTCTTCCTTGTTCTTGCTATCGACGAGGCCAAACACGCCCTTGGCCCGCTGCTCGAAGGCTTCAGGGGACAAGCCGTGCTTCTTTGCCAGTCCAGCAATCTTGTCCGGGTCCTTGGCAGCGTCGCCGTACTCCTGGGCCATGGTGGTCATTTCAAGGAAGTCTCGCTCACCCTTTTCATCGTCGGTGAGAGAGTCCTTGCGGTTGAGGTCCGCCATCCTCTTGGAGGTCTTCTTCAGGGCATCTTCGCGGCTCTCGGCGTTGCGGCCGATCATGTCTCGAGCGGCGTTGATGCCCTCGTCACTGTCCGCGAACTTACCCAGGCCCCTACGAGCTCCAGTACCAGATCCACCCTCCTTGCTGGTGAAGTAGTCATCCATGGAGCCCCTCAGAGAGTCCTGCTGGGCACCAAAACCAAACAGGTCGTCGCTAAGGCCAAGGGCTTTGGCTCCTGCACCGATGCCTTCAAGAGGAGCCGTACCGGCCAGGACCAAAGCTCGAGCCCCACCGCTAATCATGCGACCCTTACTGGCCTTGCCCGTGGCGTAGTCGGTAATAGACTCACCATCCCTCTTCTTCTGTAGATCCTGGGCCTCATTGGACCCATAGAGGTAGTCGCTGATCTTGTCTGCGCGATCACCTTCACTGGCCCCCATAGAGGCGCTGAAGAGGTTGGTGACATCAGGTGCAAGGTACTTCTGTCTCTCTTCCTTGCCCTGTCCAATGACGTCAGCGGCGGCAGTGATCAAGCCCACCTTGTTTCCAAGAGAGTCCGCATTGTTTCCAATCTCGCCCTGATGCCGCAGCTCCTTGAGAATGCTGTTGGATTCATCACCACCCTTCTTCTTCAAGTACTTGGTGATGCTATCGATACGCTTTTCACCGCTGCCCTGGATGGACTTGTCGGCGAACATCTCTGTGAAGAAGTTCTCGTGCTTCTTGGCGAACTGAAGGTTCTCGATCTTCGCGTCTTGGGTAGCTGCCTTGTGAGCTCCCATGTTCCGCTTCATCTCGTAATCGAAGGTCTTCTCGTCCGTGTGTGCTTTTGCACTGAACGAATATCCAGCCTTCTGGAAGCGGTCTGAGTCGCTCGAGAGAAGACCCAGCTTCGTAGCTGCGTCTCCCGTCATTCCGCCTTTGTCTCCGAAGAAACGCTGCTGAGCACTGGGGCCGCTGAGCAAACCACCGCCCCCAGTCTTGCCGCCACCAAGCACGCGGTTGTAGGCATCGTTACTCACAGCTCCTGAACCCCTCGAGGTACGCCACGCCCGGTCAGCCTGCTCGCTGAAGTGCTGGACGTACTGACCTGAGACCTTGTTCGACCAGGCCTCCAGGGTGTCCGAGCCAGCCGAGAACATGTCTGCGCCGATCTGCTGCAGCTTGCCCTGCAGACCTTCGCGGGCCTTCTCGAAGTTCTTCGAGAGACCAGAAAGGCCTTGGCCCTTCTTGTAGTCCTGCACCCTCTGGTTGTGCTTGTCGTCCTGACCCGAGCGGGACATCGTCCGCATCATCTCGGGCAGGTTGTCCACCATCTTGATGGCTGCGTCTGCCTCATCACGGCCCAGGCCAGAGAAGCGCTGGAAGGCGAGCATGGACCTGTCGTCCATGTTGCCGGGCTTGTGGCCACGGGATTCGAGCCACTGGCTGTACGCCATCGTGGGGGCCATCATCCCAAACTTCTCAAGAGCCCCTCCTCTCAACCTTCCTTCATTACGTATGAAGTTTGCACGGCCTACGCCGTTGAGGTTCTGACCGGCGAGCTCCATCGTTCGCCCCGTAGACATACCCCCACCCATCCACTCGGCGACCGCATCCTCATTGAGGTTGCCGTCTTTACCCGCAACAGAGGCAAGGAACCTGCGCCCACGTCCGGACTTCAAGAAGTCAGCAGACTTGCCCATCATGTTAGAGGTGAACGCTTGGCGACCTTCAGCCCCCGTCTGACCCGTGGCGTTGTAAATGTCCTCCTCGGACAGCGCCCCGTTCTTCATCGCGGTCCCAACCTGACCGATGGCCAGCATGCCGCCAAAGGCGCCGCTTCTGCCCAGTCCGCCTACGGACCGGGAGATCTGCGAACCGATGGATGCCATGCCGGTGACTTCGCTCATCGCAAGCCCGCCCGCAGCAGCCATCCCTCGTACCCCGGCGCTCATCCGGAGCTGGTCTGCCTTCTGGAAGACACCTGCCCCCTTTACCGAGTGGATGAACTTCTGGGCCTCCTCGAGCGAGGAACCCATGTCGGTCGCGACCTTCTTCAAGGTGTCGACCATCTGTTTGAACTTGTCCTTGAACTCCGTGACTGAGGTGACGCCCTGCGCCATCCCCATCTTGCCCATGTTGCCGGCAAGCTTGGTGAGCTCAGCGAACCCGGTGATCTCCCCACCGGGTCCGGAGTCATGCGTCATCCCGCGCATGTGCTGACCGATCGAGGCTGACTGCTGGTTGGTGAAGCCACGGCCGCCTAGCTGGTTGGTGAAGTTGAAGTTCGACCGCATGGTCTGGTTCAACATCCCCTGCTGCTGACCGCCTTGGTACATCTGGCTGCCGATGTACTGACCCCCGGCCATCAAGGCCCCGGCCCCACCAGCGACACCCATGCCGACGGCGCCGGCGCCCATGACGCCCATCCCCATCTTGCCGTACACGCTTGAAGCGGCACGCAAGCCAAGGCTCATCGGGTCCATGCCGAAGGCGCCCATAGCGCCTTGAAGCATGGGTGCACCTGCGGCCATCCCGCGGGCCATCATCCCGCCCATGGCCGTATCCATGCCGGCCTGCTGGCCGCCAGCACCCATGATTTGGCCCATGAAGCCACCCCACGGGATGCCCCCAGGCGAGAGGTTCATCATGCCCGAAAGGGTAGCACGCCCCTTGACCTAGTTGACGGCTCAACTTCTGACCCCTTTCGGGGATAAGAACAATGACAGCCCCTCAGCTGCTGCAAGGAGGTAGAGGTGTTCGTAGTTCTTCTGGGGCTAGTCGCCCTGCGCGGCGCCGTTCGCGGTGTGGCTAACAGGGTGTTCGAGCACAACCTCACCCAGATGCTGGGTGATGTTAGTCATCAAAAGGTCTGTGGTCGTCATGACGTTCTCCTGACTATCGAAGAGCAGGTGGAGTTCCTGGTGGCCGGGGAGAACAAGAAGAAGGAAATCTTCGGGCTGGGCGTTGACCGCTGGGAGGCCTTCTCCCGCATGTACAAGGACCAGCCGGAGGAGCTGGCCAAAGTCGACTGCTTCAACTGCAGTACCTGTGGCAGGGTTCATCCCAAGAGGGACCATGCCGCGTAACGACATCACAAGAGGGACCATTGCTCATGAACTGTTCAGTCACCCTTGGTGAGGTTCGCGGGGGGCAAAAGCTCCGCGAAATGCGGGATAAGAAGAATGAGGGAAGCTCTACTACATCTTCCCAATCAACGCCCGAGAAGGAATCCACCATGGCCCAGCCCACCGTCGACCTCAACACCGTTCCTGCCACCAACGGCAGCAAGAAGGAAAAGACCATGACTCAGCAGGATGTCACCGACCACCTCTACCAGAAGCTCGTCGAGCTCGAGAGGAAGGTGAGCGCGTTCGACACGCTCTCCAAGGCCAAGGAGAAGGAAGTGGAGGCGCTCGAGAGCAAGCTCAAGGCCGAGACCGAGGCCAAGGAGAAGGCCGCAACAGAGGCCAAGGAGAAGGCCGAGGCCAAGGAGAAGGCCGAGACCGCGTGGGGGTCGCTCAAGAAGCGACCCGGTCTGACGACAGCTGTGCTTGGTATAGGGGCGGTGATTGGGGTCGGTGGCACCCTCCTGGTGCAGCACTACACCATCGATCCGATCTGAGCAGCCGGGGGGCAAGGAGAAAGGGCGCCTGTGGCCCTTTCTTTTTAGCACCTAAATACATCTTCCACTCTGTAGCAAAGGGCTCTTCTTCTAGGGATAAGAACAATGGAGGGCTACCAACCTCCAGGAGAAGAGAGCCATGAAAGCTTTCACTGTTACAGAGCAAGCGACGAAGGGGATTCAGATTCCAGTTCTGTTGGGCAACGACAACGCCTTCTTCGGCATGCGTGTCGGGGGAGGGCTGTTGGGCGACCTGAAGAAGGCACTCGAGGTTGAACTCGAGATGGCCAACAAGGAGGATGAGCTCAAAGAGCTGACTCAGTACATCGATACTCTAGAGAGCATGCTCGGCGGCAGGGCTGTTGCTCCGATGCTGCTGCAGTCCTTGGACATGAACAAGGACAGGACGCACATCATGCGAGAGAACTCGGTGGGCAACAGGGACGCGCTCATCCACCTGGTCACAAAGACAGGGGATGGGGGCAAGATCAACCTGTATGCGAACACCGTTGATGAAGTTGAGGACGCAGATGGAGTGCTGCGCATCCCCCGACCGTTCCCTCCTCCAGGTGTGCAGCTCGTGGGGGAAACGGATACGGATACGGGTAAAGAGTGGCTCATCAAGATGAGGCCACGCAGCAGCTTCAAGATCATCAGGTCAGGGGACCTGCAGGGTGCCCCACCCGAGCTTGTGGTGCTGTGGACGGGGAGGTGGCAGAGCCGTGTCTTCGAGAACTCTCGAAGCTTCCACGACCCGAGTGAATGGGGCCTGCGGGTCTTCCACCGCGACAGGGGGCCTCACCGCAGGTAAGGGGAGAGGGGCGTCAAGCCCCTCTTTCTTAGCCGCTATCTTGAGCTTGTAGTAGAGGTACGTCTTGATGATGGCGAACTCGCTGGGGGTGAGCGGCACCTTGTCTACGGTGGTGAGGAACCACACCTCGAAGTCTCGGATGTCTTCGTCCACAAAGGCTTCGAGCTTATCTTCCGTAGGTTCACTGAGCTTGACTTCAACACGCTTCATGCCGCGAAGTTACCACGAAGAAAGAGATCTATGTTTCTGATAACTGACCTTCAGGAAAGCAACCTTGAGGACCTGGCAACCCTCGACGAAGAGGTCTTCGAGGACTTCTGCCTCCCCATCGGTACGCTGCGCAAGGAGTGGCGGGCAGGGGCTGTGCCCATGGTCGTCGACCTCGATGTAGACAAGCTAGCGGCCTACGCTGTGTGCCGGTATGAAGACGGCATCGTCGACATCCTGCGTCTGGGTGTAGGCAAGAGGTACAGGGGGCATGGCCTTGCAAGGGGTCTGCTCGACGACATTACCTGGAGGTACCCAGGCAAGCCTCAGATGCTCTGCGTCCGTAAGGAGAACGCCAGAGCACGGGGCATCTACCTCAAGGCAGGCTTTAGAATCGTGAGCCAGATAGACCTCTCCTGGGTGATGCGTCGCGACTGTTAGACTCAGCCCCATGGTCCCAGAGAAGGCTTACCAGGCGTTCTTCAAGTTCGCGAAAGAACAGAAGGAGATCTATCGGCAGGTGGGCAACGTCCTACTTGATCGAGACATCCCCATCATCCCCCGCCTGCCCAGCGACAAGGGCAAGGCCCGAGCTCTGCTCGAGAACCACATCAGGGCAGCTGAGAGTGAGAACTGGACACACCCCCAGGTAGCCGTTCGCAAGCTCGACCTCAAGGGCATGGGCTTTGAGCCGACGCGAGCAGCCATCCCCCTGCCTGGGGAGAAATGGTTCACGCCTTCGTACCGTTCAGGGAAGATGCACGCCCACAAGATGGGGCCGTTCTACCTGGTGCATGAGGATGAGTCAGCCCCCAAGGGCTTCGCTGACACCGTCTCGCACCTGATCAAAGACACGCCCAAACCCCTGCTGAAACGCATCTTCGAGAAGATCCCCCCGCCCGTGGTCAACCGGTGATAAGGAGCCATCATTTCGGGGATAAGAAGAGTGATGGCAATCATTACCAAGCAGACCGGACTCGAGAAGTTGGCCCATGACATCCGTGAGGGTGCAGAGCTGAGGGTGTACCGTTCACCCGAGGAGAAGAAGAGGCTCGAGGAGAAGTTGCTGGAGATCTCTCAGGGTAAGCTCTTCGACATCAACGAGGGGCTCTGGGTCATGCTGCACGATCTCGTCGCCAAGCACTCGCCCTCGGCAGCGAAGTACCTGAGGAGAGTCAGGCACGTGGATGACCGGCACACGTACGTCATCGTGATGCGTGGAGATTTCGGTGCGTTGGCTAGAGATGGAGGAGATCAAGACGCCCGCATGTTCATCAGCATGCATCCGGGGCTGCTTGAGGTGGCTGACGTCGTGGCTGGGAGCGGGCACTACACCGCGATGGTGAACCTCTCGATGGAGGAGGAGCTCGAAGAGCAGGTGGAGTTCCTAGTGTCTGACTTCGAGGAGCTCTGGCTTCTGCGAGGGCCTGTGTGCCCCAACCAAGATGAGGTCCTCGACACGGACCTGTTCTGGGTAGCGCAGACCTTGGAGCTCGAGCACTCCTACTGCGACGTGTGCCGCGAGTGCACGAGAGGCGTGCAGAAGAGGCCGCTGCCATCCAAGGCAGACATGCTCCGCCTGCAGAAGGAAGACAAGAAGCGGAACTGAAGCTGAGCCCCCTTGCCGGGGGCTCTCTTCTTTTCTAGCTCCTCAGTCGCCGAAGTAGATGGGCTCGGGACGAAGGTCCTCGTCACTGACCTCGCCGGCGGCCAGCTTGAGAGCACGCTCATTGGCATCGAGCTCCTTGAAGGGGGTGTTCTCAAGGCGCCATGCCTTGTACGCCTGCATGAACTCGATGAGCCCGTGCATGACCCAGAGCTCCCCCTCGAGGGTCTGAAGGTAGCCGTCCACCTGGCCTGAGGGATCTCTCTCGAAGGAGTGAACGTTGTTCACGAAGTCCCTGGCGAGTAGCCCACGAGTAGCCCTGTTCTGGATGTTCGAGCGCACCTCCAGGAAGAAGATGCTCTCGTGGAAGGCCTGGGTGTTCTGGTCGTGCGTGCGTGCGAGGAGCTCGTAGTTACGCTCCAGGGTCGCCAGACGCATCTCCGTCGTCGTCGGGGTGTGCGATTCGCTTGACATCTTTCCTCGTGTGGTCGAACTGAGCGAGCTCAAGGCCGAGTCTTCGGTCTTCTTCTTCAAGGCGGAGGAGCGTTTCTGCGAGGGCATCTTGAGGGATCTCGCTGAGCGCACGCGGGGCTTCGTCACAGATAAGCTTCTCTTTCGGGTTGCCATCATGCTCGATGTACTTCTCCAACAGGTGCCGCTTGAGAGCGGCAAAGATGGAGCGTTGGTAGGCAAGGGCGAGGTACTCGGAGTTCATGCTGTAAGAAAAGCATAGAACCGTTTGAGAAGGTCCGCCCCCGCTGCAGTGTCTTTGATGATGTTCCGAAGAGGGTAGACATTGGGGATTCGGGCAGCCCGGCTCTTCGCCAGCTTCTCCCCACCCCGGTCGCGCTCCTGCTCGAGGTGAGCGGCATAGCGGATGTCATCGGGAGCGTACTTCAGAGAGATGTCCGAGTTCAGCCCCAGCCGGGTGTAGTACATGAACACTAGGCGTGCCCAGTCGTTCATCGAATGCCGGCCAAGAACCTCACCGATGACGTCGCCGCCCTGCCACGTGGTCTGGCAAGAAGGGCACACCAGAAAGCCGTAGGCATTCATAGCGAAGGGGATGATCGCCTCGCAGGTGCCCCGCTTGAGCTGCTTGCTTGGGCAGAAGTACACCTTCGCATCTCCACCACCGTGGAGCATGGAGCCCGACTCCCAGAACGACAGGCACCCAGGGATGGGGTACTTGTTGGAGCGGGCCTTACCGAAGAAGAGCTCGATGCGGTACTTGGCCCGTTGCTCCTGGGTCAAGATCTTGTCGAGAGCAGCGATGCGCTGCTGCATCCCATGCTTGTCTTCTTCAGTCAGCTCGGGGGCCGACTCGATGGGGTTGTCTTCCCCGTACTTGATTTCCTGCGCCGATGCTTTTGGCATGACTTACCTTCCCAGCTTTCGGGACAAGATCTCCGGCACCCCACCATCACCCATGATGTTGGTTGCCCCCTTGCCGTTCGCGTTGTGTGTTCGTGCGCCGGCGAGAGGGAACTCGCTGATCTCCACGCGGTTGGGCTTGGGAGAGTTCATCAGGGACTCGATGATGGAGGCGATCTGGTTGTTCATGGCAGGGGCCTGAAAGATGAGCCTCCAGGCGTAGATCATCTTGTGGTCTTGGTCACGCAAGAAGTACTTCTTGGAAGCATCAAGCTTCCACTGCATGCGCTCGCTGTCATGCAGAAGCCTCTGCAGAACCAGGACCCACTGGTTGCTGGCGTTCGGCGGCACCCGGCCCAGGATGCGGATCTGCCCCTCGCTCGCGTTCGTATCGAGCGTCTGGAAGCCCGTCTTCTGCATCAGCGCGGTCTTGAGTTCAGCAACGCTCATCAGGCCCTCGACCGCGTGCAGACGATGAAGGCCTTGTTCTTCCCGTAGTAGTGCTCACGTAGCGAGGAGAAGTAGATCTTGTCCCCTTCCGACTCGAGGAAGCTCTCGCCGTTGGTCAGCACGTCCGTGATGTCCTCAGGCTTGCTCCACGCGATGATGTACTCACCGCTTGGCGTCATGCCGTAGAACGTCGGGTAGCTGCCCTCCTGGTCTTCGTACTTCAGGTGAATGTCACCATTACGAATCGAGGCGATGTACTGAGGGATGAGGTCGAGGTCTGTCTCCCTGGTGAGAAGGTAACCCTCCTCCTGGATGGCCTTCTCGATGGCCTGACAGAAGAGCTCCGGCTTGTAGACCTGAAGACCCGCTTCAGTCTCTTCAGACTCTTCTCGCGGGGGTAGAGGCGCACCCCAGCGAAGCATCTCCTGAAGCACCGACTCTTCGAGAATCCCCGAGCCGATCATGATCTCCGTGAGCGTCTTCATGGCATTACCTTTGCGAAGTCCTTACCAGCGCCAACATCAACCTCAAAGCCACCAACAGGAGGGGCGCTGACCTTCCCCTTCTCCGGCATCACCGCCTTGTAGGACTTCTGCACATCCACCATCCCAGACCCAGGACCAAACGCCGCGCACAGGAAGAGGGCTGAGTCCTCGAGGATGGCGTCCCTGTAGAACGGCAGCCCGTAGACCAGGTCCTTGTGGAACTTCACCCCGCACGTATCGCTGTGCCACTCATGGAAGACCGACTTCGTCCCCGACACGAACGCTACCGGGTAAAGCCCGTCATCCTGCATGGCCTGGAACATACGGGCCACCACGATAGAGGCGGAGCTCGCATCACCCTCAGGCACCTCGTCGATCTGCCCGTTACGCAAGATCGCTGAGGGGGTGAGCGTCTTCATCTCGACGTCCACGTGCCGGCCGTCTTCCCCCGGCCGGACGTACCTCTTGTAAGAGAGCTGACCGCGGGAGTCGATGTTCAGGTTCATCAGCCGAGGAAGAACAAGAAGCTTCCGCAGCAGGACCATGAAGCCATCTACCCCAAGGTGCTTGGGCACCTGGATAGTCTCCTCGAACAGCTCTAGCTCTTGGTTCATGCCTGCTCCACTCCTAGCTCTTCATCTGTCTTGGGCCGGGTCTCATCCTCTTTCCGTACGAGCTCGATGAAGAACATCTCAGCAAGCTTCGTGACGGTAAGGTTTCTGCTCTGAGCAATCTCAGTCACCCTCTTCTTGAGGTTTCGATCTACGCGCAGATGGATGCGTTCGTCCTTGGACATAACAGCTCGAGATACTTGAGAGCGTCGATCTGCTCCCTCAGACCTTTGATCTTCGGGAACCTCTCCTCGAGGTAGTCGACGACGATGTCGTGGGCCTGCTGAAGACCCTCCTCGTTGATTGGCAGACCCTCGATCTTGGCTGCGAGCTGACCCTCCATCTCCTTCTTCAAGATCGTATTGATACCGATCCAGGTGGGGAGATGAAGCCAGTTGAGCTCGAGCGTACCGATGTCAGTCGGGACTACGGCGTGCACGGATCTTCTCTTTCGCCTGGTTCACCAGGTCCTTGAGGATGGCCTTCCCCTCTTCATGCAGAGACTGAAGGAAGAGAGAGGCGCGGTGCTTCACGAAGCTGACCCTCTGCTCGATGGTCGGTTCAGGCTCTGGAGCAGGAGGGGGCGGAGGTGGCATGACCTTGCCCATGAGCGCATCAAGCAGTTCTTGCTCGAGGCTAGAGAGGCTGTCTACGTGGTTGTCTCGCATGTACCTATCGAACTCCCTCTGCAGCTCTCGCCTCACTTCAGGGGCACGCCGGTTGGAGCGGATGCCCGAGAGAGGGAACTCGACAACCTCATGCATGGGGTCATCCATGTGGTCATCGAGGGGGATCTTCCATCCCTCAGGAGCCGTCAGGCAGTAGAGCGGGACCTTGCGCTCGGGCTTGGTGAACCTCTTGGGGCCGAACTTGCGCTCCTTGAGGATGCGCAGAGACTCGAGCACCACGTTCTCGACCTCGTGCTGGTCATCGAAGTTCAGAAGCAGTTGCCTGGCAGCGGCATCGAACTTCGTGAACTTCTCTTCGGTGGTGAGCTCAGGGGGGAGGGTAGTACCAGCAGCGGCGTCTTCATGCTCGAGGCGTTCTTTGAACGGCCTTGGCTTGGCTGTCTTAGAAGTAGGGAGCCTACCCATAAGACGTCCACCCGCACATCACCATCGTAGGCAAAGAGAATGTCGGCCACGCGGATGGTGGCGACGTCCTTGCCGTGCTCATCGCTGAGCTCACGGATGGCCTTGATGGTCTGCTTGCCGGGGCGGTGCTCCTCGTGCCAGCGGATGTAGGCCACCTTCTCGCCGACCTTGAGGTCCTTGACCTTGGGGCCGACGGCGATGACAACGCCCTTGCGAACGTTCGTCTCGTTGATGACGAACTCGATGATGGAGCTCTTCTGATCGAACTGCTCCACCTCTACGAGAATCCAGTCGTGCAGGGGGCGGATCATCTCAGACCTCCACGTCGTCCTTCGAGGGGACGGCAGGGCCAGCAGCGCCGGCGCCCTTGCGAGCCTTGAGCTCGTTGACGATGGAGTCGCTCATCTCCTGGCGGAAGGGCTTGAGGGCGCTCGTCCACTGCTCAGCGTTGGGGGCGAGCCATGCCTTGCCGCCGCAGACCACGATGACAGCGGTGTGCTTGCGACCCGACTCATCCCCCCACTCGACGAGCGCGTGCTCGACGGAGGTGATGTTCGTGATGGTGTTGACCGGCGCCTGCTCGGTCGACTGGTTCTCGGGGATGCGGACGCCTTGGTGACGGATGCCGTTGTTATCCATGGATGCTCTCTTTCTCTTTCAGGTACTTGTCGAACAGATGCCCGAGCTCATTGTGGGGAATCCAGATCCCAAAAGGGTTCCAAGGGCGGGGCAGGAAGTAGGACTGGGTGCCCTCAGCAAGCACGTCGTACGTGCTCACGCCTGCCCAAGAAGACTTCTCGTTGTGGTCAGCGATACGCATCGATGACCCGCACTTCGGGTTGGAGCAGAAGTAGCTGTCCTGCCGAACGGGACACCAACGACCGCAACACACGCACTCAACCTCTTCGCCGTTCTTACGCACCCTGCGCTTGATGTAGACGTTGTCACCGAAGGACTCGGAGAGCGTGGCGTAGCCAGCGCGGAGGGTCGGGGGGTTAGGGGCTTCGTTCGTCATGACTCTTCACGTAGGAGTGAGGCTTGGTGATGCGGTAAACGACAGCACCTTCGGGGGCCGAGGCCACGTAAAGGCGGCTGCCATCTACGAACTCGAAGTACTCGATACACGATCGGGTGGTGCCGCCAAGGTTCTTGACGGCGATGTTCTTGAGCTTCTTCTTGAACTGCTCTTGAACAGCGGCTGATGTGCAGTCGGTTTCTTCGGGGGTGCCGAAGCCGTGCTGCGCTGCAAGCATCTCGGTTGGAGACAGGTCTCGTACCCTGAACTTCGCCAGGTCCAGGACACTGAGGCTCTCCTCCACCAGACCGGCGCAGTTCTTCTCACACTCGATGCAGGTGTACTTGTCTGGCCAGAAGTCAGAGCCTTGGCCAATCAGGGAGGAGACCTCCATCTCCTCTCCCATCACTCGCACAGCCAGAAGGCAAGAGAAGCAGGGGACGAGGATCATGCCTGACCTACGCCGTCTTCATCTGCGTCGCCACTGGTGCCGCCCACAACGCTGGCCGGGTCTACCCCGCCGTTGTTTGGCACGATGGGGTAGCCGTGCGAGTCCATGGGCACGTTGACCATGCGGGTGGGCTGCTTGCTGCGCTTCTTCTTCTTCTGCTTCTCAGCCTCACGGTAGGCGCGGGCCTGGGCATCAGCGCCCATGGCCTCGTGGTGAGGAACGGGCTCTTCAGCTTCATCCTCTTCCACACGTGGAGGGGCAGAGCCTGGGGGGCCTATCCAGCCGCTGGCCTCTTCGCCCACATCGCCACCGAACTCGATGGCCATCGAGCCATCGTTCTGGGCCCGTGGCTCTTCACGCCGGCGCTGAGGCTGTTGCTGACGGGGCTCTTCCCTCTCCATGGGAGGAGGGGGAGGGGACCCGTTCAGGGCTGCAGCCACCGAGCGTGCAGAGTCTTCGGAGATGAGCGCCTTGACGATGCCCCCGTTGGGCAGCCTGAAGATCAAGAAGTTGGTGATGGACCCATCCTCGAGGGACAGGTCCTGGCTGATGGTCAGCAGGTCCGCTTTCATCATCGCCTCAGGGAGGGGTCGAGAGGCGGGCGGGCACCACGTGCAGCGTCAGCTGTCGCGTTCTGCTTGGACGTAGCCAGAACAACCAGGTGCTTGGCCATCTTGTGGGCGCTGGTCAGCACCATGCAGTGAGCCCACTGCTGGCTCTCATAGTCCCGCCCATCAGGTACAGGGGTCTGAAACGCCATGCACTCAGCCGTACAAGGCCTCGAGCCATCGATGAAGCAGAACTTCTCCGACCCAACGAGGCGTACATCCTCCGGTGTGAAAGGCTCTTCAGGAGGCATTCTTCCTCTTCTCTTCTTCGATCTTCACGCGCTCTACAAAGAGAGCCTGAAGCGTGGCTGCAGCTGAGACCCGCAGGTAGCGCTCGAGCTCCTTGGTATGATCCAAGAACCCGAAGTCCTTGAGCATCTTGCCCAGAGGCAGGGCCATATGTTGCGCCATGCAGAGCAGCAGCTGCCGTCCGAACACCCGCACGATCTCCTCCGGAGACCCCGCGTTGTTCTCGAACTGATGAGCTGTCATCTGCTCCTTCTGGCCCTTCCAATCGCACGACTGACAGCTAGCTGCCCCACCAGCAAGACTCGAGTAGGTAACCCGAGGGCTCATGCAGTCTGGACAAAAGTATGCAACGTCGACTGCCATCACTTCTTCCTGTTGTTGAAAGCTAGCCGACTGAAGAGCTCTTCTTGGCTCTTCCTGTCAGCCGGAGTCATAGGCTTACTCGGCTGTACCTTCTTGAGACGACTACGCACAGTCTGTGGCCCCATGCTGCGAACAGACATGGGACCCCTCTGGGTTTCCCTCTCGAGCATGTCCTTGATGTCCTTGTCCTGCCTCTTCTTGGAGGTCTCGATCCAAGGAAACATAAGCTTGCGGTAGTCCTCGAACTTCTTCACACCCGTGTCCTTGTCAATCGCTATCTGTGCCATCGCCAAGTCACGCATGTATTCCCGTTCCTCGATCTTGAGCACGTACAACATCATCAGAGACTCCCGAAGCGACCCCTTACGAGGCGGCTCCTTTAGGGTCGAGAACAGGATCGTTGTTCTCGCCCATCCCTCGGGAGTCTCTAGCCATTTCCCAGGCGTTTGGCCTGGACAAGCTTCCGCACCCTGATGTCGAACCAGTAGAAGTGCACAGCCAGCGAGGCAACGAGGTGGAAGCCGAGCTTCACCGTGAGGTTGAACTTCTTCCAGAACATACCGTCGTCGAAGTTGCCCTCCTTGTCCAGGTGGTCTGGCAGGATGTTCCGGTTGAGACGCGACAGCCCGAGGGCCACACCCATGACCGAGTACTTGTCGAGGAAGTACCGGTTGGGAGCATCCGTGAAGTTCTTCCTCTCTAGTACCAAAAGGCGCTTGAGAGCAAGATCTTCTTCCTGGTTGTACGACTGGAACACCGGCTCGTACTTGCCCGGGATGATTGGCACAGTCTGACGGACGCGCCCCGTCATGATGTACTCGTCCAGGTCGAGCGGATCGAGACGTTCCTCCACCAACTGACGCTGCTCGTCGTTGTTGAGGATGTCCTTCATCGTCATCTCGGCGAAGGTGTTCATGTCGAAGTCGTCGAGATTGCGCATGGCTTTCTCGAACTCCTTCCGCTCTTCGCTGGTGACAGGCTTCTCGGTACCGCCGGCGATCTTCGCAGCAGCTCCACCGATAGACTCACCCGCCTCCTCAACCGCCTTCTTGTCATCCTGCGACTGGGCAACCTGCTCAGCCTGGTCCTGCAGGTCCTTGAGAACCTTCAGTCCCTCCTGCGTCTTCTGGCTCAGACCAGGCTTACCGCTTTGCAGCTGCTGTGGAGCCATGAACTTCCCGTTGCGGACGACCCCGTACTTCATCGCCAGGTGCGGCTGGCTCGACGCGTTCATAGAACCCATGCCGCCCTGATACGAGGGGTCATCTTTGGCCATCTCCGGCAGCAGGTCACCTGCCATCAGTGCGCTCAGCGGCGACTGAGACGGCGCTGCCTGGTAGCCAGGCGCCAGCGGCTGAGGCTGCGTCGGAGGGGGCGGACCAAAGATACCTCGCTGCGACATCGGTGAACTCCTCTCGGCCTCTTGTCTCATCGCACGGGCCTGATCGGCCATCGTCATCCCATCACGGTGTGTCCCATCCAGAGGCGGCGTCGGGGGCGGAGGCCCGCCTGCCACCGGCTGGCTGTACCTGCGCTGCTGGAACCGCTCGGCATACCGAGCAGCTTGCGGGTTGAGGGCAGCTACTTGAGGGTCCACATGGGGCCCCTTGTCGTCTGGTCCGCGTCGAGTCACTGATCCTCCGAGAGTGTACGCACGTTGGGCGTACAAGTAGTGGGTATCACGAGAAGAACGAGGGGGTCAACTTACCCCAGCTTCGATCAGAACAATACTGCTGAGTAGGTTCTGGAAGTCTGAGGCGAGCTGGCCGGGCTGCTGGCGCACGAAGACAACCTTCGCCAACCGCAGCGGCGACCGGTAAGGAACAAGGGGGGTCGAGTAAACCAGGTGGTAAAAAGAAGGGTCTCTGGTGCCCTTCTCCTCCACGAAGACCTGTCCCAAGATCTCTCGCAGGGATGCCCCCGCAAGAAGCCTTAGGCCAGACTTGTGGCTGAGATGAAGCTGGTGAAACTCGATGCGGTCGATGACCACATCGGATGCCTCCCTCTCTTCCGTCTCGAACCTGGATGCTGAAGCCACAACCTCCGAAGAGGAGAACGAAGGGTACAGGTTCATGTCGAGGGGATCTTGTCGAAGCCGACGGGCTTCTTCACCACGTCGGCAGCAGGGGCCTTGGTGATCTCCAGCGAGTGGCACTTGCACAGGTGACACTTGCCGAACTCAGGCACGGAGGGGTCGTAAGGGACGCGCGTCCCAGCCTTCCACCCCGTCGATGTCGAGACGCGAAGCTTGGCCGTACCAGGGCAGCCATCCGTCGTGCACTTCGCTTCGTAGTACCCAAGCAAGGGGTCGCGCATCATGACTTGTTGTCCTGCATCTGCATGATGGCCTGGAGCACCTGGCTCTTGGTCGGCTCGATGTCTTGACCCTCGGCAAAGCTCAGCTTGCCCTGCACAAGGGCAATGCGGACCGTCTCCTTGAGCATGAAGAGCATGCGCTTGAGCTCTGCCTCCCCACGGTTATACGTTCTCTCAGCTAGAGAAAAACAGAGGGGGCAAACGAACACGCCGGCGAATGCCTTCGCTTCCGAAGACTTCACCGGCGTCCTGCAGTTCATACAGTCGAGTAGGTTTTCTTCCATCGTTCGAGACCGTCAATGTAGACGGTCTTGATTCGACGGGTAGGAATAATCAGGCAGGCTTCTGCCTCATTCACCAGGGTCACGTTCTCCTGGGTGGGGTCCCAGGAGCAGACCAGGCGCTCGGCAATGGCAGCATCTACGTCCGGGAACGTGTACGTCTTGCCGAGCTCGGTGAGGAGGCGTACTTCTACGAGTTTCACCCGCAGGAAGGTAACACTACCTCTCTCACCCTGTGAAGAAAGAGTCGATGAGCACGAAGCCAAGCACCCCGCCAGGGTCTCTCGACACCATCAAGTTGGCCGGCTTACGCCCCTTCTTGTTCGCGAAGTCGACCACGTCCTGCTTGGTGATCGGCCTGTCGTACCGGGTCATCAACATCTTCTGGCTGGGCGGCCAGGTCTCAGGGAAACGCGCTGCAATGGGGGGCACCGTGCCCGTCTCCACCCACGCTACGTAAAGCGTGTAGCGCTTGATGTCGTTCTCATCTTCGATGGCCCGAAGATAGACGTCGAGTTCACGCTGACTGTCTGGTGTGGTCGACCCCTTGCGGGCAAGGCTTGCGAGGGCGGCGTACTGCTCGTCAGTCAGCGTGAGGGGCATGTCTACTTCTTCCTGAGATGCGGAGGGATGTCCTCCTGGGCAGCGTCGTAAGGCAAGATCTTACCAGCCTCGACGTCCTTCTGCCTCTGGCCCAGCAGGTCCGACAAGAGCTCCTGATCTTTCGTCACACCAGCGGGGATGATCTGACTGCCATCATCGAGCGTGGTCGTGGCCTCAGGAAGAACCACCTCTTCCTCCTCGTAGGGGCGCGTCTTCTCGAGCTTACGAAGACCCTTGAGGTTGGCCACGGCCAGAGCCACATCAGGGAACTTGCGGCTGAGGAAGTCGTCGGTGAGCAGCGTCTTGCTACCCACAGGCGACAGGCTGGATGATTTGATGGTGGGGTCATTGAACCCCTCCATCATCTCCTTCACCATCGCCTCGAGCTGCTCAAGCGAGCCCACGTTCTCGATGACGCAGTCGAAGTAGCTGTCTGGCACCTCATCCTGCTCCGCCTCCGAAGCGTGCTGGCCAGCTGCACCACCAAGCCCTGCCTCGGGGCGCCTGATACGAACGACCTTGCCCCCTGCTTCGCGGATGGCGTCCATCTCGTTCTTGAACCGAACGTCAGGGACGCACACACCCACGGGGTCATCTCCTATCCAGCCCATGCGGTTGAGGCCACGGTCCATGCTGTAGCCGTACTTCTTCTCGAGAATGGTCTTGGCCGTACGCAGCATGTAGTTGACCCACACCATGTCGTAGCAGTCACGGCCCCACTCAGTGCCGAGCTGCTGAAGGGCGTAGCGGGGGGTGAGGAAGGAAGAGTGGTCGGGACTATCGGGGTGAAGCCTGTCAGCACACCTCAACGTTCTCGGGTAGCGCTCGTCGGGCTTGTTCCTCTCCTCGCTAGGCCCCCAGAGCTGTTCGTCAGAGAAGTCGAAGACCTCTTTACAGATGCGTTTGAGGGGGTCAGCCAACGCCACGCGAACGAACAGGTGGTACTTGACCAGCAGGTCAGAGACGGTGTCCTTGCCTGCGCCTGCCTTGCCTGAGATGCCGATGATCATGATGTTCTCCTACCTCACTCCGAACACAGCCAAGACTTCTTTGTAGACGGCCATAGAGAAGAAGGCTTTGTCTTCATCAGACATGGCCATGAACTCCGTGATCATCCGCTCCACGTTCGGTGTGGGAGCAGCAGGCTGCTCTTTCACCGCTGTCTTCATGGCCCTGTAGATCTCCACTGCCTTTTTACGGGCGGCTACATGGCCGTGAAGCTTGTCTTCTTCAACAACGCTCAGAGCCACCTCCTTAGGGACGACAAGGTTTCTCTCCAGAAGAACCTTCTCATTCTTGATCGAAGGGGGTCCCTGGCTCAGGAGGTTCTTCAGCACGATCTGACCCCCCGTACGAACGCTTTCTACGCACCCGACGATCAAGTCCCCGTTGTCACCCTCGTACTTGCAGATAACGAACTGGCCCTTCCTGTACGTCCTCATGTCAGACTCCTCGCTGCTCCAGGACTTCTCGTACAACATCACGCGCGTATTCACAGGCCTTCTTCTGAACCGACCATGCAGCGGGGCTCAGGGAGAACGATGAACCAAACACAACGGCTCTGGAGAAGTACTTCTCGTACGTCTTCTCCCTGCCATCGCTGTAGATCCACTTCATCTTCACGGTGAACTCACCACCCTCACCGGGCGTAATCAAGATCTCCGTGGGGTGCAACGACCTTTTCCAGTAGGTGACCCACTGTAGTAGTTGCGCTTTCAGCCCTTGCAGAAGAACAGCTCCTCGGTCCATCCTCTGATCGTGTCAGAGAAATCGATAATAGACCCTGAGAAGGCGATCTGGGCGGAGCTCATCATCAAGGGGCAGATGGCTGCCGAAAGGGTACGGGAGATCTGGGCCAAGGAGCGGACCGTGGGGAACATGGTCATGTCCTGGGTGAGGGAGGTCATCTACGACCGCCAAGGCAAGCCCATCAACGACACGGTGGTTCTCGAGCTGCCGACAGGGGCCGTCTCGAAGAACATCCTTGCCCGCTTCGTGGCCAAGACCAAGGCGTTCGCCTTCCTCGTGGTGGAGCGGCGAGACAAGGAGGTCAGGCTCACCCTCGAGTCAGAGCACGGTTGCGTCATCTGGGTCATGCCCATCGAACGCCACGGTGACATCTGGGTTCTCGGCAACGAGAAGGCAAAAAGAAACCCCACTGCCGGGGGGGAGGCAGTGGGGCTTCTCTGGAGACCGTCGCAGGCAAACTAACGCCTGGGGCTGGCTCTCGTTGAAGAGCTGCTCGGCGCTCTTGAGACCGTTGGCCAGGGGCTTGTCCGTGGCGATGTGGGTCTTGGCGTCCTGGTTGACGATGCGCTTGAAGATGCCGATGGCGCCGGCGATCGTGGTCGCGGCATCCTGCAGGTCTTCAGAGACATCGACGCCGTTGTTGAGCGCCTGGATGGTGTTGAGCGCCTGGACGCCCTGCGAGACCGAGTTGATCGTGCGCTCGGCCATCTCAATGTCCGTGTACTCGCTCGAGGCGCTGAGCAGGGCAGCCTTGCGGCCCCCCTTGCCCTTCGGCTTGGCGGCAGGCGCCTTGGCCTTGGGAGCGGGCGTGGCCTTGACGGGCTTCTCCGCCTTCTCCTTCTTGGCCGTGGTCGTCTTGACCGTGGCCTTGGTGGCCTTGGCAGGCTTCGATGCGGCCATCTTCATCGGCGTGGCGGCCTTGGACGAACCGAAGTGTTTGTCGATCACCCCGCGAGCATCGTTCTTGTCCTGGTCGGTAAGCGTCGACGCCTTGCCGACAGCACGGCGGGCGCCCGTGGCGTCCTTGTACTTGCCAGCCTTGAGTGCGGTCTTGAACGAGTCGAGTGAGAGCTTGTCGTACATAGCTTTATCCCTTGGCCATCAGCTGTTAGCGAGGCCTGGCAACGCCTTCTTCAGGCGCGTCTTGTTGATGAACTAGAAGGAGTACTAATCCTCGTTCTTCGGAAGCACAAGACGATTCTTCTCAGCGGGGAAAGAAATCTTCATCAGACTCTCGGAGACTGACGTAGGAAGCTCACGGCCGATGCCTGCTTGCGGACGGTAATACGCACCAGGAGGTATCTGCTGCATCTTCTCGGCGTTGTACCGAAGCTCTTGCCGACGAACAACGCCGCCCACAGTCTGGTCTTCGACCTCTTCGATCTTCACATAGCCGAAGATCTCATCGTCCATCGAGAACCAGAGGAAGTCCCCGGCAGAGATCGACTTGAAGGGGTAGCGGGTGACGATGAAGGAGTCGCCCTGGACGCACCACTTGTAGAAGCGAAACCAAGAAGAGGTGTCGCCGTCACCGGCCGGGGCCGGGTCTTTAGCGATCATGGCGTAAACGTAGTGCCTGGGCATCGATGCTCTTGTACCTGCCTTCCTCCGCTCTTTTCAAGAGGGACTGTACCATCGCGGTATGAGCACCTCTCGAGAACGCATCTGTGAAATCGCCACCCTCTATGACAAGACGGGGGTGGATTACCCAACGACCACCGAGTTCTACCTCGACCTGGTTGCCCCCACGAGCGTCGATACGGACCAGACCCGCAGCGAGATGAAGCGGCAGTACGGCTGTTCGCTGTTCGTCCGGGGCATGTGGCGAGAGATGGGCTGCGATCATCGCCTTCTGCTCGAGCCCTACCGCAATGGTAAGGGGCCGGCGGATGTTCTGGAGATCGCTACTGAGCGTGGGGCCAAGGTGAAGCTGACGGGCAAGCGTGGCCCCAAGCCCCGGGCAGGCGATGCCTACTACTGCCTCATCCCGAGCAACGGGGCCCGAGAGCACTTCGGTCTCATCATCGACGTGTTGCCCAACAAGGCGGACGGCAGCTGGGTCTTCCGTACCGTGGAGGGGGGCCAGGGTACCCATGGGTCAAACGTGCTCATGAAGATCCGTGAGATGCGGGTCGACGCCAGCCGGGTGTGGGTGGGTGACAGGCAGGTCCTGTTCTTCTTCGACCTGAACAAGGTGCTCAAGGAAGATGTTTCCCCGACGGACGTGGGTGAGGTGGTTGCCGAGGAAGCAGTTGAAGAGCTCGCTGAAGAAGCGGTAGTCGAAGACAAGATCGAAGAGTAAGCTCGAAAGGTGTCGGTTCAGACCAAGCGCCCCCGGCTAACGCTACCCGATCAGATCTGGTCACTGCTTGAGCAGTTCCAGGCGGTGTTGATTCACCAGTCGGGTAAGCGGGCTGAGGAGATACCCCTCTCTCTGGTCATCGAAGGCGTCCTTCAGAAGTTCGCGATCGAACATGCAGAAGAAGTCCTCTCCAAGCACGGTGACGCCAGATCTGCTGAGCTATCAGCTCGGGCTAGTGCCCTTCTCGGCCATGACGTCCGTCCTGCCCTTGGCCTCGCCCCGCTTCCCGACGATGGCCGACCTACTGAAAGAGCAGGCGCCGCCGGCACCGTCCGAAGACGGAAGCGACCTGTTCAGGTCACTGCTCAGGGACGACCCGCACGAGCTGTACCAGGACAGCCTCAACAACCCGTCCAAGTACGACCCGGTGCAAGCGTCCCTGCTGGCAGACCTGGTGAGCTCGACCCGGTCACCAACATCCTCGGAGAGGCAGGTGCTCAATACCTGCGTGAACGCCTGGCTCGAGGAGACTCGTTTGCCGACTTCCACGCCGAAGTCGAAGCCTGGTTCAACGGCAGTGGGACCCTCCCGTCAGTACCGCCAGGGAAGTAGTAGCGAAGGGGAAGAAGCGCCGTCTGTTCCCAAAGCGTTCTCCTGGTTGTAAAACTAGGGGATGCACGCCTTCCTCATCATCCTGTTTCTGCTGGTAGTGAGCTGTCAGCCAGCAGAACGACGTCCTGTCGGACCTGTCTACGAGCCCGTTGATACGGCTGCTTGCCATGATGCTGAAGCAAACCTGAAGAAGCTCAACTGCCGGGAGGCAACGCTCCCCAGTGGCAAACCCTTCAACCAGTTCTGCTTCGAGAAGATGGTGGCAGGCATCCCGCTCGCCCCTCGTTGTCTCTCGAAGATCACCTCGTGCGATCAGGTGGAGTCAGTATGCAACCCGTGAAGCTTGCTTGGCATCCAGACCCTCGGATTGATGATGATGGCAAGATCATCATCGACCCTGACTTCTCGTCCCTCAGTGCAGACCTGATGACCAACGAGGTTCGCTTCAAGCTGGCGACATCTCCGAGGGTGATGCTCGAAGAGGAGACGCCCGTCAGTGATCAGGGAGGCATCGGGTCGTGCGTGGCCAACGCTACGTGTGATGCCCTGGAGATCTTGCTTGGGCTTGAGAAGGCCAAAGTTGTGCAGCTCTCTCGCCTGTTCCTCTACTGGAACGCGAGGAACTACAACAGCGACACGCTCAACGACAACGGGACATACATTCGCTTCGCCTTCCAGGCCATCAAGGAGCACGGGGTCTGCTCTGAGAGTGAGTGGCCGTACTCGGATGGCAACGATCGCAAGGGCGTCGCCTGGTACAAGAAGCGTCCGTCCCTGCGTTGCTACGAGAACTCCGACAGCAACAAGATCACCGAGGCCTACCGCATTGATGAGTCGGGGCACAAGCGGCTCAACGCCATCGACATCGCTCTGCATGCCGGTCACCCCGTGGTCTTCGGCACTCCCGTGGGCAAGCAGCTGCAGGCCTACCGCGGCGAAGAGATGGACCTGACACCCCCTTCGAGCTCCATCGGTGGCCACTGCATGGTCATCGTCGGGATGGAGAACCTGCCTGATGGGCGCCGGCGTTACCGCATCCGCAACAGCTGGGGTACCAGCTGGGGTCAGAGCGGTCGGTGCTGGTTCGACGAGAGCTACATCGCCTGGGACCAGACAAACGATCTCTGGGTACCGACCCGAGTGCAGTCTGTCATCGTCCACGACTGAGAAGAGGGGGGCCATAGGCCCCCCTCTAGCACAGAGCTAAGCCGTCGGTCTCGGTCGAGGCGTCGTACTCGTAGTAGAGCGCATAGTCCTTGGCACCATCGAGGGCTGACGCCGGCGAGTAGCTGCCGTTGGGCGGGCTGGTCGCCGCACTGACGAAGGTACCCGTGGTGACGACCGCGCCGACGGCGATCTCCTTGATGGGCGCGGAAAGACCGGCGCGGGGCTTGAGCTTCTTCCCCAGACCGAGGACTGAACCATAGCCGATGGCCACGGTAGCAGCAGTACCCTCAGCTGCCGCGAAGACAACCGAAGTCACGGTCTTGAAGGCCTTCACGCCCTCCGAGATGGTAGCCGTCTGCGCGACCGTGATGGTCTCGGTCTGGGCATTGCCATTGACATCCGTGCCCGTAACGAGCGCACTCGCCGGGGCGTCAGCCGGGGTCACACCAGCTGTGGTGAGCGTGACATTGCGAGGGAAGGCAGCGAGAGCCGTCACGCCGCCGGCGAGGAACGAGCTCACCGTCAGAGGGGCAACTGTGGTCGCAGCAGCAACCTCGAGGCCAGCAGCTGCAGCGGCACCCGGGCCCGTGAACTCCTCGACCACGACGGCCGCAAGAGGCGTGAGCGACTTGAGGATGTCGGCGCGCAGGTTGTGAATGGCACCGGACAGACCCGGGCCGGGTTTGATGAGGTGGACGAACTTCTCGACCATCGTGCTGAACAGACCTGAACCAATAGATGACATGTGAGAACCCTCAGATAGTTGAAGTGACGCGCCCCCTAACTGGGGCTGTCCGAACTCGTTGATGCCCCTGGCTGGGCCTACTGCCCCGTTGCCATAGATCGGGCTCTCGTCGGCCTCTTGCCCCATGACCCCGAGGCCCTTCTTCAGAGCCCGGTACCCGCCGTAAACACCCAGCCCACCAGCAACCATAGCAGGCAGCTTCCCCTTCCACTTGCCGTCTGCGAGACCTGTTCCTTGCCAAGCCTTCTCAGCTTTGGCAAGCATATCTTCTTCAGGAACTGCCGCTGCTTCTTGGGCCCCTGCCTGATGTTGAGCTGCTGGCTGAGCGGCAGGCTGGGGGGCCGGTGGTTGAACCTGCCCTGCCTGTTGAGGGGCAACAGACGGCTGTGCCTGAGGAGGATGTACCGTGCCTGCCGGAGCTTGAGCTGGTGCTGCCTGCTGCTGAGCAGGGGGCTGAACAGTCGCTGCAGGAGAAGCCGCCGGAGCAGGTGCTCCTTGAGCCGGAGCTGCTTGAGGAGCTGCCTGCTGGGGGGCATGGGCAGGTTCTGCCTGAGGGGGGTGAACCGTACCTGCTGCTTGGGGTGCTGGCTGAGACTGCGGAGCAGCTGGCTCCCTGTAAGGGGACGCGTTCTTAGGGGGATGAACAACCGCAGGTGCGGGCTTGGGAATGGGGGCCTGACCCATGCCCGCACGCTCGATGTTCGTACCAGCGCGATCGACAGACTGGTTGACTCCAGAGGCTGCGTTGTTCAGATGACCTGTTACCGCATCGGTCTTCTGCTCAACGTAGTTCTTGGCAGCATCAACCTTCTGACCAGCGTAGTTCTTGGCAGCATCAACTTTGCCCGACATGAAGGCCTTGGCTTCATCGGTCTTGCGACTGAGAAGACCTGCGCCACTCTGACCTGCGGCAGTCGCCTTGATCTTGATGGTGGTGGGAAGAGCTGCCGCGCCACGACCCACACTACCGAGAAGCCTTCCAGGAGCAGAAAGAACAGCGCCGCCCAACCCCTTCGCTGCCGCACCCATCTGCTTGAACGTCGCGGCATCCTTCTCCATGTAGAAGATGTCTGCGCCGATCTGCTCAGCAAGCTTCACAGCCAGGTCTTCCTGAGGAGCAAGGATGAGATCGGCCACCTGTACAGAGATAGGTCTAGCATCAGCCAGCTTCTCTCGGAGAAGGTTGCCGGTGCCGTAGGCATCACTGAGCGAGAGAGTCGGGTTCATCTCTTCCTTGTAACAGCTTGGGGGGAAACAACATCAGAATCATGTCGGCCCTGGCTTGAGCTCGACGCTGTTGAGTACGGAGTCTCTTCTGCTCCTCCTCGAGTTCAAAGAGAGCAAGACCAAGGTTTACTTCTTCATAGGCGGGAAGTGCCCACTCTCCGAGGTGTTCTTCTTGGAGATCATCCCCTTGAGGAAGCCCTCGATCTGTCCCAGGGTCCGATGTACGGTGTTCCATTGTTCTTGCTGTTCCTGGATGTGGTGCTTCAAAGAGGTGGTGATTCCAACGATACCCTCTTCAGCCTGCGCGAGACGAGCCTCAAGACCGATGAGCCGCTCGGACAGCCCGGCGGTCTCTTTCTTCGAGGCACGTGAACGAATGGAGCCATCGAACTGATCGAGCTCATCGCGCAGTTCCTTCACTTCCTTTCGCAAGGAAGCTACTTCTGCATCAAGCCTGGTAGGAAGGGGGGCCACGGCCGCCTCGAGCTTTTCCAGCCGGGACATGACCCCCGACCCGAATCGCCAGAGAGACAGCGCGGCAGTTCCCAGGCCCGTGATAGCGGCGGGAACAACCTTCTCTGCGATAGTTGAAAGCTCGAAAGACATTGTGGTTCTCCTTCTAAGACCGAGTACATGACAAAGAAAAAGGCTGGTGATGGGGACCTAGTTGACCCACCACCAGCCCTCTCCCGCATTGTATCAGGCGTTCTGGTCGAAGGTCAGATCTGAACCAGTGGCATTGTTGGCCGAGCTGTCGATGAGCGAGACGTTGGTGATGGCCACCGGGACGACGCGCTCGAACTGCAGCGAGACCTGCTCCTGGTGGAGGACGCCTTGGCTGTCTGTCGACCACGAGTGGTTCGGCAGGTAGCAGCTCTCGGCGTACACCGCGCCCAGCGTGTTCTGGTTGGTGTCACGGATGTACACCAGCAGACCGATGGGCTGAGCGAAGAGATCGCTCGCCAGGTTCATGTAGATGTTCTCATACCCCGGGGGGATGATCACATTGTGCTTGTTCGGCATGCTGTCCGAGCCATCGTTGGAGAACATGCTCGGCACGAGCGTCGGGGAGAGCAGGTCCGAGTAGTAGGCGTACAGGATGCGGAGCAGCGAAGCCCCGTGGTAGTACACCCGACCCAAACCGATCTGCCCCATCGTCCGACCGGCGATGAAGTAGCTGCGCTCCGAACCGATCTCGTAGATGCGCGAGAAGTTGCGGTTGTGCGAGAGGCTGAAGTTCTGCACGACACCGATCGGGAAGACGATGCTGTCAGCCTTGCCGTCCGAGAGGGAGCCCTTGAACGCTGCCGCACCACCGATGTTGTTGAGGCGCGGGGGGCCAGCCGCAATGAGCGTGCACCCCGCGTTGGCGTAGTTGCCATCCACCAGCCCCGCCTGAACGAAGGCGGAGTGGGGAGACCATTCACTGAAGCTGCCGTTACCCATCTGGTTTCTCCTTCTTCTCGCTCACGATCAAACTTCGAGCGTGACCCTGATGTAGTTGCAGGGGAACGTCGGCTGTACTTGGATGACCACCAGGACAGAGTCCGGGGCCGCCGGGTCCTGAATGAGCTCCGACAGGCTCGCGCCGTTGAGGAAGCCGTTGTCGACGAGGAAGGAGAGCAGGCCCTGGATGACCTGACCCAGGCTGTCGATGAAGCCGGTCGTGATGTTGAACCGACCGATGAAGCTCCGCAGACCCCGTCGCACGAACTTCGCGGCGTAGTCGATCTGCTTGTTGATCGAGTCAGTGCGCGTCTCGACCGAGGTCATGTCCGTGGTGAGTGCCATCCGAGAGATGACCGGGGCGCCCTGGGCTTCCTGAACCTGGATGTCCACACCACCAGCGGCCATCTGGTTGAGATGCTTGGTCGAGTAGGTGTCGTTCGAGCCGATGACCCGGGTGAACCCGGCCACCGGGAAGTTCGTGAACGACGTGCTCGGCGACTGCTTGCCGATCATGCCCACGCGAGCCGCTGCCATGTAGAACCCATCGAGGACCTGCTCGAGACCGTTGACGGTCGCGGCGCAGGAGTCGGGGAAGAGCCTGGTCAGGCGGCGGTTGAGGTAGCTCTCGGCCACCGCAGCGACAGTCTCAACCACGCCGTCCTTGTCGACCGCCCCGTTGGTGAGCGTCAGTGCCGCGCCGCGGATGCGGACAGCAAAGGTCTCATTGATGAGGGCGCTCGGCAGGGGCGAGTCGTTGAGGTCCGTCTCAGCGTAGAAGTCATCGTCATTCGCACCAGCCGAGAAGGCCGTACGGATGGTGACGACCGAACCCGAGATGCTCTCGATCGAGTAGTGCTTGGTGTTGCTGGCGATGTCGAGGAACAGGCCCGTGGATTCAGCGAAGGTCCCGACAGGGTTGACGCCGGCCGACAGCAGAAGCTGTGCGAGACCGACAACACCCGTGTCGAAGAGCATCCCTGTAGAACCCTGGCTGTTACCCGAACCGGAGCACACCAGCTCGTCGAGCTTCTTGGTGGGGACCGCCGGGCAGGTCACCGCGCAGCGCTCGCCCTTCTGGTCAGCCGCGCTCATCGCCTTCACGTGCTCCGACAAGATACCGATGACAGTCTCGTCATTGGTGAGCGGCGCGATGGCGTAGACCTCGTTGTTCTCGAGGAGCTCGAAGGCCCGCGTGAACGCTTCGACCGTACCGAAGGGTGCGTCCGCAGCGATCTCGTCGATGCCAAGAGCAGTGATCTGCCCCCCGGGTGCGTTGATCAGCGCGAGCTGTGACGCCAGGCCCAAGGGGTTGAGGCTCGTCCGAGGAGAGATGAGCGAGTCAACCTCATCGAGGCTCGAGAAGCGCAGCAGCGCAGGCGTTGTAGCACTCGCCGAGACGTCCTTACGGACGGCATGGTACGAGAGGTACACCGAGGTCTTCGCACCCGACAGCACATTGCCGTTCGTGTCGCGAAGCACGTTGTGCTTGATCGTGACCTGGCCATCACCCTCGACGATGAGCTCAGGGGTCGGGCGTGTGGAGCTCGACACCGAGAGGTTCTTCGCCTGGATGAGGTAGAAGTCACCGAGGTGCGTGTTCAGGGGCAGCTGCTTGGAGAGCTTCAGCACTGAAGCGTTGCCCGCCACAGCCACCTGCGTGATGCGACCGACCAGCACGCCATCGACGTACAGGTCGTCTCCCGACACCGGCTTGTAAGGCGTGCCAGTGAACCTCTCGAAAGAAGCCTCCTGGCCAACCGTCAGACCGAGGTAGGTCGCCGCTTCCGTACCAGACGCTGCAACGATGAGCAGCTTCACGCCCTTGCCACCCGTGAGCGCACGGATGGAGAGCTTGTCGCCAGTCGCAACTTCAGCCACCGCGATGGCAGCGAAGGCCACGTTCAGGTTGAGCTTGCCGACGATCGTCGCAGCAGAAGAACCGCTGAGCAGACCCGTGAAGGTCGTCTCCACCTGCACGCCGCCGACATCGATCTTCAGGCTCTTGTTGTTCAGGACCGTGGGGTCCGGAGCCAGACCGGCCGTCAGGCTCACCGTACCGGTCAGCGAAGGGACCAGGCCAAGGGCGCCAAGAGCCGTACCGCCGACGATCTCGATGACCGCCTCTTCCCCGAGAGGAAGAAGAGAGTCCGTCTCGAGCAAGAGCTTGCCGCCCGAGGTCGAAGCGTTGAGACCCATGCCCGTGGTGAAGGCATCAAGCAAGGTGTGAACCGTGCCGGGTACCGTCGAGTTAGGGAACGTGAAGGTCTGCTCCTCGTAGCCGTTCGCCTTGAGGGTGACCGTCTTGTCGATGAAGTCAGCGGGGAAGAACGACCCAAGAGTCGTCAGACCCAGGCAGCTTGCAACCGTCGCGGCAGCCGTGAAGTTCGCCCCCGTCACCTTGACGAGGGGGGACAGTGCGTCCCCGTTGCCATCATCGATGATCTGAACGCTGGCTTCACCAGTGCCCAGGGAGTTGCCCGCGCCAAAGCCCAGGGCCGTTCGCGCATCGTTTGAAGGCGCAACATCAGCCACCACTTCGATGCTCGAGGCAAAGCCAGTGGTTCGCGAGGTGAGACGAAGACCACCATCGTTGGTGGCGACCATCTCGCCAAGCCCCTGGTTGATCATCTGCAGCAGGTCTACTGCGTCCACCGGCGTACCGAGGATGACCTGGATGGGGTCATCCCCATCGATCGAGACGTTCAGGTTCTTGCCGGAAAGAGTACCGCCGCCGCCGTAGAGACCTACGTCCGACAGAAGAGTCGTACCCTCGACACTTCCAGCCGAGCCCGTGCCACCAGTATGCAGAACCGACTCCGTGCGAGACAGCTCCTTCAGGTTCGTGGCCGCGCCGAGTGCCAGGAAGGCCCTGACGCTGTCGGCCTCGATGGCCACCTGAGAGAGGTTGCCGCGGGGATCAGGGAAGCTTGCCGTCGGCACCACGCACTTGAGCTGCGAGTACGCCGAGCTACCCGTGTAGAGGAAGCCTGCCGTCAGACCAAGGGCCGACAGCACGCTCAAACCCGTGCCAGTCATCACTTCGATGGTCTGGAAGTCTCCCGTGCCCACCGTCTTGACGACGAAGGCAGTCGTACCGAAGACAACCGCCAGAGCTTCAGTCACGCCAGCCAGAGCGAACGCCCTGTTGATCTGCGCGACCATGGAAGCGGGGGTGATGCTCGAGCCCGACAGGGTCACCGTGACATCTGGCCCGTGGTTGATCGACAGCACCAGCGTCAGGCCGTCCAGACCGCCGTAGACGGGGGGCGAACCACCCGCTGCGTCAGCGCTGAACATAGCCGGAAGGCTGATGAGTGAGCTGCTGTTGAGTTGACTGCCGCCCGCCGAAGACGGGACAACAACATCAACGATCTGCCTGCACAGGCCAACGATGCAGGGCACCAGGGTGGGTACCACAATAGTCGGACTCGTGGTCCTGAACTTCTGAGTAACCTCTACCCCAGGGCGTGCGAGTTCTGCCGCCATTGTGGTCTCCTTTTAGTCACACCTTGAACGTACCCGAGACAGAGTCCGACGAAGTCGATTCTTCCACGGTCTCTTGCTCTATGGGAAGAACACCACCAGTCTTACGAGGCAGAACTAGACGAGAGTTCGGCCTCGCAGGACGTACGGTGAGTGTCTTTGCGGGGTTGCGTGGATCTGGAATCCTGCGCAAACCATCATCGTTAGAAGTACCCCTAAGGGTGGGATAGGTCTCGTTCTGTTGAAACGAGGGGTTGTGTATCCCAGCCGGGTTGTATTCCTGTTGAACACTTTGTAGAGCAGCCCTTGCCGCTTGATCGAACTGGATGCCGATGTTCTGAAGGATCTGAGCGGCCAGCGGAGCGACCCTTGTCGTGCGCTGAAACTGGAAGGGGCTCTGGACAGAGGTAACGTACCACTCATCCGCTGAATCCCCAGCGACGACAGAGCCAGCAGGAGAAGGAGAAGACACTACAAAGTTTCTTCCTATCTCGAAGAAGCCGCTTTGCATGAGTAGATCTCGGTGCGCCCAGATCATCTCAGCAATGACCCATGCGAGTTGTTCACTCACCAGGTCAACGCGAGAACAACAGTTGATGCTCATCGTGCCAGGCACGAGGATCGTCTTCGTCTTCGCACCAGTGTTGAACTGGTACGAGAGCATGTCGTCGATCCCGAAGTTGTACGACTGCACGGGACCACGAGTGAAGTTGATGGCGGGGCGTGAGCCGATGCGCCTGAGATGGATCGGGTTCTCGTCTGTGATGACGACCTCGGTCCTCTCTTCATCCTCGTCCCAGTGATAGCCGCTGCCAACCGGAGCAGCCTTGAACAGCCCCTGAACGAACGCTGCGTACAACGTGCGTACATGCTGAAGGGGCGTGTACTTGAAGGTGCTAACCGGAAGTTCATCAACCTCGTTTCCTGGAATCTTCGAGGACACGTCTCATCTCCTCCGACTGCCGAGCCTGGTGCAGAGCGTACGCTAGTCCGCTCGCACCACCCAGCAGGGGGGCTGCGACCGACAAGTACTTCTTCGGGATGCCAGGGGTTTTGGTGATGTGCCCGTACAGCTTATCAGCCAGATGTGCGCCTCCTGCACCGGCCAACGTACCGACAGCCATGCCCCCAAGACCCGCCCCAGCGACCTCCAGGTTCTTACGCATGGGGGACTTCTCCTCCACGCCGGCGATCTTGAGCAAGGACTCTCCGTGTACTGGGAGGTAGTCGAGAAGAAAGGGCAGGCTCATTTGTCTGGGTCCGTGTACGTGGTGGGGTACAGGGAGAAGATACCGGGGATCTCTTCTCGCTCGAACGTCTCGAGGTTCATCGGGTTGGTGAAGTTCCTAGAGGGGCTAAGCGCCAGGTCCTTCAGCTCTTCCTGCAGGTTGATCGGGAAGGCGTACTCCACGTCTGAGGTGGGGATCTCATGGAGCTGTATCTCGTAGTGAACTGGGCTGCGGCCATGCTCAGTCTGGTTCACCGAGACCACACGCCACCGCTTGTTCTCCGCCTCGATGACCACATCCCTCGGCTTGAGCGGGCCGAAGTAAGCAACGCGGGCGTTGTTGTTCTGCTGCTGGGTGGGACCCGTGGCCGAGTTCTGTTCTCCCAGCATATCGTTGGTGTCGATCTGCATCCAGAGCTCGATGGGGCTCAGGTACCCACGGATGAAGCCCGTGTCGAAGCAGGTACGACAGCCTTGGCAGGTGCGCTTGGCCAGCGTCTTGTTCCACCGGGGGCAGCGCTGACCGAACGTACGAACAGGTAGCAGCCACACCCTGCGCCCTGCAAACTCTCGCATCAGCAGCTGGAAGTGACGGCGGAGTTCGAGGGCCATGAGGTCAGCGTCTGGCTGAACATCAACGGGACCGAACTCCTCCGTCTCCTCCGTACTCTTCTTCGTGACGACGATCTTGTACTGGAGCTGGCGAGACGTGTGGAACGAGGGCTTCTGCCGGTCGAGGAAGAGGTACCTGTCCTCGAACGGAATGCTGATCGCCTCCCAAGGCCCGGCCATCGACTCCGACCTGAGGACTTGCAGGGTGTAGTCGAGGACATCTTCAGAAGTGTCTTCGATCTCCCACGAGACCTCGTTGTAGTCGACGTCGAGTGACCGGACCTTGAGTTGGGCGATCTTGAGCATCAGGCGCTCGCAGCCTCAGGCTGAGCGTGAATGCCCGTGCGCTTCACGTCCATGAGATGAGACGACAGGTCCTTGTTACTGAAGCCGGCTGCACGACCCGTGTCCTTGATGCGCTTGTTCACGCCTGCCTTGAGAGCCTCAGCCACGCTCAAGCCAGGGGCCTTCTTCGCAATCCGGCGGGCGTCATGCGCGATGTGCCCGCCCAGGCCGATGGCACCACCAGCTGCACCACCAAGCAGGCCGTGACCGATCGCCTTGCCCACGCTGCCATCAGGACCCGACATGCCTTCAGCTGCCCCGCCTGCAGCACCAACAGCCGCCCCGATGAGGGCCGGCTTGTTCTTCAGCAGACCCTTACCCAAACCACCAGCGACTCCTCGCACAGTGGCCATGTCGAGGGCCATCTTCGCCATGTCGCTGCGGGCCATCATCCGGCCCATCTGGTCAGCCGATGCGAACTTCTCACGGCTCACCATGTTCAGCGCCATGCTGGCCTTGGCCATCTGCGGAACGCCGCCCATCATTCCGCCCATCGCCCCGGTCATCGCCTGACGAGCTCGGCCCCACAGGCCCTTTGCTGCGCCGGCGACTGCCTGACCCGCACCCTGCAGCATGCCTTGCTGAGGAGCTGGGCGTGCAGGTGCTGCGGCCGGTGCAGGAGCACCGCCACCACCGAAGAAGCTTGCTGCTGCGGGGTGAGGTGCCGGTGCCGGACCCCCGCCGCCACCGAAGAAGCTCGCAGCCGCAGGGTGGCTAGCCGCCGGAGAAGACGGGGCGTTATGAAGAGCATCAGGACTGCGAGGCTGAGGAGCAGCCCCCAACCGACCCATGGTGCTGTCCATCTGCTTGGTGTAGTGGCTGTCTATCTTCGCTTGAAACTGCTGAGGGGAGACGTTGAAGACCGACTTGGCGTGGTCGAGCGCACTGTTGGCGGGTTGGAAGGGAGCTGTCCGTGATGCCGGAGCTGCCGCGGCTGCAGCAGGAGCTGCTGCCGGAGCTGCCTTTGCAACGCCCCTACCCGTAAAGCCTCCGCGACCCCCCATGCCGCCTACGCGGCTACCGAAGCTGGCTCCACCGAAACCGAAGGAGACCTTGTCCATCCCTGCAAGGATGTGGGCGATCTTCGGGTTGGCAGACATGCCTGGGTCACCGGCCGGAGGGGGCGGGGGCGGAGCACCCTGGTCTGGCGGCGGAGGCCCGCCGGGATCTTCACCGCCTTCACCACCACCCGACTCCATCTCCATGAGCTTGAGATCGAGCATCTTCTTCTGGAGACGAAGGCTGTCCATCGTCTTCCAGTGAGACTGAGTGTCTTCCATCTGCCTCTTCTGCAGGTCAGCCACGTCCGCCTCGAGCTCCTGACGCTCGAGCGCAATGGCCTCCTCGAAGAGAGGCGTGTCCTTGAACTTCTCGATCCACTCGTGGCTGCCACTACCAGAGTCGCAGTTGAGCATCGACGAGAGCTTCAGCTGCCCTGAAGCGATCTTCTCGAGGGTGCCCACTGGGAGCCGCTTGATGAGCGAGACGATCTGCTCGTCCTGCCCGGCCTGCATGCTTTGGTCGTATGCGACCTTCAGGAACTCGTTCAGCATCTCGCCCTCACTTCTTTCCGCGACCCAGGATGTTCATGACGTCTTTGCCGAAGTGACCTCCGGCAGCCCCACTAACCGCGCCCATTCCAGCACCAATGGCCGTCGAAGCACCAGGGTGCTGCTTCGAGAAGTCCGCCATCCCAAGCCTCGCCTTTGACTGGGCAAGACTCAGAGACTCGGCAAACGACCGACTATCACCCTTGCTTTCGAGACCTTTGACCTTGTTCTTCAGGTCATCACCACCGCTGAACTGCTGGGCGTAACCAAGCCCACCACCGGCAAGAGCACCCAAGGCACCCCCAAGCAACTGCTCCTTCGAGACGCTGCCCATCTTCTGCTCACCACCTGGGGGAGCTGCTGGAGGAGGCGCTGCGGGGGGCTGACCTTGAGAAGCATCCTGTGGCGGTGCTTCTGCAGGAGGTGCCGCCGCCGGCGGAGCCCCACCAGGTGGCGCACCTTCAGGGGGTGGCCCACCTTGCGATGGGTTCTGAGGAGGCTGCGCTGCTGCATCCGCCGGGGCTTGCTGGTCCTGAGCCCCTGACTCCACGCCAGCTTCCTGGGTCGTGGCTGGAGGGGGAGGCTGCTGAGCCAGCTGCATGAGCGACTGCCGCATGGCCTGCATCGAGTCACGCATCTGGGCGGTGAGGCCCTGCTGCTGAATGAGCTCGTTGGAAGAAGCGAGTGTGCGCTGCATGGCCGACGTAGCAGCGGCCTGCGCTGCTTGAGCCGACTGCATGGCCTGCTGCTGAACCTGCTGAGCCTGCTGCATGCTGCTGTCGACGGTCTGCTGCAGCTGCTGGCTCTGCTGCGTCACCTGGTCGAGCTGCTGCTGCATGCCTTGGATCTGCTGGTCCTTGGACTGAGCTTCCTGCGAGGCCTGCTGGAACTTCTCCTTGTAGAACTCGCTTTGAGCCTGCTCAGCCCCGTCCGAACCAGCCTGCTCAGCAGCGAGGTACTGGCTGATGTCGCCCTGGGCACCGCCGGTGAGCTCGTCGAAGGCGCGCTTGAGCATCGCCGACGCCTTCTCGTGGTTCTTCTTGTAGGCGTAGGCATCTGCTTCACCGCCCACGTCCTTGCCGGCCTTACCACCAAGGTGCTGACCAAGAGCCGCTGCGGCTACCGTCGACAGGGCTCCGCCCTTGCCATGCTTGTGAGCTGCGTAGCCAGCACCGGCGCCCCCACCCAGACGACCCACCATCTCGAGCGCACGTTCGGCCCGAGTGTGGTCGTGGTGCTCGAACTTGGCCGCAAGAGAAGCCGTAGCCCGGCGCTTGCCAGTCTCGTACTCCTCATCTGAGGCGAGCTTGGTTCCGAGCTGCGTGGTGTAGTCGACACCCTCAGGGGTGTACGTCTTGGCCGGCAGACCGTTGAGCATCTGCAGCATGCGCTCGGAGTGGTAGCCCTCTGTGCCAGGCAGAACCTTCTCTGCGTAGGCAGGGGCTGCCTGCTTGACCATCAAGAAGTAAGCGGCTGCTTCTTCGAGAGGCAGTCCTTTGGAGAACATGTCGTCGAAGGTCATCGATCACTCCTGGCAGATGGCCACGTGGGCGTTGTCGGGGGTCGTGTAAGCCTGCACCAGGAAGGGGGCAGCAGGAGCCACATAGGCGTTGCCGTAGACCAGCCCCACCACATGCCCATCTGCTGCACCATCGAAGCCGAGGTAGGCGCGAGCTGGTTCAGCTACAGCTGACCCGATGTCGACCCCGTTGGTAGGAACCGCCTCCCTGATGACCAGACGTCCATGGATGAGAGAGACATTCAGGCCAGCAACAGCCGCTTCGATCTGCGCTTTGATCTCCCCAAAGGGAAGAATGCTGTCGCCGCTGGTGCTTGGAAGGAAGGTCACCGAGCCGGCGGGGGTCGTGAAGGTGGCCGTCAGGCCAACGAGCCCGGCCAGGCCAGCGCTGCCGACCTGGGCTCCAACGATGGCGCCGTTCAGGTGCAGCTCCATCTCGGCGATCGACTGGAACTTGTAGATCTTCAGCATGGCTTGTCCTCAGTAACCAAAGCTCGCGTAGCTCTGGTTCGTTGACCAGTACTCAGAGTGAACGCCAGAATAGGCCGAGTTGAACATGGCACCAATGTTCATGGCCACCTTGACCTTCAGCTTCATCTGCTCTGTCGTAGACTGGAACTTCTGCAACCATCCCATCAGTTGAGGCGTCTTGTCGTTGACCCCGACGGTGATGTTGCCGTTCGTGTAGTTGATCTGGTTGCGAGTCTGCAGAAGACCCACGCTCTCGATGAGAGAGCAGCAGGTCATGCGCAGAAGAAGGGCCTGCTGGTTCATCCCCAGCATCCCTTCCAAGGAAGTGGTTCCCAGGAAGGGGGGCGTGCCATTGAAGTCACTGAGGGCATCGAGAATGGCCCAGGCAATCTGCCTGTCTGTGTTCTCGACACCCGCTGTGAGCCGATTGAGCTCAGGGAAGTCTCGAAGGTAGTTGCGGGTCATCTGAATGAAGGCCCGCGACATCGCACTCATCCCCGGGATGCCCTGAAGCGTCTCCATGTCAGCCCCTCTTCTTCTGTTCCTTCTTCACCACGTAGCTCGGTGGAAGGACGTTGACCGAGGCCATGCCGTCCTTCACGTACCCACGAAGAGCTCTTCGGACCTGGTCGGAGTCCTGCACCTCACAGCCCTCCCCTGGGTTGATGACCCAGCGGTGAACGATGATGGGCTGGTTCGACAGGCCTCGCTCCTTGAGCGCGGGCGTCTCGACGTCCGTCAGGTTGAAGATCTTCACCGGTTCTTCTTACCCTGGTGATGCTTGGGCAGGTCGTTCGTCGTCCTCTCGGACGGGAAGTCGATGGGAACGTCGATCGCAGCATCCGGAGGAGCCACGGGCATCGAGAAGTCGAAGGGTACCGGCTCGTCTTGGAGCAGAGGGCCCTTGAGCGTGGGCAGAACAGGATCGTTCTGGACGCAGTCGACCTTCATGTCGGGAGCCTTGGGCTCGACAGAAGGGCTGGCTTCGAGTGTCTCGACATCGAAGGGGCGAAGGTCGAGGGTCGTGACCTCGAGTGTCCCACTCTTCACGCCGGCGCGGATCTCCTCGAGGTGAGTGAGAAGCATCTCCTCGTTGAGCTTCAGCGGCCTGCCACGGATGAGCCGGTGGTTGGCGTTGAGGACGTAGATACAGAGACCCTGGTGGGAGGCACGCGCTGCCCGGAGGTTGCGGTTAGCAATCGACCTGGAAGCATTATGCAGAAGTAGATCCATGAGTTTTGTCTCCTGAAAGCCAAAGGGCGCCGGCACCACCCGGCACCGGCGCCCTTCGTCCTGGCTAGGACCAGCCTACCAGACTCAGTAGGTCGTGATCTGCGGGAACCGCAGGCCCTGCTCGACCTTGTTGTTCACGGCGCCGATCGCATCCTCGGAGACCGGGATGAAGTTCTGCAGCAGCGAGTTGCTGTCCGTCACGGGGTTCGCATCGCCCGAGTACAGCTCGAGCTTGCGGACGGCCGCGATGTTGATCACGCCCATGCCGATGTCTTCCCAGGCCTGGAACGTGATGACGTTCGCGATCTTGTCGATGTAGAACTTCGTGTTGTTCAACACGTAGAACTTCCCGAAGAACTCAGGCTTGGTGAAGCAGTAGATGTTGCCCGGACGGAGGATGTCCGTCTTGATCGTGCGGATGTACGCACGGCCGAGCAGCGTGTTGTACTTGTAGCCATCGACCGTGGTCTCCGACTGCAGACGATCGCCGAAGTCCTCGACCGTCCACTGCAGGAGATCGTCCCAGTCGGTCTCCGTCATCAGCAGACGCTCAGCCCGCAGGCGGTTGCCGTCGAGCATCTTGAACAGGTTCACGATGTCGGGGCGCTGCACGGGGCGAACCACCGCGTTGTTGGCACCAGCCGTACGCGCGAGCTCACCCTTGCGGATCGAGAACTCGGCAACGGTGCCAGCGTTCGTGCTGGTGTAGTTGAGGGCAGTGGGGGTACCACCGTTGGCCTCGGTCTGAAGCGCTTGGCAAGCCGCCTCGATGTGGATCGTGAACTCGCGGTCCTCGATCTCCTGGATGTCCTTCACCGAGTTCTCCTCGATGATCTTCGTGATCGGCATCTCGTAGGCGAGCAGCTCCTGCTCGGTCTTCTGGAAGACCTCCGAGGCGATCGTGAAGAAGGCAATCTCTGCCTTCGGACCACGGATGAACCGTGCCGTGGGCTGGCCACGGAAGCTGATGCTCATGGCACGCGAGCGGGGCTCGACGTCCACGATCTTCACCAGGGTGTCATGGTTGACGGACCGCTGACAGTCCGTGCGGGTGACCTGCTCCGGCGGCAGAACCTTGCGGGCGTAGCTGACTTCGCGCAGACGGTCACGGATGTACGAACCGCCGTACTCCGCCACCTTCTCGCGACCTTCAGCCGACCCGAGCTTCGCCGTGAAGAGCTCATTCAGAACTCGTGCGGGGACCATATTAGTTCTCCTTGTCCTTCTTCTTCTGGCAGCTCAGGTCGTGCCGTTACGGACGGCCCAACCCTGCATGAAACGCAGCTGACCGCTCGAGGGCAGCTTGGTGACGTATCCGACGACCGGGCCGTTGCTCGCGTAGCTCGAGCCGACGAGGCCCGAGAACTTGCGCGTGCCGCCCTCGGCCAGAGCGAGCGTGATGGTGCACACGCGCAGCGGCTGGAACAGCGTGGTGATGGCAGCGCCACCAGCCGCGCTCGACGCATCGTAGATGCGGGTGTTCCACTCGTACTGACCGAGCATCAGCACGGGAACCTTCTTCTCGGCCGACGCCTGGATGTCGTACCGACCACGCTCAGCCCACAGGGGCATCGCGATGACAGTGGCCAGGGCGTCAGCAACGGTGACGTCGGTGGCGCGCTTGGCCTTGCCCTGCGAAGTACCCGGAGTCGAGTCGAGTGTGAGCCATTCGCCGTCGACAAGGCAAAGGGCGTTCATGGGGTTGACCAGCGTCGCATCAGCGAGCATCCAGTCACGACGGTGAGCCAGGTTGACGTCAGTCACAGGCTCGAAGTTGACCCTCTGGACAGTGGACATAGTATCTCTCCTGTTGAACTAGGCTTGGCTTCGAGCCGTAAGCCGATGGTTCCGTGAAGGAACCGAATGAAGTCGGACGCCCCTTCGGGCGCCTGCGTGTCGTTGTTACCGCCGACCAGATGGCCGATCTTCTCGCCCATGTTCGGGCCCACGAGATCAACCGCCGCAGCGATCTTCTCGAGCTTGCCCTCCTCGGCCGCCTTCTCCATCTGGGCGACTAGGCTCTCGTAGGGGACATCCGACTGGATGCCCTTCTCGTGCATCGCCGAAGCGACCTTCTCGGCCTCTTCGTGACGCATGCGGGCCTGGGCTTCCTTCTTCCAGAAGTCCCTTTCCCCGGCGAGTTGGGTGATCGCGGAAGCGCTCTTGGTGAGGAGGTCCTGGACCTGCGCGCTGCTCAGCTTGTTCATGTTCAGCACTCCCCGCCGTCGAAGGCGTTCTTCTCGCGCCTGGGCGAATCTTTGCGCGTCTCTTTGTCCGCCTCGGAGGCGATCTTCTGGAGAAGCATCTGGGCTGCCGCTTGCGCCGTCTGGTCAGAGGCGAGCTTGTGGCCAGCCTCTCCCGAGTGGGCGAACGCCTGCTGCAGCGTGGTGTCGGTGGCCTGCGTGAGAGCAGGCTCGTTGAAGTACTTGCCCAGCTCCGCTTTGCGGAGGCTGTAAGCCGAGTTGCGCTTGAGGTTGATGGCCGCCTCGTTCGAGGAGATCATCGAGGTCTGGCTGCCGTAGCCGCCGGCGACAGGCTGACCGCCAGGCTCACCCGAGGCAGACGACTGGGGAGGCGTTGCCGCACCGCCGCCAGAGATCTGAGCCGGGTTGATGGCGTCTTCTGCCTGCTTGCGGAGACCGATGAGAGCATTGGCGAGAGACGCGCTCGCTGCCTTCTCCTCGGGCATCTCTTCATGGCGAGCGTTGAACGCCGTGTGGCCACCGAGAGCGCCAAGTGCGGTGTTGAGACCAACGCCGCCCTTGAGTGCGCCCATCGCAGCTTCACGAAGGTTGCCAGCACCCTGCATGCCCCGAAGAGCACCGATTGCCGAACCACCGAGAGCACCACGAGCAGCTGCGCCATCAGCCGAGTCAGCTCCGTAGCCGGCAAGAGCACCAGCCCCGCCGTATGCGAGACCCTTGCCGAGACCAGCAGCGGCACCACCGAGACCACCGAGTGCAGCTCCACCAGCTCCGCCCATGGCACCACGGCCAAGCATCGAAGCCTCGCTGCCCATCAGTCTCTCACCAAGAGCGCTGCCTGCTCCGCCCATGGCACCGAGGGCGCCACCTGCGAGAGCTCCACCACCAGCCCCGAGAGCGGCAGTCGTACCAGCTGAACGCATCACCGCGTTACGGAGACGCTCCGAGTCTTCCATCGCCTCTGGGTCTTCTTCCGCAACCTTCGACAGGGCGCGAGCAACCTTCAGCTTCGCCGATGCGGTCTTGCCGCCACCGGAGAGAGCTGTCTGCTGCTGACCAGAACCGCCGGGGGGCGAGTCCATGGTGTTCTGCATCTGGTTGGCAGGGCCCGTGTTGGACGCCTGCATCCCCGGGTTCATCGGGGGCTGAGCGTGACCCTTGCCCTGGCCACCGGGGCCGGGGGGAGACTCACCACTCGTCGACTGGGAGACAGCGAGCGCGTTCGGGCCGGTACCAGGACCGATGTCCGAAGCCTGCTTGATCTGACCAGCCGCCCAGGCACATGCCTCCGCCAGCTTCTCAGCGTAGTCGGTGGGGATGCTCTGGTTGTCCTGCGTGTTGATGGGGGCAGCGGAAGCAGTCTTCTCGTGCCGAGCTGCCTCTGAGCGAACCATCCGCTCAGTAGCCCCTGCCATCGCTTCCTTGACGAGGTCTTGGAGCAGACCGCGATTGTGGGTTGGCATTATTGATTCCTCTGAAGAAGTAGAGCGACGGTGGGGGGAGGTGGAGGAAGGGGCCGGGCTTTCACCCGGCCCCCTCCTGGTCGATCACTCGTTCCAGGTGACCGGGTAGCCGGCAGCCTCGAGCAGCTCGATCGAGCGGACATCAACCGCCGACTCGAGGTCGGGAGCCGAAGCCACCTTCACGCTGTCGCTCTCCGAGACGCCGAGGGTCAGCACCGAGAAGACACGCTGAGCGGCCTCGTCGGCATCCCAACCAGCCGACGCGGCCTTCTCGACCGCCAGCTCACTGGCCAGATCGTCGAGAGCCGAGCCCTCTTTGACCTTGTCGTGAACCTTCTTCGCGCCGTAGGCCGCACCGCCAGCAGCTGCTGCACCAGCGGCGTGAATAGCTGCACCAACCGCCTTGGACTTGCCCTCACTCGCTTTCCAGCCGGCCTTGTGGGACGTGCGGTCGGCTGCGTTCATCGCACGGCGACCAGTGGCCTCCATGTGCGTGGAGACCCCCTCGCTGACCCTCTTGCCGATGTGGCTGAGAGGCGCCTTGAGGCGATCGATGAACTTCGATCCGTCTGCTGGGGCCTTGCCGGCGATCTTGGTGAGCTCCTGGACGTAGGCATGAGCCATCACGCGACCGAGGTAGTCGGCTTCGGCAACCTTCGCCATGGCCTCCTTCTTCTCCTCGTGCTCTTCCTTCGCCTTCTCGACCTTCTCCTCTTTCTCCTCTTTCTCGCCCTCGTCCTCGGCGAGCTTGTTCATGTTCTCGACCCACTGGCCGTAGATGCCACGAACCTGGGCATCGGGCATCGAGTTGAGGTCGAGGCCATTGGCCTCTGCCGTCTTGACGAAGAGGTCGACGGAAGCGTCCTTCTCGAAGGCTTCCTGCTGGGCGCTGGAGTTGCCGGTTCCGTAGTGGGCGGCGAGGAGTTCGTTCATGCTCATGGTGGTGTCCCTTGGTTCTTGATCAGTTGAGGATTACGCGCTGCGTGTTCCTCGAGGGGGAACCCCTCTCCACGCCGGCTTTCGCCCGAGTTACAGAAGGCCCCCGTAGATGTCAGCGCCCAACTCGTCCCAGAAAGCGTCCCGCAGATAGTGGACCGTGAGGGGAGTGAAGAGCTGATCAACTGGTGCCGACGCCAGCTTACTGAACTCACTACCCCTTGGGGCAGATGCGTTCAGAAGTCCTTGTGCGCCGCTCACCAGATCCATGAGAGTTGTTCGGTACCCGTTGTAGGCAGCTCCTATCTTACGCAGCACTTCTGAGGGATGGGAAGAAGAGGCCCTCTTCTCACCCCCGTCGCTCTTCTTCATCACAAGTACACGATGCTCAATCGCAGGCGCGAGAGCAGAGCGTGATTCCATGAGAGGGAGAAGAAGTCTTGCAAGTGAAGGAAGGAAGGAAGCGTGGCCGAGAGACATACTCTCAGTATCTTTCGATCTGGGGAAGACGATGTTCCGACGATCAAAGTCGTCAGCCATGTCTCTCCGTCCGATCTGAATCAAGACGATACGCTGAAACTCCCTGGGACGAAGAACGATGCCCAAACCACCAGAAGTAGACAGGGAGCTGGGCAGGTCATGTTTCCCGAGTGCATCAAGCACATCATCAGGCAAATCTTCTTCTTCTCTCGACAGAGTGGCCACCGCCTTGCCAGCGAACTGGCTCGGCACAATGTCCTTGATGATCTCACTCTTCTTGAGCTTCGCGTCCTTGTATTGGAACGCTTCCTTGAAGATTGACTCGTTGAGAGAAGCCGTCTTTTCCCCAACGGTCATCTCGTCGTAGCCGAGCTTCTCCGCCTCATAGGCAGAAGAGCCGAACGAATAGACGCGCCCCTCAGACGCGATCTTCATCATCGTCTTGGCTGTCTTGTCAGCCCCGATGAAGACGAAAGAGATGTCGAAGAACTTCGGGAAGTCGTTGTAGACGTACACCTTCCGGCCATCGGCCAGAATCTTGTTCATCTGATTGCGAGCGTGCTCGCAATAGTCCTTCCGAGTGATCGACACGCCCCGGATAGGGGTCTTCTTATGGATGGCGAGGATGGCCTGGCCCGGAGACGCGTGCTTCTTCGGGTCGAAGGTGGCAGCCGCCTCGTGGTACCGCTTCCAATCGAGGCAGATGGAGCACGTATCGAAGGGCACCTTGCAGCCCATCGAGACATCCGGAAACATGCCCTGGCTGAGCTTGTCCCAGACCTGCGTGCCCCCGTACTCCTGGCACTTGAGCTTATCGACCCGAGTAACGAGCTCGACGCGCTTGAGCCTCGGGTGCCAGACAGCCAGCTCCACCTCACCGAAGGCGCGGCCTGCGTCCTTGTTGCGATGGTGGGCGTAGGGGTGGGCTGAATAGAAGGTCGGGTAGCCGTACGCCCAATCCTTCGCCTTGATCTTGTCGAGCAAAGGGTTGCCCGTCCAATCATCAGGGCGATGGATCAGGGCAGCTTCTGGGAAGTGATCGCCGTTGACATTGGAGCCGAAGAACTCTCCGGCCCCCATGGCATTGACGAGGTTGTACGCTGCATCATTCCGGGGCCTGAGCGACTCGATATACTTGACGACGTCAGGAAGAAGTGTGGCTGATGCGGTCTTCTCGAAGTACGCATCAGACGCTTTGTTGAAGAGCGGGATGACCGTTGGGCCAGTCTCGCTCTCACCCCAGTATGTGCAGAGCTTGTACATAAGGGGCCCTGACCGCCCTTGTTGTTGCGGCGCTGGTAGGGCTTGGCGACGACCTTGGGCTTGAGCGACTCGGCGAACGAGTTACCTGCGTGCTCACCACCCCTACGCCACGAATCAGCCATGGGGGACTTGAACTTGTCGGAGGCCGACAGGCTCTCGGTGAGGATGCCACCGGCTGACATGGGGTTGTCGGCCATGCGGCGCAGATAGGTCCCGGCGACGATCGGGTCCTTGGCGAAGTTCGGATTCATGTTCCGAAGCGACGAGTACATCTGGTTGAACATCTTCGGGTCGCGCTCGTGATGCTCATGCAGGTCCGGGTTCAGTTCCAAGATCTGCTTGAAGTCGTGCGACTTGGTGGCCGCATCGTAGATCTTGCCAGCGGCCATGCCGGCGCCGGCGAAGGCAACTCCGGCAGCAGCCATCCCAAGACCCTGCGTCATCGCATGGCCGAAGCCCTTGGCAGCTTCACCACCGAAGGCGACCTTCTCCTGGGGCTCGCCGTACTGGGCGTAGAAGTCATCGAGGGGGTTAGACATCAGCCGCCTCCGCTCTGGAGCATCTGCTCGAGGTAGTTGTGCTCTTGCGTCCCAGGGATGGCGGCCAGCGTTTGGTACTTCGCCTTCTGGAACGTGGGGTCGTACTTGAGGTTCCGGCGGTAGGCCTCGTGGGCCAAGACAGCGGGGGCAGCGACAGCGCCGACTTGGGCTGCAGTGCCGAAGCCCTGGCCTTTGCCCTTACCCATGAGCACTTCACCGACAGCCCTGCCCCCCTTGCCCGCGTACTCGACGCCCTTCTTGGCAGCGTTGACGCCCTTCATGAGCAGGCCTTCACTGGCTGCTCGCTTCACGAAGGAGGTGAGCACGTCGAGGTTGTCCTTGACGTAGTCGCGCTCTGTTCGGAGGGAGGCCACCTTGGTCAGCACTTCGCAGTAGTCCTGGAAGTCTTTGATCAGAGGGTGCTCGGGGTTGGGGTTACCAACCGAGGCCGTCTTCTCGATCGACTCGACCATGTCTACCTGCGAGCGGAAGACACCGTTCTCCATCAGCTCCGGGAGGACCTGACGGAAGGCGACCTTCACGTACTCACCCGTAGGCGCGAAGTTCTCCCAGATCTGAGCGACCTCGCCGAGGCTGTGACCAGAGAGGGCAGCCTGCTTGACGTTGTAGAAGTTCCTCGTTCGGAGGTCGTCGTACATCGTCTCGAGGCCGGAGATATGAGCGGTCAGGCTCTCGTAGGAGGAGGCGAGCTTGTCGCGCAGGGCAATAGCATCACCGAGGGGGTTCTCGTCTGGCAGGGCACTGGCCTCCTTGCCGAACATGTCCTCGAGCTCTCGCTCATGAAAACGCGATGCCTTCTTCTCCTTGGCAGGAGGGGGCTGGCTGTAGTCGCTCGAGCCACGGCTGAAGTGGGCAACGCCGGCGCTCTTGTTGAGCTCCTGCAGAACGTACCCAGGGCTCGCCGGCTCCTGGCCGCCGAAGTCCACGACCTTGTGGCCAGCCTCGCCGGCTTTGGAGAACTCGGTGAGGTAGGCGTCCGTGTTGGCGAACTCAACAACACGCTTGATCTGTTCGGCCGACAGACTCGCTGTCTTCACGGTCTGTACGACCGCCTCGTTGAGAGTGGAGTATCGCCCCTCGGACCAGCGCGCAGCCGCGTGCTTGCCCAGAACCTGGAGCTGCTCGCCGTCCATTCGGCGAGCCTTCATCTGCTGCAGCAAACCGTGGTCTGACATTCACTGCTCCTTCAAGAATCCGTTACAAGAAGTACCATGGATAAAAAACTCATGGGAAGCTGGCCCCGGCTGGTCTCCGTGCTGGAAGCAGCCGAGATGCTTTCGGTTTCTGTCGATCAAGTCCATCGCTGGAACCGGGATGGTCTACTAGAGGCTGAGTACCCAGAGGGAAGAAGAGGGGGGAAGTACTTCCAGACGGAAGACATCCAGACCCTCATAGAAGCTCGGGCCAGCAAGACGCTCTCTGACCATGATGTGAAGATTCTAGCCCTTCAGTCTCTGGTCTCCTCCAAGAGGGCAGAACGAAAACTCGATGAGCTGCTTGGGATGCTCGGTGTTTCGGACGTGAAGCTCGGTACCTCGAGGGAGGAGGTCTTGGCTTTCTTCGTCGAGGTAGAGGACGAGATCAAGGAGGGTGAGCCGCTCCTACCCGAGGAGGCGATCGGCTGGGCCAAGCGGATGCTGGGCATCACCGAGGAGTACCTGGAGCTAGTGAAGGAGCACACGTTCATGCTCGAGCCCTGGGTCCCGTACATGCAGCTCTCCAAGAAGCTGCACGACAAGTTCCCAGCAGGGCAGGCAGGGGCCTACCTCTCTCACGCCATCCGTAATCTTCGGCACACGGCGTACTTCTACGTGCGTCGGGCGGATGGGGTGAGAGAGGCGACGAAGCGCTTTCCCGAGGGTGGCGTGACGAGCCAGCTCCTCGGGATCATGTTTCCGAAGAGCTAACCCTTGGTTCGTTGGCCCCGAGTAACCGCCGAGGTTGGGGCCACCGCTCCGAGCGTTCTCTTTCTTCGGGGTGATGATGTCCGGCCTGGGGTGGATGATCATCGAGCCAACGAAGCAGTAGATGATAGAGTGCAACGCATCATCAGGCCGATCGGGCCTGTGCTGGTACTGGATCATGTGAAGAGACTGGTTGTACTCTGTGAAGATGTTCAGGATGTCTTGCCCGAACGGCTCACGGAACTCTTCCCACCTGGGGAACATGATCTGCTTGCGCTTGATGGCCGTGAAGACATCGCTCACGACTTCCGTCTTGTGCACCTTCCAACGCTGCAGCTTACCGTCCCACTCGACCTTCTTCTTGTTACGGGCCATGTACTGGAAGCGGTGCACGCGCTGGGTGCCGAAGCGACGGATCAAGTAGGCGTTGTTGTTGAAGCCACCGCCGTAGTCGCACCCGATGATGCGGACGTTGTACGCATGCAGGATGCGCTTGATCTTCTCGAGCTGGATCTCAGGGTCCGTGTCTTCACCCGTGAAGCGGTGGATGAAGAAGATCTTGAACTTCATCCCGTCGTAGTAGCCGAGACTCATGACCGTGTAGCTGTTCTCGCCCGTGTTACCTTGGTACGCGATGCTTCCGTTACGCTCTGTGACGATGTACCCCGAAGGCACGGCGCAGCAGTACACCTTGCCCGCATAGGGGACGTGCTTCACCGCCGTGGAGGGGGTGTTGAACTGGTAGTCTCGGCCCTCCGACCACAAGGCTCTCCAGCGCGTCTTCCGGTTCCCCTCCGCAGGCTTGTGCAGCTTCACGGAGCACCGAAGACCGAGCTTTATGCAGATCTCCTGGAAGTCCTCGCACAGCCCTTTTGACGTCGAATAGAAGGCCCCTCCTGTGCAGCCCTCCCGAGGGTCCGTGTAACCGTCTCCGTCTACCAGGGCCTGAAACAAGATCCGAAGCTGCCTTTGGCCGAGGCCGAGGAACTCCCGTGGGATACGCTTCTCGTCCCCTTCGACCCCTACGTTCTGGGCGTACCACGCCCAGTACTGCTTGCCGTAAATGGTCCAGTTGACGTCCCCAGTCTTTGGGTTCGGGAACGCCTTGAACGAGACCCCCACCCGGTCGAGAGACGCCTGCATCTTGAGGTAGGTCTCGTGGTTGACCGTCTCCCTCTGCGACATCTTGAGGCAGGACGGGCGGCCCCCATCAAAGCAGACCCCGCCCTCTGTCACGAGATAGCCGAGTAGCTCCAACCAGTCGTCCATGGGGACGGTCTTGTCCTCAGAGCCCTTGTACCCAGGGCTCGTCGGCAGCCCCGGCAGCGTGAAGGCCTGCTTCTCCTCTCCTTGCCAGTCGACGTAGCCCACGAACTTGACGTTGCCGCCCCGTTCTACGAGTTCGCCCGCCGACTCGGTGAGCCACCGCTCTCCCTGGGAAGTCCCGACACGCATGCGGTGCGTATGGGTGATCATCAGATCGAGCCCCCCCTTGGTCTCGAAGTGTAGAAGTGGCTGGTCCCAGTCGCGTACCGTACGAACCTTCGGAGCCACGAAGGTCATCGCACGCGTTTCTGGATCCCACTGGGCTACCTTGTCTTCGTCGGTGAGATCACAGAAGTACTTGAAGCCAGACTGCGTAAGAATGCGTGTCTTGTCATCGTGACAGCCCCAGTCGATGCCAGCGAAGATGTTGCCGGCGGTAGCCGTCTTGCGGATCTTCTCGAGGGCCGTGGGGTGCATCGTCAGCTTGGGGTCGCATGACTCCTTCAGCTGGCCCATGGTGATGGGCCGGAGGCCTGAGTCGTAAGACATCCCCAAGACTTCGTTGTAGAACTTGTCGCGGGGGTACCGCTCGTAGTCGAGCAGGATTTCCTCCCACGACCGCCAAGGCACCATCAGCTGGGGGATGCGGTAGCTCTCGAAGACCCCGTCACGGACCTGGTTGATCCACTTCGAGTCCTTGTGCATGGGGTCGATCTTCCCCCCGCACTTCTCGCAGATGAGGCTCTTCTTACCGATGTTCTTCTCGCAGAGGATGTTCCAGTGCCGGCCAGCACCGCCACCAACGGAGGACCCGCAGTGGTCGCACGGCACCATCCACTCACCCTGCGTCGACATCGGGCGGCCCTTGGCCACGCCTGACCGGTAGAACTCGATGGGGTTGTCGAGCCCTTTGGGTGTGCCGGCGTAGATGAAGCGCTTGAACTTCTCCGGAGCGTGGCTTGTGCACTGCTCGATGACGGGGATGTTGTCGGCGAGAATGTCTTGGAGCTCGTCGAGGGTGAGCAGCCAGGCTGGGATGCCTCGGGTACGGTCGGCGTTGAGGAACGCATACCTCAAGGTGATCTTCGCCCGGTTGACGAACTGCTTCTCGAAGATGTTCTGCGACAGCATGGTCGTCGTGAACGTCTTCAAGACCTGGCTCGTCTCGATGGGCTCCTTGATACGGTCGACCGAGAAGACCTTCGTCTGCGTGGCTGACGGGCTCACGTACAGCGTCTTGTACGCCGGCACGACGCACGAGTACGAGAGCATGATGTTGCCGATCATGGTCGACTTCTCGACCTGCCGGCCACAGAACAGGAGCACGCGCCTGGCTGGGGTGTTGTAGGGGCGGCGCATGTGCCGACGCCCCTCAAACGTGAAGTTCTCGTACCCCATACCGTCCTGCCGAGGCATCCGGAAGGCGAACTCGGTGAACTGGCTGGGCAGGACAGCGGGGATCTTGACCGCTGCCCTGCGCTTCTCCTCTATCTCCCAGAAGTCCTCGAAGGGCTCTGGCTCAGGGAGCCAGGGCTTGCCGTTGTGCATCCTTCGGAGTTCTTCGTCTGTGAACTCTTCAGGCTCGAGGTCCTCTTCAGAAGGGACCGTGACGGGGTCAGGCTGGAAGCTGCTCACAGGCTCTTGATCTTCGCTTCGATGGCTTCGTCGAGCTTCTCGAGGAACTTGTCAGCGTAAGCATCGAGGTCGAGGATGTGCCCGAAGCCATCAGCCTGAAACCACCAAGAGTCGACTTCTTGCGTGTAGGCCGCACGCAGCCGTGGGTAGGCTGCGTTGAAGAACTCCATGGACGCATCCGAGAGCACCTCGGGGAAGAGGTACCTCCAGTAGTACCCCACCCTCGCGCCCAGATGCTGGATGTCTTTCACCTGGTAGAAGTGGAAGATAAGGCTTCCCTCGTGGATGCAGACTTCTCCGATGAAGGTCGTGTAGTCCTCGACCTTACGGAAGGTCTTCGCCCTCACCCCCTGCTCCTCCTCCATCGAGAGGCGACCCTTCGCTTCCGTCTCCGTCATCTGCTCCGGCTGGTAGTTCATGGTGTTCCTCGAGGAGGTTCATATCCATCGTGTGGTTGCCCTGCGTCACGTCATCGACGAAGGGCAGCTCAGCCGTGTCGTTACGAAGGGCGATGGAAGCAAGCTGCTCCCTGAGATCCTCGTCTGGCTTGACGATGGCTTCCAACGTGTCGGTGATCTTGGCGACACCGTTGGTGTAGTTGATGTACTTTTCCGAATCCTTCGGACCGTTGTTGTACGCCGACTCGAACGCTCTGAGGGCACCGATGTACCTGCCTGCTTCAAGAATCTTGGCCAAGTCGAGCTTGGAAGGCATCGTCCCAAGACGCATCTGGGACAGCAGGGCTGATAGAGGCGAGAAGGGCAGGTCAGCTGCAGTCCTTCTGGCATCTGTGTAGAACGCGCGCTTGAGCGAGTCGTGCTGGCTGCGAATGCCCTCTTCAGTGTGGCTGGCTACCTGGTCTACCTCGAACTGCAGAAGAGCTCGCATCTCGGTAGAGTCGAGCAGGTCCACATCCCAGAAGAAGAACTTGTAGCGGGCTACCTCCTGCTCGGTGCAGGCGAAGCCCTTCTGCCTGGTGAGGGCGTGGGCGATAGCAGCAGGCGGGGCCGATGAGAGAATCATCGCCTCGGTGAACTCTTTGATCCTCGGCGACTTGAGGATGCCCATGGCACCCATCACCGACTGGTCTGGATGGAAGAGCGTGTAGAGCCCGTTCTTCAGTAGCCACCGCACAGACAAGGGATGGTTCTTGTCGTGCGGGAAGAACTGAGGAGGAGGCTTGAGCTCTCCACGCAGACGATCGAGGTACCAGAAGCCCAGACTGGAGATCTGAGCGAACTGGCACATCACGATGATCTGATCGTTCGTGTACTTCTTGCCATGGCAGAGCAGGTACTTGAGGTACCTCTCTGCCGGCGAGCGCCTGATGATCACCTAAGGCTAACGCCTGCTGGAACGCCAGCGTCTTGAGACCCTCGATGACATCCTCGAGGTACTTCACGCACTTCTCGAGAGGGCCCTGGGGGATTTTCGAGAGCCCGAGCCTCGACGACATCAGCAGCTCACAGAGCTTCGCCTGCGTGCTGTTGATCTCCGGCAGGTAGGAGACGAACGTGTGGATGTTCTCGGGGTTCACGAAGCCGATGGAGAGGATCGTGTCGACCGAGGTGGGGTCGGGGATGAAGGCCGCCTCCTTGAAGAGGTTGCGCTTGAGGTCGAAGGCGGGGCTCGAAGCGAGCTTCTCCTGGGACTTCCTGCGCGAGGCCATCTTCACCGACTCGGCAGGCTGGATGTGCCGGCCCACCCGGACGTCGACCGGCATGCCATGGGCAATCGCCTGGGCAAGCTTCGTCTGGGCGTAGCCGAGGTCTGTACCCAGGCCACCCAACAGGAAGAGCGAGTCGTCGAACGACAGGAAGTGCTTCTCGTCAGACGCCAGCTTGTCGATGGGGAAGCCCTCGAACGAGAAGCTGTTGACGCCCCCCGCCCTCACGGTCACCGAAGCAAGCTTCCGCTGGGCGTGCGCCACCTTGTTCCCGCCCTCAGGGGCGCTCACCAGGACAACGCTTTCGGCCTTGCCCATGCCCATCCACTTGTAGTCCTTGGGCAGGAGGAACGTACCCTCATCAGCCTGGGTGGGCTTCTGGATGTTGGGCTGCAGAGAGACTGTGCACTCGCGACCATCGTAGGTCTCGACGTGCAGCTTCTGCTCCCCGTCCGTGACCTTCCCCTTGATGGTCATGGGGATGGTCGCCTCTGTCTCGTCACCACTCTGACGAACGAACACGCCGGTGCCCGTGGGGGAACCGAACATGAGCTCGCCGTTGGTGCTCTGCAGGCTACCGGCGATCTCCGGCTGCACAGCCGCCGCCGACCCGTTCGTGAACAGGGCGATGGGCAGAACTGTGCCGTCGAGGTCAGTCAGGTTGGGGAATACGAGCCCCATCATCTCGGTGCCCTCCTCGTTCTGCACCTTGTACGTGCCGAACTCGGTGATGGGCTTGAGGTCTGCCAGCGGGGCGCCTTCACCCACGGCATCGTCAGTGACGGTGACCGAGCCATGCTCATCGGCATCCTGGGCGAGCTTCACCCCGAAGTGCTTGATGATGTCGCCTCGGCTGACGGAGTGAGCCTCCTTGACCTGCCAGTACTTGTGGTTCGCCTCCTTGACCCGGTAGCCCACGTTCTCCTTCGAGACCTGGATGACCGAGGGGCGGATGGCGCTCTCCATCGAGGAAGCCACCTTCTCGCTGGTCACCTGGTTGGTGTTCCAGATCTTGTTGATGGAGGGGAGGGTGGCGTGGGCGTTCTTCACGTACGCCTGTTGAACCCCAACGTCCTTCATCTCGTGGGCGAAGGAAGTAAGGTCGGAGCTCAGTGCTGTCGGAAGGATGGCCTCGAGCAGAGAGGCTGACTTCTCCACACCAGTCAGGTCATGACCCGAGGTCTTGAGGTCAGACTCGTTCGGGTCCTTCTTGAAGCCCTTGAGCTTCTTGGCATCGACACCAAGCACCTTCGACAGGCGCTCTGCGAACTGCGCCTTGTTCTTGTCTTCGGCCGTCTTGGTCTCAACGTGCAGCTGCTCACGCAGGTAGTACTCGAGATCTGAGCTGGTCTTGCCCATCATCCCGCCGGCGCCACCCATGCCGCTGCCATCCCGGTGGGGCGGGTAGATCTGACTGGCCATCGACGTGTCACCTGGCGTCTTGCTGGTGACATCGAAGGTCTGTGGGCGGAAGAGGGCTTCCTTCAGACGCCGCTCGGTGAGGGGAAGAACCTTCGAGTCACCAGTAACGATGAGGTCGAGGGGCTGAAGCTTCTTGTCCTTGACCACCACCGGGATGCGAACCGACTTCACGCCCACGGCGTCCTTGGCCTGGTCGCTTGCGCCTTGCTGCAGCTCGGTCTTGTTGGAGATCTCAATGTGGCCGAATGCAAAGCCACGCTCACCATCGATTCGATCCATCACCGTGTGAGGCTCGAAGTCCGAGATGAAGGGGATCTGCTTGTACGCTTCCTGCAAGATCTCCTGCGACCACTGGTTCGGGTCTTCAGGAAGAACAGTCTCAGCGGCCGTCTTCTGGATCGGCAGGATGGAGTCGAGGTAGAGGTTCGTCATCGTTCTTCTCTCAGGTTCCTGTCGCCAGGGTGGCCTTCATGGCTGCCCATGCGGTTGGGCTCTTAGTAACGAGAATAATACCGGAGCATACCTCGGTAGGGGCAATGCTGTACGGGCCGTAAGAAAGGCCTCCGGTGAAGCTACCGCTGATCGACGAGCCAGCTGAAGACAGCATTACGTCCTCGAACGAGAGCAAGAACACCGGTCCTGCGCTCAGGCTTGCGGCCAGTTGAGCTGCAAAAGACACGGCCGGAAGCTTCACTGCAAGAGAGCCCTGGATGAGTGCTTCAAGTCCGCCGATCTGAATGGCAAGAGCTGCAGCCAGGGAAGCCATGGCGGAGATCTGCCCAGTGGCTTCAACAGAGATGGTCGGGATAGCGCCCGATAGAGCCAGGGCAATCTGAGCTTGTAGAGCTGCGATGCCAGCGAGAGCAATCTGAAACCCGAGGAACGGGTTGGAGATGTTCAAGCCGATGTCAAAGCTTGCCTGCAGGGCTGCTGAGAGCTGCGCCTGGAAGTTGGCCTGCAGGGCCCCAAGACCCAGTGAGCCAAACAGGGCGAAGTCGATCTGAGCAAGCAACGGGTTCAGGGCCAGGAGAGATGCCTGGGCTGACACGTTGATGGAGCCCAAGGGGGCAGCGAATATGACGCCGTTGTAAGCCATGGTTCAAACGAGGCACGATGCTTCGCCCGTGAGGATCATCCCGAAGAGAACAAGGGGAGGACTTCCAGGAACGGGTACTGGCGTAAAGGGGAAAGTGAGTTGCACCAATGCCCCCTGAGCAGCCACGGGCTTGGAGCCCTTGCCCAGGCGAACAATGCTTCCCTTGACGTGGGCCAGAGCTCCGCCATCGAGAACCATACCGTTCTTGGCCTTCATCAAGATCTGATTCTCGCTCTCGAGAGTCAGGTCTTCTTTGCTCTTGATGTAGATCTTCTTCTTCGAGGTGAGAGCCACGTTGCCCTGCGCCCTGAGGAAGACGCCACCAGCCTTGTCGAAGAAGAACCTCATGACAACCTTGTCACGGGTCTTGTTGTCGATGGGGTCCCCTGTGTCTGCGTTGAATCCCTTGGGGGCTATCACGCACTCAACCACGATCTGCTCCTTACCGATGCTGAGCAAGTCGAGCAGGCCCTGCTCACCACCATCACCCGATGGCTCGATGATGGGGTCATGAATCTTGCCCACCTTCACCCGAACATCTGCCTCTTCATCATTGGCCAGGATGCGAAAGGTGTGGGTGTACTCGCTGGGTAGGTCCTGGTAAGCCGGGCCTTCTTGGATGCCCCAAAGAACAGACCCACCGTGGTTGTGGTGGGCATAGTTCTTCGTCATCTGCATCAACGTATCGGTGAGCGGGATGTAGATGCTCTGGCAGATCTCCGAGCAGCCGATCTGCAATACACCGCCCCGATGAAGGATAACGAAGTTGCCATCCCTCGTACGGAACCAGATGTCACCCGGCTTGGCCTTGGGCCTACCCCCTGAGAAAGTCGCGCTAGTCGAGCTCTTGTTCGGCTGGTTGTTCGACTGCGTTCCCTTGGGCGCGTCCGGAGCTGCCTGGTCGTTGTACTCAACCGGCATGATGAACGAGCTCACGTAAGGGGGTGAGCTGTCGGAGGGGACGGTGACCATGCACTTGGCACCAACCTCGGGGAAGACGTAAGCGCCCTCCCCGTTGTTGTAGTGCAAGTACATGCTGCCTACTTGGATGCCAGCAAACCTATGCCGGTCGAACTGGCTGATGACATCCACCGTCCAGTTCGCCAGGTTGACGCCGACGATCTTCCCTTGAAGAACGTACGACTCAACGTTCCCCTCCATGAAGGTGAACGAGGTGCGGAAGCGTTGGATGCCTTGCATCAGTAGCTGTGCTCCGACACGTTCTCGAGGTGCTTGTAGCCAGGCAGCTTCGACTGGTTCTTGTTCAGACCAAACTCAGCGCCGTAGGCAATCGCGGGGATCGGGTGGCTGCCGTGCAAGTTGCTCTTCGACCGCATGGCTGCGCCCTCGGCGATGGTGTCGCGGAGGTTGCGGTGCTGCAGCTTCGCCATCCAGTCTTCCTGCAGTTCGAGGGGCATCATGTTGACGCCCTTCAGAACAGGGGTGTGCTCGATGGGCTTCTTGCCCGCTTTGGCCAGGTCGTTGTTCATCTTCTGCACCATGCTCAGGGGCTGGAACTCGCCGCGCAGAATGCCCTCTGAGTCCCCAGGATGCACGACCTTCGTGAGGTTTGACATGGCTTTGACGACTACTTCGACATGGCGGCGCTTGATGCCCTCGTCCTTGTAGAGGGAGTACATCTCGCTTACGAGGTGGTTCTGCACCTTGTCGATGGAGCCAGTGGCCTTGTAGAGGTCGTGCGGGTTGAGCACGGTTCGGTGGGGGTCGGACAGAGACTGCCCAGCCTCGATGTGGTCACCGATCTTGGGGGGCGCCCAGCTGAGCAGGTTCTCCTGGCCTGGCAGCAGGTGGTGCAGAGGCATGCCTGTCTGGTCCTTGCCGACATGGTGAGGGCGCTTGCCGACCCACACGTTCACGCCCGTCGCTGTGTTCTCCACCTTCTCCACCTTGCCCGAGACCATGGCCAGGGAGGCCGCGTTGGGGATCTTCTGGGGGAGCATGGCGAGCTGCTCGAAGCGGCCGAAGCCCGACACAGCGGCTGAGGCACCACCGGCGACACCGCCAGTGTGGAACTCCTTCATGGTGAGCTGCACGGCTCGCTCACCGAGCGTGTGGCTTGAGAGCACCCCGATGTTGTCGCCGATGTTGTGCATGTGGCCAGTTGAAGACAGGCCTACGCACTTCTGGCAGATGCCCTTCTCATGCTCACACCGCAGCGGGCTACGCACCACGATCTTGGCATTCTTATCGGCGGCCTTGATCTGCGCGACCTTGTCGGGGGTGAGCAGCTCCCCGGCCTTGATGTGTACGTGCCCAGCCTTGAAGTCGGAAGCCAGCAGGCGATCGTGTACATCCTTCTCGTTGATGTGCAGAGAGATGCCCCTGGTCGTCCCGCAGTCGGGCTGGGTCACGAGGATGTCCATCGTGTTGTTCTGCAGCAGCTTGGACATGTAGCCAGGTTCCTGGGTCTCCTGAACCTTCATGACCGAGCCCCTGCGAGCTCCGTGCATCTGCGTCCAGTACCCGGCCATATCGAGGCCTTCGGAGTAGCTCTTCGTAACAGGCAGCGGGATGACCCTGTTGTTCGCGTCCGTGAGCAGCATGGGCGCAATCTTCATCTGCTTGTACTGAGCCCACGACGGCTTAGCCCCAGCCTTGTACATGATGTACAAGTTGTCCATCTTCTTGTCGGCTTCGATCTTGTGGGCGTCGCCGATCTCCTTGTCGGCCTTCATGTAGATGTCAACGATACGACGCTCCTTGTCGTTCTTGTTGACCCTACTAGCCCGAACAGCATCCGCCTCCTTGTGAGCGCCGACGAGCACCTTGTCTCGACCGATCTTGTCCGTCTGGAAGTCGGCAAGAGAGAGCGTGTGCATGCCCGTGGGTACGAAGATGTTCTTCTTCGGATCGTTGATGTTGTGAACACCAACGTTAGGCATGGGCACGGTCACCGTGCCGAAAGCCGAGTGGTTGCCCACGTCCTTCAACATGTTGACTGACTTGTCGAACTGATCCTTGTGGTCTTTGCCGAGCTTGGTGAGCAGTGACTCAAGGCCCTTCTTATCGATACGCATCTCCAGGTTGTGGAGAAGGTCTGCTTGCATGCCGAGCGGCATGGTAGTAGCGAGAAGAACCCGGCCAGCGGTCGTCTTCTTACCGTTGAGAGAGACCACGTCGTTGTAGTGGAACTTGCCCCCTCGCACGGCGTCAAGGATGTCGCCAGGAGTCTTGAACGTATGGCTCGTTTCTTTACCAACCATCGAAAGCTTGTAGAGCCCGATGGCCGAGTCGAGGGTGGGGATGAACGCCACCCGCCCCGTGTTCTCCATGAAGATATTGTTCGACGGCTTCATGCGGTGCGCTTCGGCAACCGCGTCCCTGTGGATGGGGACGAAGACGCTCATGGTGTCTCCGTCGAAGTCGGCGTTGAACCCACCGCAGACAAGCGGATGGATCTTGATGGCGTTGCCCTCTACACGCTTAGCCTGAAATCCCTGCACGTTGTACTTGTGAAGGGCGGGGTCACGCTTGAGCAGGATAGGTCGCTCTTCCATCACGGAGTCGAGGGCCTTGATGACGCTGGGATGATCTTTCTTCGTAAGGAGCTTCTGCGCGTCGAGAGGGTTCGATGCCGCACCCATCTCCTGAAGCTTCTTGACGATGAAGGGGCGAAACAGATCAAGCGCGTGGTCCTTCGGGAGACCGACCTCATCAAGCCCCAGCGAGGGCTCTGGGACGATGGTCGAGCGCATGGTCAGGTCCTGCCGCTTCTGGACGACGGACTTCTGGAAGTACCCGTTCTTCGGGGAGGCACCGGAAATCTGATGAAGGAGCCCCTTGTGCTTTGCCTGAGCGTAGGGGACGTGTATCCCGATGACAGCCTTGACGCCGTCGTAGTAGTTCTGACGAAGCTCCTTCTTCATCTCGTCGGTCAAGTGCCGCGCCAGCGTCGGGTCCTTGAGCTTATCGTTGACAAGGGCGAACTCCGAGTACAGCTGGTTGATGTCGGCGTACTTGATGTTGCCATCAGCCATCGGGGACGCCGGCCGAAGGACTGGTGGGATGATGGGCATCTTCGTCATTACGTAGGCTTCTGATGCGCCTACGCCCAACTGATCGAGAGCCCTGAGGTACTTCACCTTCTTCAAGACCGGGTCAACCTTGGCCATGGGAACGGAGTTGAGCTCCTTCATCCCGGCGGCCAGGTCCTTCTTCACGTCGACCTTCGAGAGCAGGTGCTGGATGGCCCGACCACCGGTGTGGGCTGCGTCCTTGAGCTCGACGATCTTCCCCTGGTGGTTGATGCCCGACTCGCCGTGAACGATGGCGTCGAAGTCCTTCTGGGTCAGGCCCGTGAGACTGCGGATGGGGGCCTCGAACACTGGGTTCGGCACCGGCTCTGCGAGATCGATGTGGCTCCACTTGATGCCGCCGTGCCCACCGGTGAGCTTCTCATCAAAGAGACCACCAGGCCTGGGCTTGAGCTCACCGGACTTGTCGACCTTGGCTTCGAGGCGTTCAGCTGGCTTGGGCAGGGCCCTGCCAGCCGAGAGCTCCATCACATGCTTGTCCGTCAGGGGCGAGAGGATGAGCTCGTGGCCCTTCTTCTCGATGTTCACCCCTGAGCCCTTGAGCATGTCCTCGAACTTCTTGAAGGCGAAGGTGCTCTTGGGCGTGGGCAGAGGAGCGCCTGTCTGGATGGCGTTCCACACCTGCAGGTGCTGGCTTGGCCACTTCTTGCTCTCGTTGGTCTGGGGGTCTTCACCCTCCCCCTTCCACGTCTGCATCTCCCGGATGTTCGCCTTCGCCCCGTGGGCAAGCAGGGCGTACATACCGAGTGAACCGATGCGCTGACCTGAGCCGGGCTGCAGGTTCTGGTCATAGCGGTCACGGTTGGGTTGACCTGGAAGGCCCATGCCCGAAGCCACGGTGACCTTCTTGTCGACCTGGTGAACCAGCTTGAGGATGTGCTGGTGACCCGTCATGGCATGCCCCAGTGATTGCCCCGTGACCGGGTCGATGAGCTCCTCGGTGTCGTGCAGGCCGTGGCTCTTCAGCTCCGCCTGCACCTTCGCCACCATGTCGACGTCCTTCTGAAAGGCCTGAACGACGTAGGGCTTACCCGTCTTGATGGCGATCTTCGACGCTGCCGTCTCGAGCAGTTGGCTCACATTCATACGACCAGGCACGCCCGTGGGGTTGAGCGCTACCTCGATGGGCTTGCCATCCTTGCTGTGGGGCATCTCATGGTCGGGCAGAACCATGGTGACAATGCCCTTGTTGCCGTACCGACCGGCGAGCTTGTCGCCTGACTGCATGGGCTCGTGCGTCTTGACGTGTACCTGCAGGCCACCCTTGCCATTGGTGACAGAGACAACTTCCCCCTCAACCTCTCCCTCCCAGCGCAGGGACTTGTCGGCATGGCTGCCGGCCAGAGACTTGCGGATGGCCGAGACACCCGTCCTGTCCTTGAGCTCGAAGGGCTTCATGGCCAGGGCCAGGGGATCTCCAGGGGTGACCTTGGAGCCAACCTTGATGACGCCGTCGTCACCGAAGTTGACCAGCTGCTCCTTCTTGTAGACCCCGGGGTGTTGGATCTGAAACTTGCGGGTGCTCAGGATGGTGTCGGTGTCGACGGGCACCGTGTGCTTGTGCAAGTGCATCGAGGCGAGCTTCTTGGAAGCCGTCTCGCTGATGACAACGCCGTCCTCGAAGTTGTACCCCTTGAAGGGGATGAAGGCGACGCGCAGGTTTGAGCCAAGCGCGAGAACGCCATCCTTCGAGTAGTTGGTGTCAGCGACTGTCTCGCCCTTCTTCACCTTGTCACCCACCTTCACAAGAGCGCTCGAGTGGAGCACGCTCTTCGTGTCATTGGTCGGGTAGTGGTTGTAGAGAGGGACGTCGTGCTTGTCGCCGTTCTTGTCCTTGATGACGATGTTGTCAGCGTGGATTGAATGCACGACACCATCAGCCGTTGCTTGGTGCGAAGCCTGGCTGCCAAGCACGGCCTCGAAGCTCTGAAGGCCTGGCGTGTAGACGCCGGTGCCCACCTGAACGAGAGGCGCTTCTCGGTTGACGAGGGAGATAGACTGCTCGATGTGGCGGGTGGCCATCGACACGCGGTTGCCCGAGCAGTTGTTCATGAACGGCACGAGGTTCGATGTCATGTTGAACACCTGGCTCGAGTGCTTCATGACGTAGTGGGCATCCTTGAAGGGGATGGGGCCCATGTCGTTGTCGTCTTGGGCGGCCTGCACCGTCTTGCTCAGTGGGACCGGCTTGCCGTTCTCCCACTTCACCTGGTCTGCCAGCACCACGCTTGACTTCATGAACAGAGCAGGGGGGACCAAGTCCATCTTGCCCGTCTTGAGGTTGTACAGGGGGACAACAGGATCGTTACCCAGCTTCCGTACACCGAGAGGCAAGCGCAACGTCACGCCAGTCTTCGAGCCTTCGGGCGTGTTCACGGGATCGAGAAAGCCGAAGTGGCTCTTGTTGAGCATCTTCGCTTCGTTGGTGACAGCCTGCTCACTCTGGATGCCGCCCGAACCCATGATGGTAGTCTGCATTGCAGAGCTCATCATCTCGACCGGGTTGATCTGAGAAGCCACACGAGCTGCAGAGTTCTTGTGGAACGACTGCTTGATCGGCTCGTTGAACATCTCGAGCTTTACGATCTCCCTGATGTCGCTCTTCGAGTTGATGTTCCTCGATGCCTTCATGGCGATGGTTCGACCAGCCGCCTTGATCTTGTCGTGGGCGAAGTCTCCAGCTGAACGCAGGTCCTTGAAGATGAGGCTGTCCCGGTCATCCTCTGGGTGACCCGCCTGCACCTTGAGCATCTTCTGCGTCGCCAGGTGCAAGGCCTCACCACTCACGTGATCGATGGGCTTGCCCAGCGTGACGGACGTAGCGTCAGTACGCATCTTCGAGTTCTGCATCGCCTCGAAGAAGTGCGTCTCAGCAACCTCCTTCGAGATAGGTGCCTCTTTGCGGTCTGACTTGTAGAAGCGCTCGAGCGTACCGGCGGCACCACGGGCATTCTTGTTGGCCGCGAAGATCTCTTTGCCCCAGCTCTTCTCGAGATCGTCGTCAGAGATGCCCATCGTCTTGATGAGCGGATAGAGCGGCAGTTTGCTCTTGTTGTACTCCATGTAGAACTGCTTCGACTTCTCATCGAAGAGCACATCGAATGGAGCCTTGCCCTGAACGTTGAAGCGTGTCTCGAGCTCACCGTTCTGACGACGACGCGTGTAGGCACCGGGCTTGAGTTGCCACTGATTGTCGACCTGGTACTCCTGCCCATCCATGATGTAGGAGTAGCGCTGAGTCTGACGGGGGATCTCCGCGATGCGTACGCGGCGTTGATCCACCACTTTGCCAGTGGCGTTATCAACGAGACGCATGTGCCCGTAGACTGGAGCAGAGAAGCTGCCGCCGTTGATCTTCGCCTTGTGTTGGACCCTCAAGTCATCGGGGTGTAGCTCATCCTTTACTTCAAGCTTGTCAAGGTGAAGGGTCTGCACCTTCCCCTTCATAGGGAAGTTCGTCTGGATGCCTTCCAGCGTTCTATCGCGGAAGTGCTCGAACGCTTCTTGAGGGTCTAGATGAGCCATCTTTGTGTCTCTGGTGAGGGTACTCCACGCGCAAGAGTCGGTGCAAGGTACGCTTTTTCAGCGGCATAAGGACTTTGATTGGGCACTAGCGCTCAGTCTCAAGGAGATGCGAAGCATGAGCGACAAGAAAGAGCCAACCAAGGGAAAGTCCTTCGAGAAGAAGGTCGAAGAACTCTACGGAAGCGCAGGAGCAAAGAAGAAGACCTGATGTTCGCGGTCTTCCTAACCGGGGCCATCGCCGGCTTCTTCAACGGCGTGTACCTGTGGGCGACCACGAAACTTCGTTATGCTGATTCACCCATTCCTGCAGAAAGAGAAGCTGAGGGTACACCAGGGAACGAGGCTCCTCCAGGAGACTCTGGGCCTGGTCGGCAGGGCCCTGTTTGATCCGCTAGAGAAGTCGAGACTCTGGCAGATAGAAGCCCTGTTCGCCCCTATCGCCGGCCGTACTTTGGGGGGAGTACGTGCCAAACTAGTTGATGAAAAGAACTTCGTCACCTTCATCAACCAAATGGATCTAGAGGTACTCCTTGGGCTAGTGAAGCCTGGGATGAAGTGCCACTGGTCTGGCAGATCGTACTCAGGCCCAGGTGACCGGGACTGGTACGGCTTGTGTGTCGACGATGACGACCTGATCGACGATCTCTACGGCCGTGAACTCATGCTCAGATCTGAATACAACTATCAGAGGCTGCCTGAGGGTCTAGAGATATACCGCCGAGTACACCACGAAGAGAAGGTCGACAAAGAAGAACTCCATCTTCTCATCGGCGATTACGACAGAGAGACAGGCGTCTGCCCCGATCCTCGGATGGAGACCATCGAGAACCGGTGGGTTCGGGCAGACAGCACGAGGGTCATATGGGAGGCCATTTTCTAAGGCTTCTCCCGGGTGCACAGGACGACGAGGAAGAGACCGTCAGTGACGCTGAGCCTGAGTTCGACTCAGGCCAGCGTTGCTCTATCTGCGGCGAAGCCCTCCTCCTCACCGAGGAGGTCTTCTGTCTTGAGCTCAGGCAAGCCTGGGTTGAAGGCGGCGAGCTGCAGACCTTCCCCCTTCTTGACGCCGACGGAGAACCGGAGTTCACCTCGTACATCTTTCACTTCGAGTGCTGGGAGAGCGCTACGCATGAGCTCGGAGAACAAGTCGAGGACATCCCAGCCCTCACTTCCCTCGAGAAGCTTCTCGAATGCACGGAGTGTGGCAACAGCATCACTGCCTGGGACCCGTACTGCGCCGTCACCTTTGGAGAACTACATGCCTCCAAAAGGCGACCGTCTGGAGCGCCGGCGGTTCACTTCACGGGCCTATCGAGGCCACTTCCGCTCTGCTTGGTCTGCGTGGCCAGGCTGATCGATGAATGTTTCGACGACTGGGAAGACGGCGTCATGGAGCGTCTTCCGATGATTGAACACCTGTACCAACAGTACATCGCCGGAGAACAAGAAGAATGAGCGTATCTCTCGAGACCATCCTCTCCACGTCCTTCCTCGTCCCCCTCGGGGACCCGCTCAAGCCCAACTGCTACTGGGGCCTGAACGTCATGCTCTGGGGCAGCCCCGGCATCGGCAAGAGCGCACGCGTCAGGTCTGCTGCCGCCAAGGCGGGTCTGCCCACCGAGGTTGTCATCGCCGCAACGCGCCAGCCCGAGGACGTGTCGGGCGCTGCCTTCCCCGACGGCCAGGGCGGCGTGAACATCAAGACCCTGCTGCCAGGCGTCCAGCGCCTCATCAAGGACGAGCAGGGCGTGCTCTTCCTCGACGAGCTCTCCTGCGCCAGGCCCGCTGTGCAGGCAGCCTTCCTCGGCGTCGTACTCGATCGCAGGGTCGGTGACGACATGCTGCCCCCAGGCATCCGCGTTCTCGCTGCTGCCAACCCCCCCGAAGAAGCCGCCGGCGGCTGGGACCTCGAGCCCCCCATGGCCAACCGGTTCTGCCACGTCAACGTCCCCGCCCCCGTCGTTGCCGAGTGGACGGCCTGGTTCCTCAGCCAGTCGAGCGGCAGGGTCGAAGACGTCGAGATGGGTGAGAAGAAGGTCCAGGAAGGCTGGGGTGAGAACTGGCCGGCTGTGCAGGGCCTCGTCTCAGGCTTCCTGCAGGACCGCTCGTCGGCTCTCTACAGCATGCCCAAGGAGGGCTCGAAGGACCGCTCGAGGGCCTGGCCTTCCCCACGCACCTGGGAGATGGCCGCTCGCAGCATGGCCACCGTGCGCTGCCTCTTCCCCCTGCCCACCGGCAAGCCCCTCTCCGATGAGCAGAAGAAGGAGCACGCTCGCAAGACCGCTACCCACGACATCCTCATGTCCACCCTGCTCGAGGGCTGCATCGGTCGCGGCGTTGCCGCTGAGTTCATCAACTGGGTCAAGGCAGCTGACCTCCCCAGCCCCTCCGATGTCCTCAAGTTCGGCTACGTCGTCGACAAGCGCCGGCTCGACATCGCCATGGCTGCCTACAGCTCCATGATCTCCTACGTCCTCACCAAGCCCACGCGCGATGAGAAGGTCGCCCTCGCCTCCCTCGCCTGGACCCGACTCCATGAGCTCAGCAAGCAGGGCCTGGCCGACATGGCCATCCCCAACATCCAGGCCATGATCTCCAACGACCTCGGCACCCGCGCTGGCAAGAAGGAAGTGAACGATGCCATGCGGCCTCTGCTCATGGACTTCATCAAGCGCGGCCTCGAGAAGTACATGATCGAGGATAAGTGAATGGCTCTCTCTTCCTCCCTCTCCTCAACTGAGCGCGCTGAAACGCTCATGGCTGAGGCTCGGGCCCTCATCCACAAACAAACCCCCTACCTGATGAGCCTCGTCTACTCATTCATCCCCAGGGAAGCTCCCGAGCTCCAGACCATGGGCATCACCAAGGGGCTCGTCCTGTACTACGGCCCCGAGTGGCTGCTCAAGTGCACGCCAGAACAGGTTGCTGCTGCTCTCGTTCATGAGTGCCTGCACATCCTGCGAGACCACCTGCCTCGCATCGCTGCATGCGCTGACAAGGAGAAGGGCAACGTCGCCGCCGACCTGGCCATCAACCCGGCCGTCGAGGAGATGAAGTACAAGCTGCCTCACGGCGTCTTCCCCAAGGACTTCAAGCTCCCCAACGAGCTCACCCTGGGGGAGTACTACGACAAGATCCCCGCCTCCGCGATGGACAAGATGCGGCAGGGTCAAGGCCAAGGTCAGGGCCAAGGCACCCCCGGCAAAGGCCCCCCAGGCCAGGGCCAAGGGATGGGTATCGGCAGCGGCTCTTGCGGGGGTATCGCCGGCAACGCCGATGACCAAGAGTTCGAGGACGCCCTCGATCAAGAGCTGGGCGGCAAGACCGAGACGGAAGTCAAAGCCGCTCGGAACAAGACGATCGACAGCATCAAGAAGTGGGCTGAGGCAAAGGGCCGGGGCAATATGCCTGGCTCCTTCCAACAGTTCATCGACATGGACCTGAATGAAGCGGCTCATGTGCCGTGGCAGCAGGTCCTCAAGTCCGTCCTCAAGCGCTGCTGCGGTCGTCTCGAATCGGGTGGTCAAGACTTCTCTCGGACCCATCCGTCCAAGCGAAGCTACGCCCGGGGGATGATCATCCCAGGCATGGTCGACTACCAGCCGGAGGTCGCGTTCATCCTCGATACCTCGGGGTCCATGAGTGACAAGGACATCCAGGAGTGCTTGCGGGAAGCCATCGGCGTCTTGAAGTCACTCAACATCGAGACAGCCTGGCTTCTGCAGGCTGACATGTCCGTTGCCACGGCCCCGAAGAAGGTTCGTGTCAAAGACATCAAGGCTGGTCTCACCATCCACGGCCGTGGTGGGACTGACTTCGATGACGCCTTTCGCAAGGTCGACAGGCTCAAGCCGAGGCCAGACCTGGTGATCTATCTCACCGACGGTGACGGTGGCGTCACCTACCAGCCGAAGATGGAAGTCATCTGGTGTCTTGTGAGCAACCACAGAACAACAGCACCTGCTTCCTGGGGGTACCCCGTCTTCGTAAGGCAAGATGAACATGGTAGGTAAAACCATGGACATCGATGACTTGATCGACGCGGCGAGAGTTCACGGGGAGCAGTCGGAAGCTGAACATGAGCTAGGAGACCTGCAGACGATTCTGCGGGCCTGCTGGGAGATCATGGACAGCGGACAGAAGCGTGAGCTGGTAGAGGAGTTCGAGGAACTCGTCGACGAGTGGCAGGAGTGAGATGAAGAAGGGGCCCGATAAGGCCCCTTCTTTTAGCTCCTACTTCAGACTGCTGCCTGAGCTCTCCTGGGGGGAAGCTTCTCGGGCAATGGCGTCATGTTGACGGCGGGTTGAGCTGCCTGTCCCGGGCCTGTGGCGATGCCCATCTTGGCGAGCATCTGCCGGACCATGTCTGCGAGTTCGGGGCTTTGCGCTTCGAGGTTCGAGAGAGCTGCCTGCTGTTGGTCAGCGGGCATGCTGGAGATCATCTGGGCTTGCTGGTAGGCGATGGTGGGCAGGTCCATCTGTCCGCCTGGGGGCATCTGCTGGCCGGCGTTGAGGGGGGATTGGGTCTGGCTCATGGGGTCAGGCTGGCCACCCTGGGGGTTGGCTTGTGATTGCTGGCCTGGCGACTGACCCGGGGCTGCCTCGGCCGGCATGCCCTGCTCTTGCCCGCCTGGGGTGCCTTGACCCATGGCGTCTTGTCCGCCTGGCTCTCCAGGGGCAGGGCCCTGGGCCATGTCCTGCTGTTGAGCCTGTTGCGCCTTGGCCTGGTACTTCCCCATGATGAGCTGCTGCTGACCTTGAAGGTCTGCCGTAGCAAGCTGCTGAGCCCGGGTAGCCTCGATACGGCTGGCCGTCTCTTTCTTCATGATGGCGTTCTCCTCTTCCTGAGAGAGGTCAGCGTCAGCAAGAAGGGTGGTGTCGGAGATCTTCTGGCCCTGGTTGAGCTGGAAGAGGTAGGCCTTGCGCTGCAGGTCGTCGGCCATCTTGAAGGGCTTGAACCTGATGTTCACCTTCGGCCATTGCATGAAGGCGGCGACCTCGTTCATCACCCACTTGACCATGGCCTTGTGGCGCAGGATGTAGCCGATGAACGCGTTCTCGAGCATCCGCATCGACACGTTCGTGCCGGCGTAACTCATGCCGCCGAGGAGGAACTCCCTCGGCACACCCATGCCCGTGATGATCTGCTCCGACCACTGCTGGATTTCTCCAGTGAGGAGGAGAGCCCGTCCATCGCCGCCCACGGTCTGGTTGCCGAGGGGCAGAGGCATGATGGGGATGTAGTTCTGGTCCCACCTCCACTTCGCAATCTCACCGGCGACGTGCTCACGCCACTCGACCAGGTTGATGGTGGTGTAGGGGTCTGAAGTACCCGAGCCTGCCTGAGGGAACAGGATGCGCAGAGGGACAATGTGCTCGAGGAGGATGGCCTCCTGCGCTTTCTTCATCACCTGCAGGTAGAAGACGTCCTTGAGGACGGGCATGAGCAGGGGGATGCCCCAGCCACGGTCTTGTGTTGCCAGGGTAGGCCGGCGCAGGTGGAAGAAGTTGTCCTTGGAGAAGACAATGCCCTTCGCTTCTTTCAGCGCCGCAATGAAGACCTGCGGCACTCCTTCAACGACTTCCTTCTTGCCGATGAGGATGTCGTTCTTCACCTGCGGAGGGATCGTATAGAAGTAGGTGTACTCCCCGGTGACGTCGTTGTACTGGACCTCGACGTCTTCAGGGTTCCACCTGATGAGCTTGATGCCTGCGGCGTTGCGGATGTAGAAGTCCTGCGCAACGGCGTCAGCTGTGGTGCCGCACTTGGGGCACGTCATCCGGAAGGCGTAGTTGGTGATGACCCAGCTGTTGCGGGTCTTCTTGGCAGGGGCCGAGAACTGGCAACTCGAGCACTTGAGGTACTTGGTGAACGGGTAGCTGATCGACACCATCCCGTTGCCGTAGCAGTTGTAGTCGAGGCCAACCTCGATCTGAAACGCACGGTAGCGCAGGTGGTCCTGGAAGTAGTCGGTCCACTTCCGCACGACTTCCGGGTCTTCGTGATCGATGATGAGGTCAGTGACAGGGTACTCACTGAGCTTGAACACCGTCGCGTTGATGAGCGGGTTCGTCAGGAAGTAGTACCGGCACCACTGGAACATCTTCTTCATCGTCTGCGGCAGCCATGTCTGCGCGACGTCAAAGAAGGGGCTGGGGTAGCTGACGCTATTCGCCATAGCCCCCTGCATCCTGCCCCGGGACATTGTCCTCATCCCAGGACCCGCCCCACCACCACCCGGATTACCGATCATACTCATGTCACGTGCCCTCCGGCGCAGGGTAACCCGGAGGAGGCAGAACGCCTCGAATCTTCTTCTGCACCTTGTCTACCGCTCCACCAAGGGCTCCGCCGGCAGCGTTGAGCCCTGTGCCGAGGAGCATCTGGCTACCCATGGGCAAGGGAGAAAGCAGGGTGCCGCCCACGGCCCCAGCAAGGCTTGAACCAATGTGACGCGCCCTCGAGCCTGTACCGTCGTCTTCTGAAGACGCATTGATGGCCAGGTCAGCGATCGGCATGCCGATGGTGAGCGCCTTCATGGCTGGTGATGTGCCATGCCACTGGTCACCGAGGGTCTTCTTGAGGGTGTCGAGACGCTGGCCTGGTGTAGACAGACCTCGGATGACACCGGGCAGACTGGTCAGTCCTGCTTCTTCTGCAGCATGCCCAGCCATGTATGACTTGCCCTGGTCTGCGGCCTGAGCTCGCAGCTTGTCTACATGAAGCTGGTCGATCAAGTCTTTAGGGCTCTTCTTATTGAAGCCCATGAAGCCACTAGGCGGTTCAATCTTGGCCTCTTCAAAAGACTTACCGATCGATTTGTCCGCTGATGCGGCTGCTCTCTCGGCATCGTTCCACCCCTTGAGTCGGGGGGCTGCGCCCATGCCGATGGAGCCAAGGCCTTCCTTGGGCGTGGCACCCGTGAGGCCATGGATCTGCCGCTGACCGAAGTTGGCGAAGGTGTTGACCCCCTTCGTGTTGGTCAGAGCCACACGCGCCTTCTCCGCCATCTCTGGGGCAATGGCCCCAGCCCCGGCTCCAAGCAGCTTGCCGCCCAGAGCTCCAACGCCGGCGCCCACAACAGCGCCCTTGGCGCCGCTGGTCAGGCCAGCCGAGAGGGCAGAGCGGGTGTCGGCTCCTTGCTCTTTGGCGTCCTTGTAGCCTCGGTAGCCTTTGACCCCTGCACCAACGAGAGCGCCAGCTCCCACCCCAACACCTCCCATAGCGCCGCCCAAACCAAGAGCGGAAGCCACGCGAGGGTTCTTGATGACGTCGAAGTAGCCCGCATGTTTCTTGAGCTCGTCACGGAAGCCCTCAAGTACGTCCGAAGTGATGTAGTCCATGGCCCACCAGAGGGAGTTGAGAGCGAAGAAGAAGCCGACTGTGGTCGAGAGCCTTCTCGACGCGCAGCATACGCCGGAGCTGCTCGCCTTCGACTGAGTCTTCGCTTGGTTCTTGACCTGATGCTTTCACACCGGGCCAGCGCTTCTTTATATCTTCCACATCCAGGGGGAAACCCTCGACGTCGGGCTGAGCAAAGCTGATGGGAGAAGAGACGACGAGCAGACCGTCGAACTTCACAGACTGCCGAGCGAACTCTTCAACCTCTGAAGACCAAGGGACGTCATCTCGTATGCGGTTGGAGATGTCGACGGCAATGGAGATGTCCATGGCCGTGGGGGCCTGCATGATGTCGAAGTCCGGGAACATTCCGTTGAGGGCAACGGTGCACCAGGAGAAGACTTCCCACCGCTCCCAGAAGGTATCGACGAGGTGCAGCGTCTTGCACGCCATCACCTTCTGGAGGTTGATGTCACTACTTCCACCAAAGTCCCGGTTGATGTGGGCCTCTAGCGTCTCAGGTTCCCAAGTAAGCCATTCGACCCCGTACTTCTGGAGGAGGGAGAGATCGAGGGCGATGGGATGGGCATCGGGGTGACGGAAGAGGTTCTGCCGGGTCACCTGACCCGGCTGCCCTTCTACCCTTGCCTTGGGCTCTTCATCCTTGTCGCCGAAGACTTCGAGCTCCTCTGTCGGATCTTCTGGCAGGTCTTTCGACGCCAGCTTGACCCGACCACGGATGATGTCGAGCAGCTCGTCAGCGTCCATCAGATGTTCTGCTCCGACCCTGGTGCGTTCTCGGTGGCCATGCGGATGATCATCTTCTTCTGATCTACCGGCAAAGACTTGTAGATGGCAATGGGGTCCTTGATGAACTCATTGGCCATGTCACCACCGAAGATGCCCTTGACCTGCTTGTACTCGGTGGCAGCGAAGGCAGCGAGCTGTTTGCCCGTGACGTACAGGTTGCCGATGATGTCACTGAACTCCTCGACCGAGTCTTCATCCGACGCCGTCTTCACCTGACCGTAGGTCGAGTAGAAGGGGTCGTAGACAGCCTCGTCGTAGAGGTGGTCGATGCCGGCGATCTTGTCGAACTCACCGAGAAGACCACGCAGCAGCTCGGGGTCGATCTTGCCGTAGTAGCCCGCCACCTTCTGGAGCAGGACGGCCTTCTCATCGGAGTCGAGGACGTTGCGGCGCATGTCGATGGCGGCCTGGAACTCGCTTGGTGAGGCGAGCTTCTCCGAGCCGTACTTCATGATGTTGACGGGCAGCATGACCCGCATGTCTCGCGCCCGCTTGACCAGGTTCGAGCAGTACTCGTGCCGGTCGCCTGGCTCGAGACGCTCACCGTACTCCTCGAAGTAGGCGCTCGCCTGCTTGACCTGCTCATAGCTATCGAGCGGGTAGCGGCTGCCGAGGGCGTAGTGCGTGGCCCTCAGCTCTTCAGACCGAACAGATGCCTCCTTGTGGGTCACATCCACGTGGGGCTCCATGTTCTTCATCTGCGGCTGCGAGGGAGGCTGCGCGCTGTACTGGCCGTTGGGGTTGCCTGGATCGGGGGCGTCATCGTTCGAGTGACCGGGGACCTTGCGGCCCATGGTCGTTGCCGCCGTCTTCTGCACAGCAGCAAGCGAAGACTTGGCGCCCTCTCCCTTACCCATCGAGGCGCTCAGGGGCATGGTGCTCGAGCCGGTGAGCTCGCCCTGCTTACCCATGAACGAGTGCAGGTCTGGCATGCCAGCCACCGCGTCATGGCTTGCCTCCTCCAGGTGCGAGAGGTTCTTGCCGACGTTGGATGCCGTCCCCTTGATGAGGCTCGGCATGGCCGCGTACTGAATGAGCTTGAGCGGGTCTTTGGCGAGGCTCGTGGCCTTGCTCTCGATGTACCTGCCGCCCATACGAGCCGCGCCGCCCGCCAGGCCTGCCACCTTCTCGAGCTCCTCGGGTACATCGAGCTCGTACCACTCGCAGGCGATCTTCAGGTTCTCGGCCGTCTTGACTTGCGCCTCGACGGGGAGCTTCTCTGCGTTCTTCAGGAAGTACAGCACCGAGAGGGCGGTGTTGCCCTCATCGACGCAGGCAAACTTCCGGAGCTTCTCTTCACCGTTGATCATGACGAGCGCGAAGGCATCGTCAGGCAGGTGGTCGAGACTCTCTGGTGACAGGCCAGAGGCCTGCTTCACGAAATCTGGGACGATGTTGGAGGTAGGGAACATGCCCTTGAAAAGAGTCCCACCGACATCGTCATAGAAGTCGAGGACAAGGCCGCTAGTACGCATCTGATGGGCTCCTTCTTCTTGTTCTTCTAGAACGGCAAGACTAGGCCGACCTCGGGGATAAAGGAAACGAGGGGCGGAACCTATCTCTGCTCCGAGGAGAATACCATGGCGGATGAGACACCACCTTGCTTTGGCAAGGAGTGGGATGGCAACAACTCAGAGTGCCGGGGCGGCTACGAGCACGGCTACATCAACCCTATCAACGGGTCGAACTCGAGAGATCAGTGCATCTTCTTCCGGTCTTGCGGGGCCCATACGCAGGCGGCCCGCGTGGGTCAGGCCCGCCTGGTTCCCACCCAGAACCTCGTGAGGCTGCCGCCGGCGGCGCCCTCGGCGCCGGTGCAGGCACCGATGCAGACGATGGCCACGCAGTTTGGCCAGGTGCAGCAACAGCAGCGTCCGCTGCCACCACAGGCGCCAGTGCCTCAGCCCGTTTACCAGCAGCAACAGCAGCCGATGGTGCAGCAGGTGCCTTACGGCTACCAGCAGATGCAGCCGGTGAACTACCAGATGCCCGGGTACCTGACGACGCCGCAGATGCAGCAACCGAACGAGTCCTTCGCTTCGATGCTGGCGAAGAACCTGATGCGTTCGATGGCCAAGGCTGCCGGGCACAGCTTCAGCCACGTCTTCGACGTCACGCCTTTGGGCGACATCTGGGGCGGCGGCAACAACGGCAACAACCAGGGGGGACAGGGAAACCCCGGGGGGAAGTAGACCTTCGCCACCCTCAAGGGTAGAGATCGACCATGCGTCTTGTGAAGCGCGAGCCTGACAGGGGGTACCTGGATTCACACCTCTGGGTACCCAAGTCCCTCATCAACGTTGAGGGTACGAAGAACACCCTCTCGTTCAAGTTCGAGAACGAGAAGGGTGAGCGTTACGTCTTCCTCTATGAGGAGACAGAGCATCACCTCATTGTGCCGCGTGCCTTCTGGAAGCCCGGAGATCTTGAGTTCCCCGTCGTTGACTGCAGGCCGCTGAGCTACCCGCACATCGATGTAACAAGCAAGATCGTCCTGGACCTGAAGAACCCGGGCAAGACGCTGCAACGAGACGCGGTCAACGCCCTCCTCAAGGCTGAGGGGGGCGTGTTGCAGTTGGCCTGCGGTAAGGGAAAGACCGTATGTGCCCTTGAACTACTTGCCCTCATCAAGCAGCCGACGGTCATCGCCGTAGACAACAACCAACTACTCAGCCAATGGCTCGAAGAGATCCACAAGTGGCTCGTCGTACCAGGGGGCGTGGAAGTAGTAAGGGGGTCGAAGGGGGACTGGAACAAGAGCATCATCCTCACGACGTACAAGACGCTGGGGGATATATCTGATTCTCTACCTCCCGAGATTCGGGCCCGCTTCGGTCTCTTCATCGGTGACGAGGGCCATCACATAGCAGCCCCCACGTACTCGAGAGCAGCGGGCTTGTTCTTCGGCAAGAGGATCGCCCTGACGGCCACGCCTGAGCGGGTAGACGGGATGCACGTCATCACCGACTTCCACATCGGCACCGTGCTCTACAAGGACCTCATCCAGGAGCTGCGACCGAGGATCTGCTTCGTCTGGACTGGCTTTCAAGTAGATCCGCTTGACCGCTCTGTGGCCAGCGAAGTCTGCGACATCAACGGAGAGTTGCACCTCTCCAAACTCGCTACCTTCTTCGGCAGGTGGAGAGAACGGCTTGAGTTCCTCATCGGTGAGTTCAGGAAAGCTGAAGCCGTGGGCCGGCGCATCCTTGTGCTCTCGAACTCTATCGAGGAGCTTGTGGGTCTGCTTGCTCTATGGAACAAGGAGCCAGAGCTGTACTTCGAGAAGCCCAAGGTCACGCCGCAAGACGTGGGTGAGACGCTACCTCCTGTGGAAGTAGACGAGCGAAGGATTCGCCATCTCACGGGGAAGTACCACGAGCTGAAGAAGCTTCTGCAGAGCAATCTCAACCCTGCCAAGAAGCACCAGACACAGCTCATGTTCGATGGGGTCTCCAAGGAGCTCAAGCAGCACGAGGTCTGGAAGAAGGTCTCGGCTGAAGAGACGCGAAGGTTCAGGGTGTACATCGAAGGGGTGCTTAGCAAGCCCAGCAACGCCGGCGTGATGATGGGGTCGATGAAGCCCGACCAGCGGCAGCACGTTCTGAAGACGAAGCAGATCGTGTTCGCCATCACGAAGTACGGGCGAGAGGGGCTAGATAACCCAGATCTCGATACGGTCTTTACGTGCGAGCCGATGAGCCAACGGAACGGCTTGCAGCAGTTCATGGGTCGTGTTCTAAGGAACAAGGCGGGCAAGAAGTCTCCGCTGGTTGTGATCTTCGAGGACGACATCGGCCCCATGAAGGGCATGTGCGAGAACCTCCGTCGACACCTACGTACATGGCCGGTAGAAGAGGGGGGGCCGTATGAGTTTGAGTTCGTCGGTCACCCAAAGAAAGGGATCAAGAAACCATGGCTGATCTGATTCAGTTGCCCAAGGCAGCACAAGGCAAAGAGTCCGTGAACATCGACCAGTGGTGCATCGCCACCAACGGGCCCACGAAGTTCTTGGCCTGGTTCGACTGCTCCAAGGAGATGCTGCTGGAGCTCATCAAGGAAGGGGAGGTCGTGGTCTTCAACCTCGCTTTCGACTTCATGTCGCCGCTGCGGATGGCTGGTCCTGGCCGGTACGCTCGCGACCCCGTGGTGATGCCGTACGACTTCACCTCTGCTCCTACGAACATCTACATGCTCGTGCAGACGATCGCGTTCTGCGTGGACATGCAAAAGGAGGACAAGAAGACGTATAAGGAGATCGTCGAGCAGACCCTAGAACTGACTCGCCGCATGAAGCTGCAGCAGGAGTCGGGCATCCAGCTCTGAGGTCAAACATGGTGGACTTCCGCAAGACGCTCCCCGTCCTTCAAGAGGAATGGGAAGACTGCACGAAGTGCTTCCTTGGAGAGAGACGAGCCGCCATGCGTGGCTCGTTTGTCTTTGGGGAGGGCTACAACAGGGGCATCCTTTTCCTTGGAGAAGGCCCTGGACGAGAAGAAGAACGAGAAGGCAGGCCCTTCGTGGGACCTGGCGGGGTACTGCTCCGGGCAGTCTTGGAGAAGTACAACTTCGACAACTGCTTCTTCACCGACATCGTTGCCTGCCGGTCCTGCGAACCGATGCTCGATGCTGACGGCAAGCAGGTGATGGGCAAGAGCTGGAAGGGCAAGCCTCCTGAGCCCGAGTTCAGGGACAAGCTGCCGATACCGACGGAGATCGAGGCCTGTAATCCCAGGCTATTCGAGACGATCTATCTCGCAGACCCCATCGTCATCGTTCCTCTCGGTCCTGTTGCAGCTCAGGCGTTGCTTGGCAGGCCGGTGCAGATGGGTGAGCGGGGCAAGCCCGCTGTTCTTCGCCTCCCCGGGGCGACGTACCGAGCTGAGCTCACAGAGAAGAAGAACCAGTGGCTACGGCGCACAGGCGAAGGTATGCGGCAGCCGGTCAGTCAGAACTTGGTCGAGTACCTTGTTCTGCCGACCTACCCCACCTACTTCGTTCTGCGCAAGGAAGGAGACTCAGGCAAGGGCAGTCCGATGCACCTGTTCGTCTCCGACATCAAGCTCGCCATCGCTCTCTTCAACCGGTACCAGAACGATGCTCTGGGTGTACCGATGACCGCACAAGAAGTACAGACGTCATCCGACGAGGCAGAAGAGTTTGCCAAGGGGTACATCTATGAAAACCAAGACTGAAGAAGTCCCGCACGAAGTGAAAGAGTTCCTTGAGGCTCAGGACCGCATCATCCGCTACCGGGAGGCTCACCCCGATGTCTTCGAGACGTACGAGGAGCTTGCCTCCACGTACAACGACAAGCTCGAGGCAGCTGACAAGGTCGTCCGGGGCGGGGCGCTGAGCGTGGGGCCCTTCGAGAAGTACCAGGTCCAGAACAGCTACGACGCCGACAAGCTGTTCGAGGAAGTGGGTATGGAGAAGTTCCTGGCCATGGGTGGCACCATCAAGACGAAGGCTGTCTACGAGGTGGACCCCAACCGCCTCAAGGCCGCCATTGCTCAGGGCACTGTGCCAGCTGACGTGGTGAAGAAGGTGCACAAGGAGACACCGAAGTACCACAAGCCACAGAAGCTGGTGGTCAGGTGAGGACGGCGAAGTTCAACGCGCTCTCCGTCAAGGAGCTTTCTGCCAACTTCATCAGCTCTGACCCAGCGCTTGAGGGCAAAGCAGCCTTCGTCAGCACGCTGACGCAGAAGACGCATGGTCAGACCATTGGCAAGGTCTGGAGCAAGGACACCCTCGACTTGCTCACCCAGCTCAAGGCCTCGATGGAAGCAGACCTCGAGACGGTTCACTTCGCTGACGGGCCGACCAGTTCTTCCATCAACCAGCAACCTCGTCAGATCGACGAGGCTTTTGAGGGTGGGGGCATAGGCGAACACATCGGTGGTGAACGTCAAGTGTTACCCCGATGTTGACAGCTTGAGGTGGCTCTTGCAGCGTTGCATCCACCTACCCAGGAAGCCAGGCCCTACCCGCCTGGCTTTTCGTTACCCGCGCTCGGAGGATGAATGGCTAGCAGCGAGCACCAGCTCATTTCCCTGATCATGAAGACAGGGGATTTGAAGACAGTACTCGAGTGGGGGATCACCGAAGACGATCTCCTGATGAACGACACGAACTCGGCGTTCAAGATCTTGATGTCGGTGTACACGAGCCCCGATTCAAGGGGCGCTGTACTTGGGCCGTCATCAGCACTTGAGAGGTACCTGCCCGCGTGGCAGTTCGAGGTTGATGCGGGCATGACGCTCAACTTCCTTTGCAGCGAGGTGCGCAAGCGCAGGCTGTCGAAGGAGCTGAAACTCAAGGCACAGGCCTGCATCGAGTACGCAGACCTCAACCCTGAGGAGGCATTCAACCAGTTGAACGAGGCAGTGACCCTCTACCGCAACATCGATGCCGGCAAGTCAACAGACGTTGACCTGGCAACGGGCATGAAGAAGGTCATCGCGAAGTACAACAAGGCCAAGAACGGGCAGAGCATCGGCCGGTTCATGTGGCCTTGGAAGCCTCTGCAAGAGGCTACTGGTGGTGTGGCTGACGATGAGTTCGCCGTCTTCTACGGCAGGCCCAAGAGCATGAAGTCTTGGATCTTGATGTACCTCATCACCTTCGCCTTCGAGATGAACCAGAAGGTTCTCTTCTACACCAAGGAGATGACCGACGAGCAGTGCTACCAGCGGATGGCCGCCATCATGGTCGGCGCTCTCTACCAGGACCTGCGCCTGGGCAAGCTGCCTGCCTTCCAGGAAGAGCAGCTGCACGTCATCCAGCAGGTGGCCGAGGAGATGGCCTCGAAGAACAGGATGATCTGCCTCACGGCCAAGGACGTCGCTGGCAGGGACACCCCCAGCTGGCTGCGAGGCAAGATCGAGAAGTACCACCCCGACGTTGTCTTCGTCGACGGTCTGTACCTGATGAGCCCCGAGGCTCGCCGTAAGACGATGCAAGACCACGAGCGTGTTCGGGAGATCTCCCGTGACGTTCGACGCATCGTTCTCGAAGAGAAGGTCCCGCTGATGGCCACCATGCAGGCCAACCGGCAGGCAGCGAAGCACTCTGAAGGCAACCTTGATGAGATCGCCTTCTCTGACTCGCTCTCGCAAGACTGCACCATGGCTTGCCGGGTGATGTCCGACAAGCACCAGCCCACCATCAGCCTCGTGATGGCCGGCTCTCGTGAGTGGACGCTCGACGGGTTCCGGGTGCACGGCATCCCAGCGAGCAACTTCAGCTTCCACTCGGTTCTGACCAGCAAGGAGATCGAACAGGTCAGGAAGAACGACGAAGAGGAGGACGAGCCGAAGGACAAGAAGCCCGTACGTCAGCCCCGCACGTTGGGGGCAGAGAAGCCTGCTCCCAACTACAAGAAGACGCTCGAGAACATGCCGTTATGGACAGGCACTCGGAGGTACTTGCTATCGCACAGAAGTACCTTCACAAGGTCAAGAAGAGCGGGCCAGACAACGTCATGGCGTTCTGCCCCTTCCACGACAACGTGAACACCCCGGCGTTCACGATGTCGTTGACCAAGGGCATCTGGTTCTGTTTCTCATGCCACGCCAAGGGAACACTCAAGATGTTCCTCAAGGCGATGGGCATAGGCGAGGGTCTTGTTCAGACGCACTACGGCTCGCTCATCGACGCCCTACGCAAGAACGTAGACCCGGCCTTTGATCCCAACAAGCCTGGGGTCATCTGCCAAGAGCCTCTCGACGAAGCCATCCTCGGGTTCTTTCACGAGTGCCCGATGGATCTAATCAACGAGGGCTTCACCGAGGAAACCCTGCTCCACTTTGGGGTGGGGTTCGACAAGAAGCACAACCGCATCACGTACCCCATCCGAGACTTCACGGGGAACCTGGTCGGCATCAGCGGGCGCACTGTTACAGGTGCCTACCCGAAGTACAAGGTCTACGACCTGGAGTACAAGGACTTCGGTCTGGGCGTCTACCACACCGACAAGTCTCGGTACCTCTGGAACTCGAGCGAGGTCTACCCTCAAGTCTACTTCTCAAGGGGCGAGAAGGTCGTGCTCGTTGAGGGCTTCAAGGCCTGCATGTGGGCCTGGCAAGCGGGTATAAAGAATGTGCTAGCCCTTCTAGGCTCATCAATGTCAGCCCAACAGAAGTGGGTGCTTGAGCGTCTAGGCGCACCGGTGTACCTCTGGCTAGACAACGACGACGCCGGCCGTAATGGCACGAAGAAGATTGGCGATGATCTGTCCAAGTCCTTGGACGTGTTTGTCATCGGCTACGAAGAAGCGCAACCGAGTGATCTCGCCCTTGAAGATGTCCAGAGTAAAGTCGCCTCCGCGACGGACTATCACCTGTGGGCAGTAAGAAAGTACCTGAAAGGTTTATGAACATGGGCTCCTACGGCAAGACTGATATGAAGAACGCCCCGACCACCTTCCGCCAGTCGGTGGCCAGCCAGCAGAAACAGAAGCCCGAGAAGACTGGTGCTGGCGGGGGGAACGTCCCCTACTTCGTCAACCAGTTCAAACCCTCGACGGAAGAGCCAGACGTGGTGCGCCTCCTCAAGGGGGAGTACCCGGTCCAGCTGGCTGGGCAGAACGGTGAGCTGGTCGAGCAGACGCTCGCCTACTACATCTACCGCGAGCACTTCGATGGCCGTACCAACAAGAGCGCCATCTGCTCAGCGGGACCGTTCGCGATGGACCGCAAGAAGCGCCAGCCCTGCGATGGCTGCGACATCTACTGGGAGGAGCGGTCTGCGGGCAAGAAGCAGAACAACCGCATGTCCAACCGGGAGATGTACGTCTTCTCGATGCTTCATCACGCCAACTACGTGAAGACCGAGCAGCTCGACCGCAACACCGGCGCCGTGAAGGTGAACGATGACGGCCAGCCGTACATGAACTGGGTACGGATGATGGCCCACGAGCGTGGGAAGTTCGCTGGCAAGGAGATGAAGGACGCCAACGCCCTTCACTGGGCCATGGGCTTCAACCACTTCAACGTCATCCGCGAGTACGACAAGCAGATCGGCAAGTCGTGCAGGGCGTGTGGTGTGAAGGCTGGGCGCAAGGGCGCTCACGAGGTCGGGGTCAAGAGCGAGGCGTGGTGTTGCCAGGGCTGCGGGGAGGCGCTCATCGAGGTCGACTCAACGGAGCTGGCGCCCAAGCAGATCGACGAGATCACGTCTGACGTGGTCGAGTGCGCTGTGTGCAAGCGTGTCGGCTACCTGCAGGAGATGGTGTCCTGCACCGAGTGCTCGGATGGAACGCGCTCGGAGATCTTCGACGTGGACCTGGAGGTTCAGCGGGTGAAGCCTGCTGATGGTGGCAACCAGACGGTGCTGGCCATTGTGGGCTGGGCGAACCCGCACCCCATCGACCCTCGGCATGTGGAGATTGCCAGGCCGCTGGAGCTGCCGAAGATCTACGCGCCTACCCCGCTCGAGCGTCAGCACGAGCTCTTCGGTAGCTCGGGGAGGCAGCCGGTCACCGCTGGCAGCAAGCCCTACGGCGGGCCTCCGACTCTCGGCGGCAAGTTAGCAAAAAGGGGGAGCGGGTGATGAGCCCGCTCCCCCTTTCTCTATCTACCCTACCGCCTACCCGGAGCGCCCTACATGGCCTGGAAAGTCGATATCCCAGACGCAGAGTTTTACACCCTCCAAGACCCCCGTCTAGAGGCAATCGTTCGAGAGGTCTGCGATCAGAAGATCGTTGCCATCGACACCGAGACCACGGGTCTCATCATCTGGCGAGACATGCCCCTGTTCTGGTCCCTCTCTTGGGGACGCCGGCGCATCTGCATGCCCGCTGACACGCTGCACAGGTTCATGTCGGCCTTCGAGGATTACGACAAGACCTGGGTCTTCGCCAACGCGAAGTACGACATGCACATCCTGGCTAACGTCGGCATCACCCTCAAGGGGAAGATCGTCGACACCCAGGTGATGCACTGCTTGCTCTACGAGGAGCAGCCACACCGACTCGACTACATGGGCAAGCAGCTCCTGGGTTGGGAGTGGAAGGACATGTTCGATGGCTGGGACAAGCGCAAGCAGCCCAACATCGGCGACTTCATCATGGACCTGTACCGCAACGATCCACGCAAGCTCATCGAGTACGCGTCGAACGATGCCTACGGCACCATGCAGATATACGACAAGCTCAAGGTGGAGCTCGAAGAGTCGTGGGTCTACAGCCTCTACCCCGAGCACTACAAGACGCTCTGGGACATCTTCATCAAGACCGAGGCGCCGTTTACCAAGGTCCTGTGGAAGTGCGAGAGGGCAGGCATCTACGTAGACAAGGAGTTCCTCCTCACTCTCGAAGGGCCCGTGGCTAGGGAGATCAACGACCTGAAGAAGGAGCTGAACGCGCTCTACCAGGCGTATCAGCCGGGCGTCCTGTTCAACCCGAACAGCACCCTGCAGAAGCGCGACTGGTTCTTCAACTTCGAGGGTCTCAAGGCCGTGAAGCTGGGCAAGGCTGGGGCGAAGACGGGGGTACGCAACCCTTCATGCGACGCCGAGTTCCTTGACCACTACAAGGGCGAATCGAAGATGGCCAAGCTCCTCCTGAGGTTTGCCGAGCTCGACAAGCTGCACGGTACCTACCTGGTGGGCCTTCGAGAGTCAGACTCGATCGATAGCCAGGGCTTCATCCACACCCGGTACAACCAGGACGTGGCTCGTACAGGACGCCTGTCCTGCGTAGCCGGCTGGACGCCCGTTCGGACCACCCGTGGTGCCGTTGCCATGGAGAATATTCGACCGGGCGATTCTGTCTGGACCCACAAGGGGCGTTGGCAGCAGGTGACGGCGTTCCTTCCGCAGGGAGAAAGGCACGTTTACGACGTTAGGCTTAGCAACGGGTATGTTTTGACGTGCACAACCGACCACAGGCTGCTGCTCTCCGATGGGTGCACGTGGGCCACGATTGAGGAGGTGACTGATGGCGTTCTCGAAGACCTGGACCAGCAACCCGAAGAACAACGCGCTCGACAACCTCGCGGTTGTGACGCGGCAGGGCCACAAGACCGTTCACTTCTTGCAGGTGAAGGACACGGGCTCGTTGTCGTTGAAGCGATCGACTATCGCGGCGTGCTTGAGGTCTACGACATCAGCGTAGACGGGGACGAGAGCTACGAAGCCTGCGGAGTATTCGCGCACAACTGCTCTGACCCGAACCTGCAGAACATGCCGAACCCTGAGCGGGACAAGTTCAAGACCCGCAAAGCGTTCCGCCCCAAGCCCAGCACGAAGCGCAAGCTGATTGCCGCCGACTATGACCAGCTCGAGATGCGTCTTCTGGCTTGCGCTGCGATGGAGCCACCCATGATCGACATCTTCCTCCAGGGGAAAGACATCCACATAGGCAACGCTTCACTCGTCTTCGGACTGCCCTATGACGATATCAAGGCAGCGAAGGATAAGGAGAAGAACGAACTCAACGACTACGATCACACGTGCCTTCTTGCACGGCAGAACGTCAAGGCCATTGGTTACGGGCTCAACTACGGAATGAAGGAGTTCAAACTCGCTTCGGATCTGGGAATCCGTGTTGAGGAAGCCAAGGCCCTCATGGACAAGTATATGTCGGCTTATCCGGCTGTCGAGAGGTTCTTCGCAGAAGCTGTCGATAATGCTCGGATCACCGGGTACTCGTTCACCGTCATGGGGCGGAGGAGGTTCTTGCCGGAGATCATCTCCAGGAGAAACCAAGAGAGGAGCAAGGCAGAACGACAAGCGGGCAACTTTGAGATCCAAGGGTCAGCCGCTGACGTTGTACGCATGGCGATGATCCTTCTGGATGACGCCCAGCTAGACAAGAGGTTCGACTGCATCATGCGCCTTCAGGTGCACGACGAGTTGGTCTTCGACTGCCCTGAAGAGACGCTCACTCCTGCGATGGGGGAGATCGTCGAGTGGATGGAGCATGCGCTTCACACCGACCTGCCGGTGCCCTTGAAGGTCTCGGCCAAGGCTGCCGACAACTGGGCGGACGCACACTGATGGCCAAGAAGAAGAGGAAGCATATGTATGGCCTTCCTGCGGGTTCAACAGTAACGAAGGAGCAGTGGGAGAGCGCTCTCCAGAAACACCGAACCTCAAAGGACGAGTAGATGAACAAGATCGCGCGCAAGTATGACCTGGACCAGCTCGTTGCGTCGCGACTAGGGCTAAAGCCGAAGGAGGTGAGGGGCATCACCAAGGTCTTCATAGAGGCCTTGATGGAGTCCCTTGCAGAGCTGAGCGAGGTCCACCTCGATGGCTTTGGCCAGTTTCACGTCACCAAGGAGGCGGCTCCGAGGGTGACCACCCTTACCCAGGGCACGCTCAAGCTTGGGGAGGGGAAGAAGATCGAGGTGCTCATCCCGCACAAGATGCGCGTACACTTCCGAAAGGCCCTGCCATTCCGTCGCCTACTTCAGGCGAAGCACGGCAAGGGTCAGAAGAAGGATTGAGCACCATGGACAAGTACGCTGTAGACGAAGGCAAAGACCAGGAGCAGCTCGAGAAGGCGGCATCGCAAGGCTGCCCAAGCTGTGGAGCGCCCGCTGGGCAGCTTCAGCAGCATGGGTCAGTCTTGATATGCCCCCACTGTGGGTCTGCTCCGTTCGAGTCGAACGGGAGCTCACGTGGCAGGACAACCAGTCGATAACCGTAAGAGCGACATCAACACGATCGTTGCGAAGATCAACAAGGCCGCCAAGCGCACCATCATTGGTACGGCCGACAAGCTTCGTAACAGCTACTTCCTCCGCCGGCCGTCGGGCATCATGCAGCTCGACATAGACACCGGTGGGGGGCTGCCCGCTGGAGGTCTGGCCTGTGTGTCAGGCCTCGACGGCGCCGGCAAGACCCACCTCATGTACAAGTACATGGCCATGCATCAGCGGATGTACGGCGATGAGGCAACGATAGCGCTTGCCTGCACTGAGGCGCCCATCGACCACTTCTACCTGCGGAAGCTGGGCATCATCGTCTCGGTGCCTGATGAGGCCATCGAGGAGCGGACGAAGTACCGCAAGGACCTTGGGTTTGCTCCCTTCACCAAGGAGGAGATCAAGGAGATGAAGCGGAGCGTGGGGTGCTTCTACCCCATCGTGGCCGACTACATGGAGCAGATGCTGGACGTGGTTCTCGAGCTTGTCTCGTGCGACCTCGTGAACATCATCGGCATCGACTCCATCACGGCAGCGCAGCCCAAGGCGTTCGCTGAGCTCGAGAAGATCGAGGAGGAGGCTCGTCAGGGCGCGCATGCCACGGCGCTCAAGAAGTTCCTCATCGACTACTTCCCGATGACGGTCTCGTTCAACGAGGTCCCGAACAAGACGACCATCATCATGACGCAACAGATGGTCTCAAACCGGAAGAAGAGCGAAGCTCCCTCCTACATCCAGAAGTACCTGCCCGACAGCGTTCCTTCGATGGGCTCGCACAGCCTCAAGCACGGCAAGCTCATCGACATCCTGCTCACCAATGGTGCCGGTGAGAAGGAGAAGAACGAGACGGGTAAGAAGGAGACCAAGAGCAAGATGCTCGAGTGGGAGATCAAGAAGGGCAAGGCCGGCGTGCACGAAGGCGTGCGTGGCGAGTCCGAGTTCATCTTCGACGAAGGAGGCATCGACAACGCCCGCACCATCCTGGCCTCTGGCATCAAGTGCGGCTTCATCCAGGAAGCCTCGGGGCTCATCACGATCCTCGACCCCAAGACCAAGGAGCCCTCGCCCAAGGTCAACCGCATGCCGGCCAAGGAGTTCATCGCCATGCTCAACGATGACCCGAGGTTCGACGCCCAGGTAAGGGCGCACATCCTCGCTGAAGAAGGCATTCAGTGCCGCTTCGTGTGACATGAAAACCATCAGGCTCGTCCCCCAGGTCAACGAGGCCGGGGACGTCCACCTGAAGGTCTCGGCTGTCGGCTTCCAAGATGACGAGGTAGGGCCCCTGGTCGATGGCCAGGAGCTCGTTGCCATCTTGGAAGACGAGCCCGAACCGGGCAACAGGCACACGGCCAAGACTCTTCGTAAGCGAAGCACGAAGGCCGAGCGAGTCCTTGCCAAGCAGGTGGGCGGCAAACTCCAACCCGGCTCAGGTTGCCTACCCAAGTACAAGAGCGATGTTCTTGTGAAAGGCAAGACACGCCTCGAACACAAGTTCACCCAGGCCAAGAGCTACACCCTGAAGTTCTATGACCTACTGAAGCTTCTCGGTGAATGCGAAGACGGGGAAGATCCAGTATTCGTCGTTGAGTTTCAAGAGCGAGGCACGCTCAAGACTCTGGCGAAGTATGCCATCGTCCCCTTCGAGGACTGGGAGAAAGCACATGACATCGATTCTGACGATTGAAGACTTCCTCAAGGCACCGGAAGAACAGAAGAAGCAGATCCAAGACGAGGCTGCTCAGATCTCCGTGAGCTTTGAAGAACACCTCGCCAAGGACAAGGGCGACTCGCACATCCGTGCCCCCGGCATCCACGCTTCTGAAGTGCATGGCTGCGAGAGAAAGATGGTCTACAGCCTTCTTGGTACCGAGCGCAAAGAGAAGCTCGACAACACCTGGAAGAAGCGCTTCATGGTTGGCCACGCTCTCCACGCCATGCTCCAGACTCAGTTCGAGCAGATGGCAGGAGGGCCCTTCGTCTCCACCTTTCAGTCTGAGGTGAAGATCTCCCCTGAGCTCCAGCCTGTGGCAGCTGCATGGAACATCCAGTCCCATTGCGACGGCCTCTTTCAGCTGCGTCGCCCAGGCGAACCTGACCCCTTTGCTCGCGTCGTCCTGGAGATCAAGACGGCGAGCCCAGGGGAGTACGACAAGCTCAAGGCTCCCAAGCCTGAGCACGTAGAGCAAGCGCACGTGTACATGGGGTGTCTCGATACGCCGTTCACATGGTTCCTTTACTGGAACAAGGGCAACCAGAACTACACGGGCAGCAACAACCCGAGCTTCTTCACTGTGTTCAACCCAGACACCTGGATGGGCCTGTTGAAGAAGTTCGAGCGTGGCCACATAGCGGCCGACACCAACCAGCTCCCTGACCGCCTCGAAGGCGTGGGGTGCGACTTCTGTGCGTTCTCCTGGACGTGTAAGCCCCAGTACCTGCAGCGCAGGAGTGGGACGCACGTTCCTCACGGCAGATGGGTAAGCAAATGACTGAAGGCAAGTCGATACGCATCCCGAGAACACTTGGCCCGGGTGGCCAGGTTATCGATCACCCTCCGGAAGAAGGACGCGGTCTCAAGGTCGACAAGGCAGCCCCTATCGGCGTCACAGCCGAGCAGAAGAAGTCTCTTCAAGAGCACTGGAACACCGCCAGTGAAAGCGAGAAGCTCTACGAGAAGGAAGGCTTCGGGGAGATCAAGAAGCCGACCTTCAACTGCCCTGAAGTTGATGAGCAGGTCGTCACCAACCCCGACAGCACCGAGTTCACCACCGTCTACGTTCACCTGCTCGGCTGGTACTCCTACTGCGCCGAGCTTCTCGCCAAGGTAGACGTCTACATCCTTCAGTACGAGAACCTCCTCGATGTACTGGGGGCTGAGACCCGTGACGTCGCTCGTAAGCAGCACGCTGAAGGCAAGAAGCCCACGGTCGACGAACTCAAAGACCGCCTTCTTCTCAACCCCCGCTACCTCGAGACCCTGCACGAGCTGCAGAAGTACCAGCAGCACAAGAAGCTGCTTGCGTCCCGCCTCGAATCCATCGATAGGAGCCTCAAGGTGATCTCCAGGCAGGTCACCATCAGGACCCTCGACATGGAAGCGCAGCGCACAGGCTCCAACCTCCCAGGACGCGGCTCACCCAACCGCTCTAGGTTCGGATGATTCGCCTCTCTGTCCCGTCGCTGCCCCCCTCTTCCAACAACGCCTACTTCAACAGGCCAGGAGGGGGCAGGTCCCTTACCAAGATCGGTGAGGGCTACAAGAACATCACCAAGGCGCATCTGCAGCAGAACTACCGAAGGGAGCTCATGGAGTTTCGGCCCAACAGGCCATACCTCATCGCAGTCACCTTCTACTTCCTCGACCTGCAGAACAAGACTTGGCCAAAAACAGCCGAGTCTCGGTATAAGCGACTTGACACAAGCAATAGGATCAAACTCCTAGAAGACGTGCTGAAGGACGTGAGCGGAGTCGATGACTCAAACACGCTCACGCTCATTCTCACAAAGACCATCGGTTCTCCTGAACGGACTGAGCTGGCCGTTTGGGACCTTGAGAAAGAAGAGAGCCCTTTCGATGTCCTCCTCAATACGCTCTTTTGAGGAACTGCTCGGGGCCTGCAACCACACCGAGCTGCACCAGATCTGCAGGCGTATGGACATCCATGTCAGACCGACCGCAAGCCGGGAAGACATGATCGACTACATCTGCGGGAATGATGAACCCCCTCCGCCATGGCACGGCATCAATGCCTGGCGACATGCCCTCATGGGCTTCGTTCTCGACAACTGGGAACTCATACGTTCTCAGATCTCCTGCCCGGCTAAGTCTGGTGACCCGCGTGCCTGCTTCGGTTGTACCGATACGCAGGTGATGTTCTGTGTTGTCGACAATCACGACAACGAGTCTCTCATCCAGCTGCACAAGAAGGATCAACCATGAACGCTCCCGCAACCACGATGCCCAGCCCCGAGACCGCTCCCCGCACGCCCGAGGAGCTGACGAAGATGACCGTCTTCCTCCAGCGCAGGCTGGCCGAGCAGCTCAACTCGTCGGGCTTCCCGGTCTGGACGAGCGAGCCGGAGAAGACGGCCTTCATCACCGAGACCAGCGAGAAGCGCGGGATGATCTTGGCCGAGAAGCTGGCCGCCTTCGACAAGGCCCGTGGCGGTGCTCCCGCCGCTGCAGCTCCGGTGGCTACGGTGACCCCCATCACCCCGCCGACGGAGGCAACGCCGGCGCCCGCCACGGCCAGCAAGCGTCAGCCCAAGACGCAGGCGGCTGCACCTCCTCCGGCAGCTGCCCCCGCTGTCAGCGGTGAGCAGGGGGTGCTCTCGTCCGAGGTCGTCAACCTGCTCAAGACGGTCTCGACCGACCTGAAGAACCTGCACGGGATGACCGATGCGAGGATCGAAGGGGTGGAGAACCGTCTCGATGGCGGCAAACTCGTCACCAAGGGCGACCTCGTGGAGCTCAAGGACATGCTCACGGCGTCGATGCGCGTGCAGCAGGCCACGCTCGGGGTGCTCTGCCTGTTCGGGCAGGAGGTGCTCAAGGCCTCCACCCGTGACGTGATGGGTCCGGCGATCGAGGAGGCGAACAACGCCCTCGACGCTCTGGAGGAACTGGGCAAGGGAAAAGCATTAGCCAGACGCGGCCCTGGCCGGGCTGCGTCCCGCTGTCTTCTTCTGATGTCTTCCATCTCCCTGACGACCTTACCCAGGTCCCGACCGATGAGCTTGTACGAGCACTTGCCGCTTGCGGCGTGCGTCTCAAGGGCACGGTCACGAGGGAGCAGCTAGTTCAGACGGTCAAGCGTCTGAGCATCTAAAGACGGGGCCCTTCGGGGCCCCCTTCTTTTTAGCTACTACTTGGCTGCATGAAGAGCGAACGCGCCGAGGCTGACAGCCAGGGTGGTGGTGAGCACACCGAGGGCAGCCCCGAACCACACCGAGCTGTACCAAGGGGGGTTCTTGATCTCAGCCTCAAGCTCTTGAATCTTCGTCTGCTGCAGTGCGGAGCGGGTCTGGTAGTCCTGCGTGACGGCCGCGTATTTGTCCTTCTCAATCTGGAGGAGCTGCTTCACAAAGCCGACTTCCACCTCAGAGAGTTTCTTCTGCTGCTCGACGTCGATCTTGAGACGAAGCTTGTACTGCTGCAGCCAGTTAGCCCATCGAAGGGCCGTCTGCTGATCGAAAAGCTGCCCTGTGAAGGGCGACTTGTCTCCCTCTCGAACGGAGACGATCTTGTCCTCACCGGGGGGAATCGTCTGAACGTCCTGAGCTAGAGCTCGGGTCGTCATCGTGAGCAGGAGAAGGGGGAGCAAGAAGCGGGCTGATCTCGGCATAAGAGTGACGGTAGATCTATACCCCCCGATTGGCGAAGCCACGTCGGGCGATGACAGTAAATGCCCGTTGTAGGGCACAGAATCTGATCTACGTCAGGAGCAACCATGATCGACACTCTCGTTTACCAAGGCACCGACATCTCTTTCGAGGCCGAGCAGCTCAACCTGACCGATATGTGGCGGGCCGCTGGGGGCGACCTGTCCAAGCAGCCGGCCAAGTGGCGGGCGCTTCCCAGCGCTCAAGAGTTCATCACGCACGTGGCAGAGGTCATCCTCCGAAAATCAGAGGATGAGCTTTTTACCGTGATTCGTGGTGGTTTGACCCGCTTTTCGGCTACCTGGGCTCACTGGCAGATTGCCATGGCCTACGCGAAGTACCTCAGCGCCCCCTTTCACGCCTGGTGCAACGACGTGGTGAGGGCCCGCTTCGTCGAGTCCAAGGGGGCGTCTGTTCAGCTCCCGGAGACCATCGACTCGCCCATTCACCGCCTCGACAAGCTCGAGATCCAGGTGGACAAGCTCGTGAAGGCGGGTCGTATCACCGAGCTGCAAGCTCTCGACGCCATGACGCTCGCCATCAAGAAGGAGCTTGGCTACGACCTGACTGCCATCCCAACCCTCGAATACAAGCAGATCATCGCGAGCACCAGCAGCGTTCAGCTCTCTGGCCCTGCAGTGATCATCCCTCAGAAGGAGAAGAGGGGCACCTTCTCAGCCAGGCACCTGACCCGTGAGAACGGCCTGCCCTCTGGCTTCGTTACCGAGCTCGCAGCCAAGCTCGGTCTCATCGGCGATGAGAACTACACCGAGGCTGACGATCTCGGCTCCGCTCACCACGGGGCTATTGGCGTGAACTACCGCTACAACAAGGCGGCAGTCGAGGTCATGGTGCCCTACTTCAAGAAGTACAACGAGGCGAAGGACCTGCTCAAGGAGGCGAAGACCAAGAAGTTCGCTGAGGCAGCTCAGGCCCAGGTCCTCTCCACCATCACCGAGAAGGTGGGCACGGGGACGCTGACGTCGGCGACGACTATCTTCCACCCGACGAACGCCCCCAAATGAACTGAGGAGCTAGAAAAGAAGAAGGGCGGGTCTCTTACGAGGCCCGCCCTTTTCTTTAGCTCCTGCTTATCAGGGCAGGTGAATCTCTTCGACGATCTCCCCCGCTGCGTTGACCTTGTGCCAGACGGGGCAGAACCTCGGCCTTGCATGCCCGTCTGGCCAGGTCACGAACTCGTAGAACTCTGAGAGCTCTCTCACATACTCGGGGCTCACGAGCTCGTCGTTGATCGCAAGATACCTGACCATGGTCGTGTACCCTGCCCCGTTGGTAGCGTTCTTCACAGCACCGAGGACGAGGTAGTACTCGCCCTTCTTGTGCTTGTGCAGGCCCTTGATGGGCATCTCTACTTCAAGGGTCTTGTCGTGTTCCATTGTACTTCTATCTGACCGGGCAGGCACCCCCGGCGCAATCGTCGATGTCCAGTGTACCATCACGGGTCAACGTGGCTGTAGTGTCGATACCCCGGCTGAGTTCTTCAAACCGAGAACGGCTGATGCTCTCGTACGGCGGCTGGGTGTAGCCGTGCTCTGTCGGAAGAACTGACGTGCTCTTCAGACGAGGCGCGTACTCACGCAGACAATCCGCAAGCTCCTTGGGATTGTCTTTGTTGAACGAGATGGTGCTCGAGACAGCGTTGTCAGCCCAGTTGTCCTGGACCATGAGCTGCCTCTGGAACTGGTCCTTCACTGTCTCTGTCTGCACCGTGATGCGCGTGTGCTTGGCTTTCATGGGGAACATGAAGGCAAGCGTGCGACCGCTCTTGTCGTAGTTGCAGTACTCGAACGGCACGCCTGCCTCGACCAGAGCCACGGCCATCGCATCGTTCTGAGCGATGCGCGTACGACGGATGTAGTACTCATCGAAGGGGGCGTGCAGCCCGGGGGAGCTGCCGTTGAGCAGGCTGATGGTGCCCGAGGGCTTGACCGTGGTGACCGTCAGAGGCCGAGCTACCCCGAGGCTGTCGGCGTAGCTGTTGGCCTCTTCACGGACCACGCGGAAGTAACGCTGCAGAACCTCAGCTGAGCAGGGGAAGTCGCAGATGCCCCCGATGCCCACGCCGATCCTCATGTTCTTGGTGCGGGTAGCTTCCGCCCTGGGCTCGTGCAGCACGTCGAGGCGCTGACGAATGCAGTAGCGAGCCACCAACTTGAATACATCTTCCACTGGCACAGAGCCGTCGCACATAGCCGGGAAGACCTCGGCCAGGTTGCACGCCTCGAAGTCGTGGAGCAGCTGCTCGCCGCAGGGGTTGACCCCCATGGCCTCAGGGTCTGTCAGACGGCCCAGCACCAGGTTGAGGATGCCAGGCTCGCCGAAGCTGATGTTGTCGTTGACCAGGTTGTCCCAGTTGAAGTTGTCGAACTCGCTCCACTTGCGAAACACGAGCGAGTTGTTCGACGTATGACGGTGGCTCTCCACCGCCTTCCAGTCCTTCTTCGCGTCCCTGAACTCCTGGTCGTGTGGGTCACCCAGAGCGATGAGCGCGGACCTACGAACGTTGCCGCTCTTGATGCACTTGCCGATGTGGTTGGTGACATCGAGGCAGTCGACTGAGCTCATCTTCCTGCCGGCTGCTGACCTCACGATAGCCCACACAGCCCGCAGCAGCTCGACCAGGGGCCCAGGGCCCGAGGCGATGCCGCCGAAGGTCTTGATGAGCGAGCCACGGCACCGAACGTAGGAGACGTCGATGAACAGCGGCTTGCCCTCGAAGGCGTGCTTGAGGGTGAGAAGAAGGGCGTGCACCCAGCCCTGCCTCGAGTCGTCGACGAAGTAGTGGTTGTCCGGGTGCTTGGCAAGCTGCAGCTCGCCTTCCGTCTCGTTGGTATCCGGGTTCACTTCAACGAAGTCACCATGAGACTTCGAGCAGTGAACAGAGAGCTCAACAGCGTTGTTAGAGACGTATGGCAGAAGACCAATGTCCCCCAGGCCCACACCTACGCCGCCACCGAGCATGAGCATCTCAGCGACCCAGCCCCAGTCGTTGTAGTCGCGGATGGTCGCGTACCAGCAGTTGTAGCGAGCAGCCGCAGGGATGCCCGGCACGCCACCCGTCCACAGACCACGACCCGGAGGCAGGCCTTGCATCGTCCAGAAGACATGGAACAGAAGCTCCATCTCCTTCTGCGTTACCGAGGGATCGAGAGCGCAGTTGCCGATGACACAACGAAGTATCGTATCGGACCACACCTCCTTGTTCCTCGAGTACTTGTTCATGTACGTACTGCGGCTCATGAGATTCGGGAAGCAATCGCCGCGCTTGTAGTACGGCGCCAGAAACTCTTGAGTCAGACCCTTGGTGGCCATCAGAACCTCGCTGCGCAGAGACAGAAAAGCCGGGCATGGGCGTGGGAACCCAGCACGGCTCAGTGAATGATGCGGACTACTGCCTACCCCTCCCCCGTCCGTTTGCCGCGAGACGAGGGGAGAGACAGGAAGAAGCCCATCACGGTATCAGGCTAGCATGGGGTGTCTACCCCTCACGAAACCTTGCCCGTACGCACAGGTTCTTCTGCAGCCTTCTCATCGGGCTTTATGCGGGCGTGCGTGATGCCACGCTGCCCCTGATATTTGCCCTTGCGGTCTGCGTACGAAGTCCGTGGCTGTTCTCCCTCGAAGAAGAGCACCTGCATGATGCCTTCGCCCGGGTAGACCCGCACAGGGAGCCTCGTCCCGTTGGAGATTTCGATGGTGATGTGGCCCTCCCAGCCAGCCTCGAGCGGCGTCACGTTCACGTGGATGCCACAACGTGCGTAGGTGCTCTTACCGACGCACACCCCCGTCACGTTGCGAGGCATCTTGATGTACTCAAGGCTCGACGTCAGCGCGTAGCTGTTCGGAGGGATCTTGATGTAGTTCCCCTTCGAGGCCGTAACGGTACGGCACTGAAAGCAACCCGGATCGATGTTCTTCGGGTCGATCTCCCCGCAGTAGATGTCGGTGAAGATCTGCCAGTCTTGGCTTGCACGGATGTCGTAGCCGAAGCTGGTCTGCCCGTAGGAGATGACGCCTGCTTCGCAGAGGCCATCGTGGTAGGGCTCGATCATCTTCTGTTCGAGCGCCATCTTCTTGATCCAGTCGTCGTTCTTGATCATGGCGTGTTCTTCACGGTGGGAGGAAATATCTGACGCATGAAACCCGGCGTATTGAGGCGTTACACCTTCTGATGAGGTCAGCAGAGGCTGTAGCAAGAGCATCTCTTTCTAGTCGAGACTCCTCTTTCAAACGAGGGATCTCGTACTCGATGTACATGCTCCAAGCGTAGGCCAGTCGCTCTTGGAACTTGTCGATCGTCTTCTGGGGGACGCCGTAGCCACCGTTGAGGATGGCGGTGATCGTACTCCAGTTCAGGCGCAGGATTCGGTTGAGGCGATAGTCGCCGGCGACACCGTGGACGAACGTGAGCGTTCTGTACGTCTTGAACAGGTTCTTACAGGTGACCTTGTCGAGCTTTCTCAATCGAGCACCAGGGGAATGTGAGATGGCTTGGGGAAGTGGGAGATCCCCTTCACAATCTCTTCAACGTATTGAAGAGACATCTTGGACATGCGCTTGCGGATGCGCTCTGCCGTTCTTGAGCTGATACCACCAAGTGGTCTCTCATCCTCTTGAGGAGAGCCTGCTCATAGTCGTAGAGCCGTCCTTGCCAGGGCTTGAGCTTCTTGGTCATGTAAGAAGGAGTTCACATCAGGGAAGCTGGGGTTGATCTTCGTGCCCGCGAATGAGTACTTCAAACCTTCTTCGATGACCCAGATGCTCAGGTCACCCAGCGCCTTGCGGATCTTGTAGAGACTCGACTTGCTCACCCCGTTGTTAGGTCCGTGATACCCCCGGGCCATCTCGAGGGTGATGGGCTGAATCTTGTACCGGTAGGTGAACTCGTAATAGGGACTGCCGCCAAGCTTCTTGATGGCCTCCCAGAGCTTCTCGTACGTCTCCTTGTCTTCGGCGCTGAGCCGGTACTTCTGCGAAGGCTTCACCTTCTTGGTGCCTTCGTAGAACCTGCGCAGTCTTCGGAGGCTCATGGCATGGCTTTCCGAGCGTGAGGTTTGATGCGAGCTACTAGCTCAGCCCCCACTGTTGTACCGCTTTCTATCGAAGACCTGCGGGCCTCTGCAACGAGCTGTTCTACCTGCTGCAGACACCACTGGTAGGCGGGCTTTTCATACGCCCCGTCCTCGGCGATGGTCCGCTGTACGTGCCGTGCGTAAGCACGAAACTCGTGGGCCATTGTGCTTCGCGTAGTAGATGACGTCCTTCCAGTCGCCGGTACGGAAGTAGTCCGTCTCGGCGTTGTACGGCTGCGCCCAGACGATGCCGAGGCCATCAGGATGGTGGTCCATCCACTCGATGATGTGGCTCTCCTTGTCGTCAACGAGGATGTCCCCCTTGCAGACGTACTTGGCGTGGGTCTGGATGACCTTGTTCTGGCGGAAGCCGAAGTGCTTGTAGAGCCACTCGCCCCGCTCGTACGCCCAGTGCCGGCTGCTGTGAGGGGCCGTGACCACGTAGACGTCAGCCACCTCAAGCAGCTTGGGGATGCCCTCGAGTGCGGCCTGGTAGGGCTCGATGCCAAGGACCACACCAGGCGTCTCGTGGATGTAGCCCCAGAAGTCCTTCTCGATGAGGTCCCCGTGCTTGCTGAACAGGTCCCACATGTCGAGCTCCTCTTCCTTGAGCTCCTTGCCCGTCTTCTCGGAGATCCATCCAAGGGCAAGCTTGACGAAGTTCGCCAGCACACCATCACAGTCAACCAGCACGCGCTTACGTGGTCCCATCTTCAACTCCTTCTCCCAGCTTCTCTAGCTCGGCTTTCGCATCATCCATCTCTCGCTGAAACCACGGCTTGCTGTTTTCATCCGCCATAACGACTCCTTGATGAGTGCGAAGTTGTGTTCACCGGGGATGGTCTTGCGATGCTGGACCCACCCCTGGACATTGCCCAGGAAGTGCGTGCAACGATCGACGTCTATCCACGCCTTGTTGAGCTCATCCCACTCGTAGACGGGCTGGTAGAACATCTCGAGCTCCTTCTCCGTCATGGGCCTGCACGGGTGCTCGAGGGGGCTCATGTGCCCAGGCTTCACGAGCCTGTCGTAGAGCTCGAGGTCCTTGGAGATGTCGCGCTTGCCATCGTGGGCGAGGGCAGAGACGCGGGCGCAGCGGGCTGCGGAGACCTTCACCAGCTCAAGCCGTACCTCAGTCGTCGTGTCGCTCCAGGAGTAGTAGCTTGCGTCGCCACCGTCGACGTACGGCAGGTGCCACTCACCGTGCTTGAGCTGCTTGGGCTCGCTCTTGTCGTAGACATCCTTCATCATCCCCGCGACCATCTGCATCTCGGGTTGAGCGTTGGGGTCGCAACGCAGGGCGAAGAAGTTGTCCCACTCGGTCGCGGTACAGATCACAGTCTGCCAGCCCCACGGCTCGAGCAGGCGGTTGGCATGCTGCTTGTGTACAGCGAGGTTGAACAGGCCCTGAGCTGCACGGACGCACGCATCAAGCGCATCCGTCCAGTGCTTGGACGCTTCGTGGTTGGAGAGCTCGCTCATGACCTCGGTTGCCTGCATCCCCTTCTGGTTCTTGGTGAAGGCGATGGGTACGAAGGGGTTGGCCTTGACGCGCTCGATGTTCTTCTCGACGGGGATGGCCCTCGAGGAAGCTGAGTTACGGCTGTTGTGCACGACGACCCCATTCGCGAGGAAGTTGGGGTACTTCCCCACGATCTCGAGGTCGTAGGTTGGCTCTTGGCCCCGCGAGACGATCTCGTCGATCCGTGCGAGAGACCCGTACAGATACGTGCCGCCCTGCCAGCCCTGCTTCTCGTGCATCGCGCAGTGGCAGTCGTCGCACAAGAGCGTGACGTTAGTCTCTTCCAGAGCCAGAGAAGGATCCTGATGCACCGGAACGACGTGGTGGATCTGGTTGCCTTTCTCGGCGCAACAGCGACGACACATGGCGTCCATCGACCGCATCCTGTCGCGCATCTGGCGCTGCCACACCGAACGCCACTTGCCATCGATCTTCTTCAGACGCAGCGGGTCAGTTCTGTCGTCGTCCTTCTTGCCGAACTTCCTGACGACGAGAAGGTCGCCCTTCTGTAGGTCTTCGATGCGGCGCCACCCCTCTGCCGTGAGTACGCGGTGGTCCCTACTACCGGCGATGCGGAAGTCGCCCGCCCTCACCTCGAACACCTCCTTGGTGCCTGACGGGTGGGCAGTCACGACGTGCGACGTTTGGATGTCCCCGGTGTCCTCGTTGAGTTGACGGATGGCCATGCCCGCGAGCTTCGCGCGCATGTCGAAGCGTGTGTGCTCCGGTTTGCTACTACGCCACACGATCAGGTCTCGACCGAAGATGATCCAAGTCCTCCCGTTGGTGCTGAATCGTTCGGCCTTGATGTACCCGTCACGGCACAGCTTGTTGATGTTGCTTGGGTTGGCCATCCCAAAGCGAGAGGCAGCTTCCTGCGCGGTGTAGCGCTCATCGGGGTTGATCCACGAAGTATCGTAGTTCGTCTTGGGGTTGGCTCCGACGCGGTCGGCGCCGTTCGACCACTTGTCGACGAACTCGGCGATCGTCATGCGGTACACTCGGCGGTGCTCCCCCTTCCTGCTCCCTGCGGGCGAGTCGAACTCCAGCATCGAATCCCCTGCGAGGCAGAAGACCCGGTGTGTGTTGTACTCAGCCAGGATGAACCTGGGGAACGTGCACTCGATGGTGGTGATGCGGTGCCCTGAGGGGCTGATGCTGTCGGCGATGATCTTGGCTGCGTAGTTCATGACTATCCCTTTACGCCCATCGGTTTCTTGCAGGTGCTGCAGGGCTTGCCGACCAAGAAGCCGTCGACAAACCCAGGGTCGTACTTCGAGCACTCCGGGCATGGCACGGTGGCTTTTATCGTGCGCTTGACTGCCTTCTTCTTGGGCGTGCCACTCGTGGTGATGTGCTCTGACTTTGGTGGTTCGGGCTCTGCCACGTAAACCGTCGGGCTGCGACGCTCTTCTTCGATGAGGGCGCGCACCTTGTCGAGATCCTTGGGCGTGTGCACGGTGCCGCCGGTGTTGAGGTCGAGGTACCACTGGTAAACCTGCAGCGGCGTCTCGAGCTCGTTGACGTGCCAGTTGAAGTAGGCGCACGATGGCAGCAGGTCAGTGAAGTCCCTGGCGTAGAGATCGCCGAAGACGGACACCTTGTTCTGCAGAAAGTCGAGAGCTGCCGTGAGGCGCTGCTTGCCATCGACGACAGTGAAGTTGCCCACGCGGCCACGGCTCCAGCCGGGGCAGTTGGTGTAGATGTCACGGCTCGAGTGGCCGCCCTTCAGCACGTACTCGACGTACCGAGTCTGCTGCTCAGGCGTCCAGACGTAGCCGCGCTGAAAGACCGGGTCGATGTCGAGCTTCCACTCCTCGTAGTGCTTCAGGGTGTGCTCGATATGACGCCAATCTACCGTGACGCAGTACCCACTGCTGCGCGTGAAGCGCTCGATGTCTTCGTACTTAGCCACTAGTGAAGGACCTTCTGTTCCTGCTTCTTCTTGTCACAGAGAAGCATGTCGAGAGACTCTTCCATCGTGTACTCGGGTAGGTCTGAGCCTTCAAGCACAAGGGCCTGCTCAATCTTCTTGTAGGTGCCCTCATCCTTCGTGCGGGGAAGCATCACAGGGGAGAAGGCTCGTTCGCCGTCCTCCATGATCATCACAAGAAGAAGGATGACGCCGTCGGTGCAGAAGATCGCATCCTTGGGGCAGTCGGGATCGAACACCCCTTTCATCCCAAGCTGAGCGCTCACCCTGGCAGCGATGGTCTCCAGGAAGCTGTCATCAAACGCGATGCCACCGTGCTTGCTGTTGATGATGCAGAACGAAACGTCGGCCATAGATAGAAGTACCTTTCGAGGTACTTATACCCGGCGTCAACCCCTTTCTACACAGCCCTACGGAAGCCTACTGAAGAGGGGGAAGCGTGTGGCTTCGACCCCTCTTCACTGGCTGCGGATGCTCTTGCCTACATCCTTCAGATATTGGTTGAGCTTGTCCGTGTCCTCTACGATGACAACGTTGTGCTCGAGTTCCTTGACTTGTCCATCGACCGTCTTGGCGTGCTCGTCAACGATCTCACGTGTCTTTTCAACACGTTCGCTCTCTGCATGCGCGGCCTGCTCTTGAGCCTTCTTCTCCTCGTCCTTCTGCACGGGGCTTGGTACAGGATCAAGTACGGTCCTCTTCCCTCGCCAAGCGATGAGGAGGAAGAGGACCCACAAGACTGAGCCGAGAATGAGGCCGACCTTCTCGTTCACTTATCCTCCGAGATGTCGACCCCGAACTTCGCCTCGGCGATCTTCTTGACGATGCGGTAGATCGTGCCTGAGGCGAAGCCCACGGGGATGCCGTAGAACATCACCTGGCTACGCAGCTCGGTGAACCCTACAGGGTAGGGGAAGCCCCGTCCGAGGCACACAAGCACGCCGCCGATGAGGGGTGGTAGTACCAGGAGGGCGACGTCTCTCCAGAACCACCTACTGGTGACCCCCGGAAAGGCGCCCTCCACTGCATGCCGGATGATGAACACGATCGCGAAGACCGCGACCCCAAACAGAAGAGCAGGCCATGTAGCGGAGATGACTTCGTCCATGGCCCGATCGTACACCTAAATCAAAAGGTGGTCCTACGCCACATGATGAAGGTCGTGAACACCTGACCGATGAACAAGTAGGTCTCTGGCGTTACTCCTTCCAGGACGTTACAAGAACCACTGAAGCTGTTCGAGAGAACGTTTCCCTGGTAGTCGGTGGTCGTAAAGCTCACCGTATCCGTAATCGGACCCGCGCTCTTGTGCAGGTAGAGCGTGATGGTTTCACCTGGGTGAATCATGGTCAACGTCAGGGTGACGTTACCCGACCCAGCGATGACCTTGATGATGCTCCCCGATTCGATGTCCCTGCTACCCGTGTTGGCGTTCAGGTCCGTCTGCGGGTAGTTGTGCGTGTACTTGTGCCTGAGACCCGTGGCCTGCAGAGACCCATCTGAGCGCAGGAAACCAAGTGCTTGGTACGTATGCCAAGAGCTAGGCTCATGACCACCCCAAGCAAGAACGGGGACCTCGAAGTCCTGCGTCCTACCGAAGAACTTGGCATACACGGCGTCAGGCCAGTAGGCACTTGAATCCCTACGCTGGGGCGGTGGGTCGGCGAACATCATGCCGTTCAAGTAGACGCCGTTGCCGAAGCCCGTCTGCTTGTCATGCATGTTCGCGGCGTCTTCAGACACCATGAAGATGGTGTTACCCCAATCAACTACGGTGCCGCTTGCGGCAACGAAGTTCGGCAGGCCCCCATCGGGGTAGCGAACCGACGCCTCCGTGTCCGTGTTGATGAAGGTGACGATCAGGGTATGAATAACGCCGCTAACGTCGACGCGAAGGAAGTCGTATCCAAGCGAGATGGCGGTGTAGCTGGTGCCGCTGATTGTCTGCTTGAACCAACCAGACGTCAGCGTCGCGGTGCTGCCAGACAGGTTCACTGTAGTGGCGACTGGGATGCTCGTAGCTGAGCTGGGAGCAAGAGAGTCCGCGTCTCTCACAGCCACATGCAAGAAGGAGAAGAGGTTCCCTCCTTCTGCAAGAGTCGTCGAGCTCTGCTTACGGCCTTGCACAACAAAACCAGAGCTCACGCCTTTGCGGTTGGCAGATGTAGCAGGCGTGAACTCGTCACCCAGGTAGGCGTTCCACTGACCACCAAAGAAGAGTTCTTTCACTCCTTGGTGGGTCGATGTGCCGCCGTTGGTGGTGTAGTTGTAGCCAGTAAAGCCGATACTATCGCGTGTATACCAAGCGCCTGAACCCGCGGTATCGAGAGCAACAGCGATAGGGTGAAGGCTGAGAGGGGCGCCACGTGCCGTACTCCTGCGATACCGGTTGTCCAGCGAGCCATACGCCAGATCCCAGAGGGTCGTTGTAGGAGTAGCATTCCACGCAAGAGCAGCCCCCGTGGGGCCTTGCATCTTTCGGAAGACGTTCTCTACGTCTGCGGTGACCTCTTCTGCCCCCCGCACCTTGATGAAGGTAAACGCGTCTACCTCAAGGTTCGCCAGGTTCGATCTCGACCCGTAGTAAACACGGTACGTCGTGCCCGTGGGTACAGGGTTGAAGAGCGTCAGAGTAACTGCGCCAGTGGAGAACCCATCTCCTACCGATGCACCAGAGATACTCGTGACGGATGTCTTCGCCCCGAAGTTCGTGATGATGTCGTTGTCGTTGTTGTCAATGACAGAGAAGAGCGTGCTCAACGGGTACGAGGGGTCGTTACCCACAAACGTCCCTGCTGGCAGGACGATAGAATAAACTGGTGAGGCCGCCACTACATCATCGGTGCGTACTGGTACGGCCAGGTCTCGGTGAAACAAGTCATCGAGATGGTCGGTGTTGCTAGCCAGCGCTCGAAGACCGCGGTTGGCGTTGGCGCTTGAAGCATCCTCACCAAACGCTACGAAGAGCGTACCGACGTTGGGTCCCGTCGCCTTGTAGTCGTCGGCATAGGCGCTACCCAGCCCACCCGTGCCGCCACTTGTGACGTTGATACGACCGTAGGTAGTACCGTCGAAGGCAACGGCGGTTGGCCCCACAGGGAGGGACGGAGCATCGGTGTAAGTCGGGTCAGTGAAGCGTCGGAACGTCATGGCTAGCCTTTAGAAGCGGATCGTCCAGGAGACCTCGAGATCGAACGCGGCGGTCTTCGAGATGGTGGGGAAGGTATCGTAGGCGACTCCGGTGTTGCTGGCGCTGTTCACGTTCGCCGCACTTGTGTAGAGCATCACCTCTGACAGTGGCACGGTGAGGAACGGATTGTAGCTGATCTCCGCCTGGCTGAAGACCCGACGAAAGTTGATCTGCGTCACCGCTGGGAACGTGGCAGGCGCCTGCACTCGGCCAAGCCACTCGTCCGACACAACAAGGTAGGGAGGTGCCGAAGAGCCCCCAGAGACCCTCACCGGACGCTCGAGAACAGTCAGCGTAGGGTCCGTGTCGACGTAGAGGTTCGTGCCTGGGTACGCCGTCAGCAGGGGATCAATGTTCGCTACGCCAGGAGCAATCTGCTTCGTGCCGCCGATGCCCACGCCCATGTACTTGATCCGGTCATCCCTGAAGGTAAGGTCAGGGCTGAAGGAGCTGTAGCCGATGAGCTGAACCAGGTACTCACGACCCAGGTTCAGCCAGATGTTATGGCCCTTCACCCGCTGCTTGATCTTCCCCCGCTCACGCGTGGTGATCTCAAGGTTGCTGCGGACGTTGATGAGCTCGACCGTACTCTTCTTCATTGCTGAATCTCCTCGAGCTCGCCAAAGAAGCCCACCCACGTGGCCATCTTTTCCATCGGGTCGATGCCCAACATCGCCTTCATCATCGGCACCTTCATCGTCACCATGGTGCCAAAGTACTTCATCGGGATGTGCTGACCATAGGCTTTCTTTGCAGAAGCCTTGGTTGGGAACCCAAGGAAGATCTTGTACTCGTCGAACGAGCCGTCGTCTTTGCTCTGCGAGACCCAGAATGCTTCATCAGCGTCCTTGTCTGGCCCCAAGAAGACGTCCATCTCCTCGCTGTCACCACCATCGGTCTTCGGGATGAAGCCGTAGTCGTACAGGTACGTCCTCTCCCAAGGCTTACCGCTAGAGTCTTTGCCCCTCTGAACAAAGCCCTTGGGCCGGTCGAGGCGGATCTTGATGCCCTGAAACTCTACAGTCTTCATCACATGCTCTTGACGACGGCGTAGGTGCCGGCAGGCAGGACCTGATCGTACGTCCAAGCGTACGCTTCACCAAGATGGACCAGGATTGTAGCCCAGGAGATGTTCGTACCGCCCCCCGTTGAGCCGATCGCCACGGTAACCGAGACACCAGAGCCGATGAGCACACTCGAAAGGGGCAGAGCCACCCTGTAGAAGTCACAGGCAGGGGTAACGAAGTCGACGCTCTGATTCAACACCCCGTTGAGGTAGATGTACAGACGAAGGCTCTGGGCATCGAGATTGCCGATGGTGTTGATGTCGACGATGGCTGTATCGACCAGTATTGGGCTGGCCGTGACACTGGCTAGACCAAGCGTCTTCGGGGTCTCGAGTACGTTCGGCAAGTAGAGGAGAACGTCTTGGAAGACCTCTCTCCGCTCGGTAAGAACAACTGAGTCCCAGTTGAGCACCATGTCGAACTGCGGCAGAGTGATCCCGTTGGCAACAAACAGTATGGTGCCGTAGATCAAGTCTGTCGGAACCAGGTACGTCTTGTCGTAGCCCCAGTAGATGGGCTGCGTTGCACCAGGGTACGTAGGAGCAACGTCGGCAGGCTCGTTGCTATCGAACTTGTTCTGCCACCCACCCGTTGCAGCCCGTGCATCATCAAAGGTGCCACCGAGTGCTGAGTACGCTGACCCAACCTGAACGAAAGAAACCCCATCAACGAAGTACAGCGTGCCGCCGTACTCTACGAGATCGCTCGTGCTTACGGTCGTGTCCTCTCCCATGCCTGCAAGCACAAGGAAGAGGGGGTAGGTGTACTTGGGCTTGATGCGAAGGATGAAGCTCTTGACGAAGAGCAGCGTCGAGAGGCTGAAAGCCTTGCTATCAACGCGTACCAAGAACTTGTTGAACTTCTCTACCTCGAACATCAACCCCTGGTTGAGGTACCCCTCGAACCACTTCGGGTCCTTGATGCGGTCGACAATCTCCACGCCCTCGACCATAGGGGCGAACTGCGAGAGCGTATCGCCGACCTTGTAACTCTCCAGGGTCAACGGGTTGATCTCGAGCTCAAGACCACGAGGGTACTCGTACGACCTGACGATCTGCTGGTTGCTCGCATCCTCAACGAGAATGCGCCCCTGGTTGGGGGAGAACCGAGGGTCAATCTCCAAGATCTTCCCCGCCTCTTCAGCGAAGGGCAGACCGAGCAAGATCTGAGTACCTGCCCGAAGGTTCTTCATCGTCGGGCCGTTGAAGTGGGCGTACCAGAGACCTCGAACGGCTGAGAGGTAGTCGATGTTCTCGTCTAGGGCTTCTTTGTCTTCGAGATCGAAGTCGACTGCGAGACCGAAGTTCTGCTCGATGACTGGCATGTTATCGACGTACGTCGTCTCTGCCCAAAGACGCTCAGGGGGAACCTGCCCCTCCCAGACATCAGGGCCCTCGTCGCCCATCGGGTTCGTCGTCACGAATCGAAGGCACGTCCTGCCTCGGTACTCCTCGAGGAAGTAATCGATGTTCTGGCGGAGCACCTCCTGGTCGTCCGTGGTCTTGATCTTCTCCTGCAGGTAAGGCACGCCGACAACGAGCTTGTCGACAGGCATGTACCTGCGTCGATGCACAGCATAGAAGAAGACATCGAACGTCTCAGGCTGGGACAGGAAGGAAGAGATGCCGAGCATCTCCGTCAGAAGACCGCCTGACGTGCCTTCAGCTGCGCTGACAACTGCGGCAGGAACGAGAGCAGCCTGACCCGTGGCCTTCTCGACGACTTCGTAGAAGGCGATGTCCCCCTCGCTGACCAGGGCGTTGTAGAAGTCCAAGAAGACGCTGCTGGTTACCCCGCAGATCTTCCAAGAGCTCGAGAGAGTCACCGGCAGCTCAACATCGAGAACGACGCGCTGCTTGGCCCAGGTGTCGCTGGGGTCGGTGGCCAGGGAGACGATGCGGAAGGCCATCCCATCAACGACCAGGAAGTCACCAGCCTTCACCTCGGTGCTGCCCAGGCCTCGCTCTACCTTATAGACCTTCATCCCTATGGCGGCGCCGGCGGTGCCGGAGGGCAGGTCGTTGTAAGCCGGGAAGCTGAACAGGTTGGTGGCTGTCGAGGCTTCGGTCAGGGCGAACGAGAAGGGGGCAGAGATGAAGAGCTTGCGCAGAGAGCCGCTCGAGATCACCTCGACCTTGAAGCGCTTGTCGCTCTTGCGAAGCCGCTGCTGCAGCTGGGTGACCATCGAGTCAATGGTCACGGCTGCAGAGCCAGAGAAGGTGATGGAGATGTCGTCGAAGAGAGGGCTCGAGACGACGATCTTCCCTCCGCCTGGCACAACAGAGGCTGCCAGCACGTTGCTCTCCACCCCACTCCAGACCATGCGGATCTTGGTGGAGGAGATGACGGGCTCAGGGATGTAGAGGTCGTAGTGCAGCCACCTGCGCTGGAAGGCGCGGGGCACATCCCTGAGGCTCTTGGAGTACTCGTGCTGCCAGAGGGTCAGCATCTCGCTGGCGGTCACCTGAGCAAGAGCAGACCAGAAGACGCTGATCATCTCCTTGTTCTCGACCAGGTTCCACGAGTCGAGCAGGTAGTTCCACATGAACGACAGGTCAGGAGTGCAGCCCCTCGGAATGGGCGACTCTGTGACGTTGACGATCATGCCCGCAGGCTCTGAGTAGTAGACGCCGTCGTAGACCGTCAGGTCGAACTTGAAGATACCGGAGACGTCCGGGTAGAACGTGGGCCGCTCTGCCGTGACACCGTTGATGGTGCCCTGGCGGATGACCTTGGCCATCTTGTTCGTGATGGGCGCGGGCAGAGCGAACTCACTTGCCTGGACGTAAAAGCCCGAGCCATCGCTGCCGACAGACACGATGTCGTAGGCAATGCCCTCGAACAGAAGGACATCTCCCACCGAGATGCCCACGTCAGCGTGGTAGTCGCCGAGCTTCTCCGAGTACAGCTTGCTGGCGAAGGGCGTGGGGGTGATGGTCCGGCCGTCGTCGACCTGGTAGCCGAACGAGCTCGGCAGGGGTGTACCGGTGAGCCGCCACTTGTAGGCAAGCGGGGCGCCCTCGGGATCGAAGCTGCCGCCGGCGTCGAGGCGGATGACCGTGCAGGTCTGTGCTGCCTGGTCTTTGCCAGCGTCTGCAACGGGGGGCAGGTTGGGGATGACCATACCCGTGCCGACGCAGATGCTATCGAGCTGGATGTCAGAGGGCTGGCCGACAACGCCCTTGACGCTGATGACCGTGCCATCCGTCGGGGTGACGGGCGAAGAAGACGTCGGGATGGCCGGCAAGATGGCCAGCAGCTGATGACCTACCGACGGGATGTCCGAGGTCTTGGTCAGGTAGATGAACACCGTTGCCGTGACAGAATCGAGTGCGATTCGGACGGTGTAGTACTGACCTGCAACAACGCTGTCGAACGAGCCTGGGATGACCTGCAGAATGCTGTTGAGCTCGAGCAGGTTCGCACCGTTGTGCAGAACGTTGCCCGTGTAAGCAAGACCCACCTTCGAGAAGAACAGACCCGCTGAGTAGCCCTGTTGATCTACCGTGCCGAGGAAGATGTGCCTGTTCTGCAGCGACGAGAAGTCGGTCGGCAGGCTGTTGAACATCAACGTGAACTCCATAGTCCACGTGAACGGGATGTTCATGTCTACGTAGATCCAAGCCGTACCCTCTTGCGCAGGGCTCGTGCCGCTGAAGAGCCGGTAGTCCTCGACGGCTGGGACAATCTCCGACTGCCCAAGAGGGATGTTGGCGTCGACCTCCAGGTAGCTGTCGAACACGCTCATGGGCCCGCAAGGGCCGACGCAGTAGACGTCGAAGGGAGCCTGCACGGGCAGGTTCCCACCAGGAGTAGCGCTCAAAGAGCCTGTCCAAGCAGACTGCCCGTAAGGACCACTACCCCAACCAGGAGCGATGCATTCCGTCATACATACCCCTTGAGCACGCCGACGTCGAGGTCGTCGCAAGAGCCCACGGTCACGTCGCTGCCGGCGATGACCTCCTTCAGCCAGAGCGCCAGGCCGGCAGAAGACAGGTACGAGCCGTTGGTGGACATGAGCGTGCCGAGGTCTGCTGACGCTTCGCCGAAGAGCAGGTTGCCTGCCACCACAGTCGCCGTCAGGACGAGCAAGTCGACAGCCCCCGAGGTCGTCCCAGCTGCGAGGTTTACGCCGCCCGAGCCGCCCGTGAGGGCCGACGGCACGAAGATGTTGATGCTGCGGATGAGCAAGTTCGCCGGCAGCGCGGCGATCTGCGTGTTGATGGTCCCCGCGCTGCCGATGAGCGGGAAGGTCTCTCGGTAGACGTACGAGTACGGGTCGGTGCAGAGAAGCTTGGTGCCGTTGGTCCAGAAGTCTTTGGCCTGCCTGCGCGCCAAGGGGAACGTGTTCGTGCCGCCGTTCACGTAGAGCACGAAGTTGCCCGTCGTGTTGTTGATGACCGTCCACTTGAAGCCGTCGGTCACCGGCAGCGTGATCGTCCGGTCTCCGGTCAAGATGCCGGTCAGGTCGATGACCCGAGCTTCAATCTGACCAGTGGCGAGCGTTGTCGAGCCCGTTCCTGCGACGCTCACGGCTACCCGATCGAGCGTGTCGTAGAGAGGCAGCCTGAAGATGTTGGTACCGTTGCCCGCCGCCAGCGTGGCCTTACCTCGGGGTGCGATGACGCCCGTGCCAGCCGCCGTCTTGGCCGTGATCGGGTACGCGCCCGTCGTGACGTTGTAGATGATCCAAATCCCGAAGTTGGGCAGGATCAAGTCCAAGGCGGATGTAAGAGCACCTGACAGATAGAGGGTTGTCTTGTTGTACTCAGACGAGAGCAGCGTGTACGTAGAGAGGCCGGCTATCGCAGGGGATGCAGTTCCGAAGAAGTCGTGCGCGTTGCCTGCCGTGATCTGGTGGCTGCCGCCCAGCACCTGCTGGTTGCCGAAGTCCGAGACGATCTTCGAGCCGGCGATGGCCGCGGCGGCGTCGATCTCGGAGTTCACGATCCCAGAGATCTGGAACGCCATCTCCGAGATGTTCGTGCCATCTCCGTAGACGAGCGCGGTCTTGCCGTAGAGCAGGTTGATGCCAGTACCAGCAGCCGTCTTGAGAAGGGCGTACGAGCCGCCGCTCATCTGGTGGCAGACCAGCCACATGCCGGTGGTGGGGAAGATCACTTCCGTCGGCCCACCCGGCGCGCCTGTCAGGTCGATACGCGGCTTGTTGTACTGGACGTTCGTGAGCGTGTACGAGGGCAGGCCCGCCATGCTGACGTTCACGGTGCCGCCGAAGTCCGGCTTGCTACCCGCAGTCAACGCGAAGTTGTAGCCCGTGTAGCTGCTGGTCGTAGATACAGCCTGACTACCGAAGTCCGGGTTGATCTTCGACCCATCTATGGCGGCTCCAGAGGCGATCTTGGCGTTGACGATGGGTGTATCACTCTGGATGTCCAGAATACCTA